TCAAGGCAATCAGAACCAACAACAGAATCAACAGGATCAAGGCAATCAGAACCAACAACAGAATCAACAGGATCAAGACAATCAGAAACAACAGTAGATACACAATCAACAACTGGTGTAGAACCACTATTATCATCAACATCAACAGGATCAAGACAATCAGAAACATCAACAGAACCAGGATTTTTTCAAAGACTATTAGATAGATTTAAAAGTCCAAAAGTAACATTTGATCCAAATGCAAAATCAGAAAATAATGCATATGATCAATTAATAAATTTACTAAAAAAAATAGATTTAAATAAAATAGAAAATATAAAAAAAACTATAGAAAATAAATTAAGTAAAAAAAATCTTTCTAATAATGATATTAGAGATATTAAAAATATTATTAATAATTTTAAGATACAAATAAGAATAGAAAAAAATAAATTAAATAATATTGTATCAGTTTATAAAAGTAAAAAAGAATTACAATTTACTAATATATCAAAAGAAAAATTAAACGAAATAGAAAACAAAATAAATGAATTAAAATACAAATTAGAAACATATAATGAATCTATAGATGATTATAATAATGAAATAGAATATTTAAATTCTGTATATAGAAGAGAAAAACAATATAATCGAAGATATGACAGAAGATATGGTAATGATAGAAGAAATGATGATAGAAGGTATGGGAATGATAGAAGGTATGGGAATGATAGAAGAAATGATGATAGAAGGTATGGGAATGATAGAAGGTATGGGGATGATAGAAGAGATAATAGAGACAATAGAGATAGAGATAGAAGAGATGATCGGAGAGACAATGAATTAAATAGAAGATTACAAAAATATGACCAAGAACAAAAAGATATAAATAAATTAAATAAAGAAATAGAAAGGGATAGACCTAAAAGACCAGAAGGGATGCCAGAAAGGCCACAAGGGATGCCACAGCAAAAGCCACAAGGGATGCAAGGGATGCCACAACAGAGGCCACAAGGAATGCAACAACAACAACGACCACAAGGTATGCCACAACAAATACCACAAGGTATGCCACCTGGTCAAATACCAGGACAAAAAGGTATAGATCCAAGAAATCCTAAAATGACATTTAAAAAAGGGATTGATAAAAGAGGACAAGAACAAAGGCCAGGACAACCACCAAAAAGACTAAAAGATATAGATCGAGAAAAATATGTATTTGAAAGAAAAGGGGAAAAAGATAAATTATCGCGAGATAAAATACTACCAGGACAATTACCACGCGGTAAATATCCGAGAAAAGAAAGACCAGATGTAAAAAGGTTTGATAAAAAAGTAGAGAATAAATATGTACCAGATGTTAAAATTGATAAATATGCTGTAAATGATCTAATGCATATATTAAAAGATGTAAAACATTCTGATAAAGATAAATTTTACAATATATTAAATAATGAATATTTATATAGAAATTCTAATATAGATGAATATTTATTAAATATCGATAATTATTTATTGGATAGATATCGTTTATTTATGGAAAGATTATCAAAAGATAATACACAAGAAGAAAAACTTGCAATCATTCAATTATTGACAGAAGTAAATAGAAAACCAAAAAGAAAAACAATTAATAAGAGAAATAAATAATTGTTATAATATATGACAAGTATTGAACCAGAAAGCACATTAGAATGGCCATTAACCCCTCAAGAATGGAAAAATAATTATGAAATATATCAAAAAAGTATTAAAAAAAAATTATTAAATAAATATGGATGGCATGCAAAAAATATATACCCACATAATTTTAGAAAGAATAATACAGTATTAAATAATATTTTATTAAATACAAAAACTAAACCAAATAATAAAACAATAAAAAGGTTAGAAACACGTATACCAGAAATAGAAAAAAAAATATCTGATAAACAAACAGAAATAGACGATGAAGAAGGTCATGAAAAAAAGACAGAATTAGAATATGAAAAAGAATTAATTATAAGTCCTGAATTATTAGAAACAAGTAAAAATTATTTATTCTCAGTAGAAAAAGCATTTGAAACATTTAATAAACATAAACTAGGTGAAAAAGCATTAGCATATTCATTTAGACCAAGTGGTCCACAATATAATAAAGGAGAAGAATCATTCTATACTACATTATTAGAAAGAGAAGCTACAAATACACAGAAAGGTACCGGTAAAAGGACAAAGAAGGGTGGTAAGAAATCAAGAAAAAAGAAGGGTGGTAAGAAATCAAGGAAAAAGAAGGGTGGTAAGAAATTAAGCAAAAAGAAAACTAGATCTAGAAAATAATTTAAGCAATCATAGGGGCAAGAATTGTTGAATAATAATCATAATTAATTACATTAAAATATTCTTCTTTAATTGTATCAATATTATTTAAATCTTCACTAATAGTTAAATATGGAAATCTATTCGGTGTCCTCATAATTTGTTGATTTACTGCATCTAGATGTTGTTCATAAATATGAGCATCTCCAATAATATGAATTAATTTACGTGGTTTATATCCAGTTAAATGTCCAATAATTGATAATAGGAAAGCATATGATGTAATATTAAATGGAACACCAAGGAACATATCACCAGATCGTTGATACAATTGACAATCAATAAATTCCTTATCAATATTAAATTGAACCATAACATGACATGGAGGAAGAGCCATTTTATCTATATCTGCTGCATTCCAAGAATTAAGAATTAATCTACGACTCGAAGGATTCTTTTTAATTTCATCAATGATATATTTTAATTGATCTGTTCCTTTTCCTGTATAATCTGTTTTGTTATCTACATAATATGTACCAAAATGTCTCCATTGAAAACCATAAACAGGACCAAGATCATCTTCTTCATAATCTAATCCTCTACTATCAAGAAATTCCCGACTAGCATTTGCATTCCAAATATGAACATTCTTATCTTTTAATGCTTGATTATCTGTAGAACCGCTAATAAACCACAGTAATTCCCTTAGAACAGTTTTCCAAGGGACGCGTTTAGTTGTAAGAATAGGGAAACCATTGCGTAAATCAAATTCCATTCTGACACCAAATTCGGAAAATACATTTGCATTACGACTTTCTTTTAAATTCTTATTATTTAGAATATTCTTTAAAAGATTAATATATTGTAATTCTTCATTATTGGAAAAGCATACATTTTGAAATACATTAAAAGAATATTTTAATTCTTTTTCTTCATACATATCTGTCATAAAATTGTAATATAATCCTTTACTAGATTTAGAAGTCGAATCAAGTAATACAATTTTATTTTCATTACACCATTTATAAATAGGGATTTTACAACGCGAAACATTTTTAGAAATACTTTCTGCATATTGATGATTTTCTAAACTTTCAGTTAAAACATTTGTATAATGAATAGTATCAATCATAGGGAAATAATCATTAAACACTTTATTATAAATAGATGCTCCTCCAATAATGAAAACTTTTCCATATTCATTGGATTCAAGATGTTGAAAACAAGTATTTAAATCATCGAAATGAACGATATCTTTTTCTTCTAATTCATCCGCATGATTTTTTGAAATGACAATATTAATTCTATCTTTTAATGGTTTACCAATAGATTTAAATGTATTATAACCCATAATCAATACATTTTGTTTACCTTTGTAATAATTTTCAGAAGTTATTTTTTGAAAATATTTTAAATCATCTTTGATTTTAACGTATAAATCATTATTTACACCAATAATACTATCATTTGCAACACAGCAGATAATATTTAGTTTCATTCTAGTTTATAATTATAATTAAAAAAATAGTTTAAAGTATTTTCAAATTTAAAATAAATCGGAAACAAACTTGTTGATTACAATCCAAATAGATTAAAAAAATCTTCGTCGTGTGTAATATTTTCTTTTTCTTCTTCTTCTGCTACTACTACTTCTTCTGCCTGAACCATATTGATCTAAATCATGTAAATATTCTGCAATTCGTGCTGTAACATCATAATCTAAATCATCATCATTTCCTAATAAACGAGTAGCAAATGCTAACCTTTGTCTAGCCTTTTGTAAACCGATATGATCTCTAATTAATCTAGCAACGTCATTGTGTCCTCTTCTTTCTGCTATCATCAAAGCTGTTTCACCATCGCGGTCTCTAATATTGGGGTCAGCACCATTATCCAATAACAATTCAATAATTTCTGTATGACCAACACGTGATGCAAATATTAAAGCTGTACTATAATTATAATTAACTTGAATATTGGGATTAGCGCCATAATCCAATAATAATCTGACAATTTCTGTATGACCGAGCGATGATGCATCTATTAAAGCTGTATGACCAATATCATCGATAATATTGATGTCAGCACCTCTATCCAATAATAATCTGACGATTTCTATATTACCACGATATGAAGCGTCCATTAAAGCTGTACTACCAATACCATCGTTTCTAATATTGGGATCAGCACCTCGATCCAATAATTCACGAACTCTTTGTATATCACCACTTCTTGCTGCATCGATTAAATCCATTATAAAATAACAAATATTTAAATTTAAATTTAAATAAATAAATTAAAAAAAACTTCGTCGTCTAGTGTAATATTTATTTTTTCTGCTACTACTTCTGCTACTACGTTTGCTGCCACCTTTTCTATCCTTATCCTCTAACATTAATCTTTCCTGAAGACTTGGTACAGGCCTTATTCTTGATAAGTGTCTAGAAATACCTTCCATAATACTAGGGTCATATCGAACAGTACTTATTGGACCTTCTCTGCTATGCATACTTCTCATAGATGCTAAACGTTGCAATGATTTTGTTAATTTATCTCTATCTCTACGTCTTTCATCCATCATACGTATATTAACACTAGGGTCATAACGCCTAGGTTTACTAGTTATTTCTTTTATAATATCACTTTCATCTAAATAATTTAATGGCGAATCTATGCCTAAACGTGTATTTAAATGACTCATTAATGCTAAATTTTGTCGTGCCTTTTTTAAATTGACATAATCTTTAACAAATTGAATTGTACTTTCTTCTATTCTTCTACCTGGTCGACCAAAAAAAGGATCATTATTATGAACATCAATAGGGAAATTAAATATATTTCTTCCACGATCGTTTTGAATATAAGGATCTGCTCCATATTGCAATAATAATTCCATTTTATCTGTATTATTTTTCATAAATGCTCTATATAATGGTGTATTATCATCATTATCACGAATATTTGGATTAGCATTATATTGTAATAATAATTTAGTGAACTTCAAGTCAGATAATAATTTAGAAAACTTCAAGTCAGATATATGTAATGGAGTCCAACCAAATTCTGCTTTATTATCTGGATCTGCCCCTAATCTTAATAATAATCTAAAATATTCGAGAGCAATTGGTATATCAAATGAAGAATCTTGAACAGCTATTATGATATAATTTAAAAATCCAAAAGGAATTGTACGATTACTATCTTGATCATAATAACCAGTAATATTAGGATTTAAACCTAAATCTAACAAATCTTCTAAATCTCGATTAAATAAAATAAGGTCCATTATTTTACTACTATCAAATAAAGTTTGAATATGTTCTACATCTTCATTTTGTAACAATATATATAATATAGATATAACAGCAGAATAAGTAATTCCTGTTATTAAAATATTTAAAAGATCTGGATTTCCATCATTTAATATATACATTATAGATTCTATTACTTCATCTGTTGATAATTCTTCCTGATTAATTATTATTATATCAAAAACTTCGCCAAAATCATCATTTACGACTGCTTCAAATAAACTCATTATATTATATATAATATAATATATATGGCAAAAAAAATAAAAATTCCTAAAAAAATAAAAAAACGACAAAGAGGTGGTTCGATAAAGAAAGGTAATTTAATAGAAAATGATACAGATTTTACATTTACACAAATACTATCTATTATATTATTGATTATAGCACTTATACTAGGAGTATTAGTATATATGCAAAGAGTAAATAGAAAAAAAGGAGAAAAAGTAATTTATAGAGATAGATATATTGATAGGCCAATTAATAGACCTAGACCAATAATAAAAGAAAATTATTATGAAGAAAAAATAGATAGAAAACTTGAACCACCTGGAGTAGTATATGAACCTGATAGATATATGCCAAGAAGATATGTAAATCCACCAGTAAGAGGTGTTCCAATAAATATAAGAACAAGAGGATCACCAACAGAATATCAACAAATGGGAATATTAACGAATACATCAAATCCAGATGATGTTAGACCATTATATGGAAGACAAACATATCGAGGATCAAATCAATGGAATTATTATTCTTCATTAGATAGTAATTTATCGACAAAGATTCCTATTTTTAAAGCAACAAATAAATGTACAGATGAAAGGGGATGTCAAGAAATAAATGATGGAGACAATGTAACAATAGGAAATATATCTGCAACACAATATACATTTACAAAATATAGCAATGACGATTATAGATATATACCAGATTTATTCTAGCTTTTCATATACAATTTTATCACCAATATACTCTTTTTCTTCTTTATCAGAATCTTCTTTATCAGAAACTTCTTTATCAGAATCTTCTTTATCAGAAACTTCGTCTTCTTCTTCAGATGTTTCAACATATCCATAGAGTTTATTATTAAATTCTTTACTAGCACTACAAAAAATATCTACACCGTTATTAAAACCAGTTAATAGATATTGAAAATAATCAACAATATTATAATACCATCTATATTCTGCATGTTTTAATTTAGCATTAAAAATGAGAGCATCAATATTTTCAAGAATTGTATAGATCCTGACATTTTCATCAAGATAAATAGTATCACCATAAATATCATAAATATTTGAGATTGCATCAATCATCATAGTAATTGTTTTTTCACGTAGATCATGTGTATAATTTTCAATAATTTGTTCATAGGGAATAGTTAAAATATAATTAAACGAGAAGAAAATGGGATATTCAATATCAGTAATTTCTGTAATATTTTCAAAGTCTTTATCTTTTTCTTTTTCTTCAAGAATAATTTTATCACAAACATTGATAAATTTATCTGAATTAGTATTAATATTTGCTAATAGTTTAATATTATTGTAAGCAATTTTTTTTAGTTCCATCATAATTATATAATATATATATATTATTATTTAAGTAATTTTATTTAAAAATAAAAATGTATGATATAATATAAAATGAGTGTGTTAAAGAAAGTAATGTATTTTGCATATTTAGTATATGCTAAATCTTCTGAAGTAAATGGTGACATTATGCCTGTCCTTGGGCCAGTCGGTGGTGAAAGAGATGATAATAATTGTTTAACTGGTGCTGGTTTCAGTTGGTGTGAAAAAACACAATCATGTATACGTAGATGGATTACACCATGCGAAGATAATTATAGTGATTGTAATGATTGTTTAAAAAGACAAAGAAGGGGGGAAAATATTGCATGTCCTCAAGATTGTGATACTACAACAGTAAGTTGCGAGAATGATAATGATTGTGGAAATTTATATTTTTGTCGTCCAACAACTATGAATAATGATGGTCCAAAAGAATGTGTAAGGTATTCAAAGGAAGGTGATAGTTGTGGTGGTTATACACTACCTACATATCAAAGTAGATGTCATCCATCTTTTGAATGTGTAAATACAATGGGACCAATGATTGCAGATGCTCCAGGAAGGTGTATGAGGCCATGTGATAATTTAAGTGTTCGAGATGATTATGGAAATTGTAATAATATTCACGATAATCCTCGCGATAATATCCGTGGAAATCCGGTTATGATGCCAGAACCTGTATTAGGAGGTATTCATTGTGGAGAATGTCCCCCTCCTGTTCCTTGCCCTACTCCAGGACCAAATTGTAATTATATACCACCTATTGAAGATAATTGTGGTTGTATGACTGGGTGTGGAGAGATAAATTGTTATGCTGTAGATCCTTTACCAATGCCACCAATGCCAACACCAGCACCGCCGTTGCCAGTAAATCAAATGTGTTCTGAAGTAATGTGTATGATGTATTGTGAGAATGGATTTCAAACCGATGAGAATGGTTGTAATATGTGTCTATGTGCTGAACCTGTAAATCAATGTCCATTGCCAACATTAGAATGTAGAAATAGATTTGTGTGTCCTAAAATTACAGAGATTACACATTGTTCCCAGGGAGGTATATATGGATATACAACATATCAATTATCATTAATAATTCAACCTGATATGGATATTAAAAATATATATGCTATTTATGGAGAACGTGAAAATAGATTAATAATACCACCTGCATATCAAATCGATGAACCTTTTAATACAGATATAGGTGGAATGAGTGAAAATATTATACAAATTGATCCAGATAGTCAATATGATTCATGGTTAACAATTGGTATAACTGATGGAAATAAAAGAAATTTAATATCTACAATTGGAATAGACTTTAAAGATTGGTCAATATCAGAAGGATTAAATGTAGATAATGGAGCAATTTTTCAAATGGATCCAGAAGTTCCACTAGTTCCAGGAGATGAATATATTATTGGACAATTAACGATACCATCAAATACAAATGCACGTGCAGTTGTAAATGTTCAGGGCAGATATATTAATAATAAAGAGGGTTCATGGATGGAACAAAATATTGTATTCGATATCCAACCGCCAGAGAATTCAAATAACATTCCTGAAGGATGTACATTATGGTATGATGGTTGTAATAATTGTGCTGTTGTAAATGGAAATATGGGTGGGTGTACAAGAATGATGTGTATTCAACAAGATATTCCAAGATGTATAATGTATGAAGCAGGTCATGGGCATTAATAAGTCCTTTAGGCAATATTAATAAGCCCTTTAGGCAATATTAATAAGCCCTTTAGGCAATATTAATAAGCCCTTTAGGCAATTATTAACAACAACTATCTTTACCTTTATCTTTATCTTCATTTTTATTTTTATATTCATTATCATAAGGTTGATGAGGAATAGTTAATTGTTTTTTTCTATGACAACAACAATATCTTACTTTTGTTTTTTCAAATAGACTAATATTTTTAATATCTCTTAATCTCTTTTCATGAATATGGTGTTCATATTCTTTAAAAAAAGTCTTCTTATCTTTAGATAATACATGTTTTTTATATGTTGTATAATTAATGATATTTAGGTATTTATGATAATCATTATAATTAATATATCTTTCTGTTTCTTGATATACATTTGTAATTTCTTGTATAATTTCATTTTTATATGTTGTCTGGATTCTATTAGAGTAAGTAAAAAATTCTTGAATATCTGAAATGTGTTTATTTCCTTCTTCTTTACGAGTCACAATAAATATTTCATCTTTTAATTTTTTTAATTTTGAAATAATTGCAATACTTTTATCAATAAGAATATATATTTCTTCCATTTGTTCTTGATATTTCTTAAATTTAATAATACCAGAAGAACAAGTAATAAATGTACCAATCGCAATAGGTGATAAAATAAAAAAATTTTTAGTTATTGTAGTTTCTGTATCTTCAGAATCAATAAAAACTAATTTACTAGATTCAATTAATGTTAAAACTGAAGAAAAAATAATAGTAATTGTATTCCATATATTTAAACATTTTTTATATTTATTATATTTAAGTTCCAGAATATTTTTACTTTGAGTTATATTTCTTTTCTTATAATCAACTAAACCTAATATATGATGTAAATTATCTAAATGAGTCTTAACATTTTTTTGTTCTTTTTCATCATAATCTTCTGATTGAAAGAAATAATCTTTAAATGAAAGAGAATATGGTGTAATTAAATCTTCTTTTTTATCGAATATAATTTCTTCATCATGATCAATATCAATTATTTCATCTTTTATACCTTCTTTATCTTTATCTTCCCCTTTTCCTTGAATATCATTTTCTTCATTAACAACCATATCTATACCCATATAATATATGTAATAAAAAAGAATAGATAAATAATCACAGATTTAATCTGCAATATTATAACTGGTTTTTTTCATAAATGGATTATATGATAGCCTATCAATAAGGTTATCTGATTTATACGTAGAATACTTAGCATTTCTTTCAGCAGTTAGCATACAATTTTTATAAAATCGAATATTAGAACTGTTTGAGAAATCAAGATATTCAATGCATTTACAGAAATGACGATTGCATGGGAATACATTTTCTTTCGCCATATTTACAAAACGGGTACCGATATAACGATTCATTGTTACTATTATTTATTTATATTTATAAAAAAAAATATAATTATTTCAAATTAACCTAAAAAGTATATATAATTCCCTTTAAATAATTTGAAATAATTATAATTATTTTAAGTATTAACAAAGCAAAGCCAAAGCAAAAGCAAAGCAAAGCAAAGCAAAGCAAAAGCAAAGGCAAAGCAAAGCAAAGCAAAGCAAAGCAAAGGCAAAGCAAAGGCAAAGCAAAGGCAAAGCAAACTGAAGAAAACAATGCAATATACAGCAGAAACTGCACCACGTTTCTGGAAAAATCTTCGCGAAGGAAGGGCACGCGATCACACAACATACTGTACAGATCCATTTTGTAGTGGATGTGGACAATCTGGTTACATGGTAGCTTCTAAAGGCCCATCAAATTCTTCGGAATGCAAGACACTCAATGTACAAATCACCCGCGTGAACAAGAATGGAAGCATGGAAGGAGAATCAATCGAAGGAGAAGATGTATGGATACATAACTTTTATTCGAAAAAAATAAAAGAAATTAGCGAACCTACAGGTATATCATGTCTAGGGAAAGTCTTTAAGATGATTATCTTAAGGCGTGAAAAAGAAAGAAGGTCCAATATGCCTTGGAAATGTATCGAAATCTATTCAAATTGGGATAAACATTATGAAGACACAATAATTTATCATCCAATAGGTTCATATCCAAATAATATTGGATCATCTGTACTAGTCAAAATAGAGTCATACAATGAATTAGTAGAAAGTTCTAATTCAAGGGAACTCGAAAAAACCAAGGCAGAACTAGAAGAAACCAAAGAAAGACTGAAAGAAATTGAAAGAAAATATTTATGTTTCATAAAAGATGTTCAGAATACTCTTCAAAAATAAGAGTTTTATAAAAAGGTTTCTTAACCAAAATAAAAAAAATCTATAGATTTTTTTTAATTGTAATTAAATTATTAATTCTTTAATTAACATTTGGTAAAGGTATTTTTGGTAAGAAACTCTTATTTGGTAAAGGGATTTTATTGGTATAAGGATAAGGATAAGGAATATTGCGCTTTGGTTTTTTTATAATTCTAGGAGCCATTGTTTCTGGTTCATAACTATTTACAATTTTTAAATATTTATTATAATTTTTCTTGTATATTTTATACATATTATTTATTGTTAAATAAGATTCAGGGAAATTATGTATGATATAATTTAAATATTTAATATCTTGAAAATTTATTTTAGAATAATCCAATTCAAGTTTAAATTTATCTCCAGGATCATAATCATCCGGGATTAAATATATGATCATATTTAATATTATTTATATTTAATTAATAATTATTTAGTTTTCAAATTTAATATAAAAACAATTGTATAATATTATAAAAATGAAAATTCTAAATGGAAAAGAAGTATCTGAAAAAATACGAGATGATCTAAAGCCTAGAATTCAATCATTAATACGAAAAAATAATAGACCGGGTATAGGAATTGTTTTAATTGGAGATAATATTGAAAGTAAAACTTATGTAAATATGAAACAAAAAATGTGTAAAGAGTTAAAAATGAAAACGGAATTACATCATTTACAAGAAGATGTGAATCAAAAAACTGTAATTGAAACAATACAAAAATTAAATAATAGTCCTACAATTCATGGAATAATAGTTCAATTACCATTACCTAATAATTTAAATACAAATGTCATTTTAAATACAGTTTCATATGAAAAAGATGTTGATGGATTTCATACACTAAATGCAGGAAAATTATATCAAAATAGAAATGTAGATTTTATTCCATGTACACCAAAAGGATGTATAGATTTATTAAAATATTATGAAATAGAAATTTCAAAAAAGAATGCAGTTATTATTGGATCTAGTAATTTAGTTGGTTTACCATTATCTATGCTATTACTACAACGAGGGGCAACTGTTACAATATGTAATGAGAATACAAAAGATATTCGGGAACATTTAAAAAATGCAGATTTAGTATTTTCATGTTGTGGTGTTGCACATATAATAAAAGAAGATTATGTTAAAAGAGATGTTGTTGTAGTTGATATTGGAGTAAATAAAATAACTGATAATACAAATAAAAAAGGTTATCATTTAGTTGGTGATGTAGATTATGAAAATGTTAAAAATAAAGCGAGTTATATTACACCCGTACCAGGTGGAGTCGGTCCAATGACAGTTATAACATTAATGGAACAAACAGTTAAAGCTGCAGAATTAAATACAAATTTTAAATTATAATATTTAAATATAACTCAATAAAGATAAATAAAATGGGTATGAGAAAAAGAGAAAAACATTTTCTAGAGAATAATCCTGAATATATTGTCATTTATTATGCTTTACTTAAAGAAGCAAGAGTATGGAATGGTTCAGGTCAATATTGGCTAGGGAGAGAATCTGAAAAAAGGGCAAAGTATTTACTAGAAGGAGATATTAAAGGGTATGAGAAAGTGCCTAAAAGTGAAGAATTGTTTTATAATACAAAACGCTTTTAATTATAAAATTTGAAAATATTTTATGTAATATTATTAAACCGTAATTATGACTAATATAAAATTAGAGATTGTAGAAGTTATGGATAATATTATCAAAAAAATAGAAAATAAGAAAAGGGTTAATTTTAATAAAAACCCGAATATTAAGACTTATTTTGTAGATAATATTAGTTATAAAACAAGTAATCAACGGAGAAATATTCAGAAAAAAAGGTCTGAAAAGAAAAGAAAAGAATTGTATTTTGCAAAATTAGAATTAAATCGTCTTTTAAATTTAAAAAAAAATAAATGTTAATTATAAATGGCATCATCATTTAATAAAACAAAAACATATTCATTTGATGTAGAAAGTCCTATAAAAAAATTGAGCGAATCATTAAATAATAAAAATATAAAATATATATTATCGATAATAGTATTATTATTTGTTGCAGGAGGGATTGCAACATTGATTTTTTTATTAATAGATTTTAATTATAATGATAATACAAATGATGATATTTAAATACTAGCACTTTCTCGAACTTGTAATGTTTCATAATTATAAATATTGTCAGGATTGATGCAAAGGAAACAATTACACATAATTAATGTATAACTTATAAATGCAAAAATCAAAACAAGTGTATCAAAATCGGTTGGCGGAACATCATTTATATCAGATGTATGATAATTAATAATATGTAATACAAAAGTTGTAATAGTAAATAAAATTGTAAAAGCTAAAAGTAATTTATATTTTAATTTCATATTTCTTCGTTGAATAACATTATTCTGCATGTTATCAAAATTAATTAAAAAAAAAGAATACATAGATTTTCAAATTTCTTTATTTAAACTCTGGAACAAAACTCCTTGATGAATTATATAAATTTGTTGATTCAGAATTATTTAAATATTTGCGAAGTAGATTTTCATATTCTTTTTCAAAAATGACTCTAAATTTATTAGTTAATAGATCATTTGAATCAAGAAGTTTTTTATATCTTTTTAATAGTTGTTGTAATTGCCAATCCATTATTCTTTTTTTATAAAAATAATTTTAAATAAAAAGATATCAAATTTATTTGCGTTTTGTAGAAGAAGTTAGAAAACTTTGAACAGGATTATCATTATCACACTTAATAATTTTTTCTCTTAAATAACAAACAAATGATAATCTTGTATATTTTTCATAAATACCGGCGGTTCCAATATCTGGATTATCTTTAAATTCAGATTTTAATGTAGAATTAAATTCTTTATCTTCTATAGTTTCATATAATTTTGTATTTGAATGCCATTGATGAACATCCATTGCAACAAAATCATTATTGCGAAGATCAATGCCAATACCAAATTGTGGAAAGACTGTATAACCACCATGATATTTACCCTTTTCAATAACAGTTAAATTACCAAAACCACCTCGAAAATCACCAGCATCTCTATGTAAAGCAGTTCTAAAATTACGATTGATAGTAACAGTTGAAAATGATGTATTAGGTATTTTAAAATTGTCGGTTAAATTGGCTCTTTCTAATTGTCTCTTATGTGCATTAGGTATTAGTCCTTGAAATAATTCATCAATTCTTTGAATAAAAGGTAATCCTTCATTATATTTTTTGAAATTACATCTAGTAAAATGTGTTAATCGACAAGGAAGTTTACTAAAATTATTTGAAGCTTCATAAAATCCAACAGGATTTGATGCAACTTGATTATTTACTTTCATTTTACTTTTTTTTCCTTTAATCATATAACCTGTGGACCATTTTTTTGTATCTACAAGATCTTTTTTAGACCAATATTGACCTTCAGTATCAATAGGACCAGCTGAAGCACCTCTTCCACGACTTGGTTTTGCTAAATCTTTATAAGAATTCCAACCAATATCAATTAAATCATCAGAAATGACATTTTTTCTAAATTTAAGTAATAATTTATAAATACCATTGTCATTGTAATAAATGTCGGTATCTTCTTTTACTAAAGGGAGCTTAATATGAGATTCATCAATCCAAGTGCCTTCAAGTTTAGAGACTTCATCATCAGAGAATATTTTTTTTACAAATAATCTTTGAACCATTTATATTAAAAGAAAGATAAAAAAATAGAAAAAAATTTATTTATTTTGAATTAGAAAAAAATAGAAAAAAATCATTCCCTTTTTACATTTATCATTTGTATTATATCTATCACAATTATAAAAATCAAATTAACTACAACTAGAGTCCTTAATAGATATACAAGGACCATTTTTGCCTAAATTACATTTACTATATAATCCGTCCTACCTGTAATTGGGATTATTAAGGTGACAATACGTGGGTTCAACTTGACTACATTCTGTCCAACAATTATTTAAATTTAAATTTTGACTTATACTGGGCAGTAATCCGAGGGATTCTTTCCACAATCTGGGCAACTTCTCTGTGCTTTTTGCAATTTGAATTTACCGTCGTCGTTGCAGTAGCCAGAGGTGGCTACGTCGACGATCCCATTCATATAACAATATTTTGAACGTTCAATCGCGTTTTTCTCCGATACCACGGCGTCATATCTTTGCTGGAGCTCCTGACAAGGAGACTCAGGAGGCCCAGTATTGCAACAATTATTTAAATTTAAATTTTGACTTATACTAATAGGATTATCCTCCCACCAACACTAAAACCATCTATACTACGCATACTATCTATGCCACACACTCTATTACATCTACTTAAATAATAAAGGACGAGAAGTAGGAAGAATATCAATAGGATGTGTTCGAATTGAAGTTTCATAATATAATATAGATTAGATTAAAAAATTTAACAATAAATAAGAGTGACACTTAATTCAGGTATTGATTCCCATTTGGTTAAGCCTGGGTCGTTGGTAAGCCGCATGACAAACCAATCATTACCTACAGGAAGTTGTTGATCTCCCTGTTTTTTATATTTGTCATATTGTCCACCCGCATTAATTATCCATTCTCTATCTAATTTATGTATTGATGCTTCCTTTTCTACGTCAAAGTCAAATTTAAATAAAGTACCATCTAAGAGTAGTCCTGGTCCTGAAAATTTTTTATAAATACCATCCAATTCATTATCAACAGTACCACTTACACTTAAACAAATATTAACGGGTTGAGGAGGACAAGGGGTAGAAGGAGGTCCAGGAGGCCCAGTATTGCAACAATTATTTAAATTTAAATTTTGACTTATACTAATAGGATTATCCTCACCACCAACACTAAAACCATTTATGCTATCTATGCCACACACGCTATTGCATTTACTAAAATAATAAAGGACAAGGAGTAGGAAGAATATCAATAGGATGTGTTCAAATTGAAGTTTCATAATATAATATAGATTAGATTAAAAATTTATTTTGAATTAGAAAAAAATTTATTTTGAATAATGATAAAAAAATTTATTTTGAATAATGATAAATGCCTAAAATGATTAATAAAACAATTAAAAGAATGAATAACCATTTATTACCTATTAATTTATTACCATAGGTATTATCATTCGATTTATCGCCAGATTTATCATTCGATTTATCATACATTTTTTCATACAGTTCAGTGACTTCATCATATGAATATTCGCGTTTATTATTTATAACATTTACCCGATTATGAATATCAACAGACCAACGAAATAAAGATTCTTTATTCTCTAAATGTTGTTCAACAGGTAAAGCTTGTAGATTTTGAGTATAATGATCTCTACAACTTTGACAAGGTAAAATATTTTGAATACCATTAAAGAATTGTGCATGATTATTCTTATCTTCTAATGTAGGATTATCTGGATATGCTAAAGTGATACTGTGTAAAAATTGCCAAGCATGAGGTCCCCAAACTTCTGGATCCATATATATATAACTATAGAAAATAATTATAGAAATAATTACAAAAAAATTTACTTTAAGATATAATCATATAAATAACTAATTGAATTATGTATTGTAATAATTGTGGAAAACCGGGACATATAAGCAAAGACTGTAATCAACCGATAACAAGTTATGGAGTATTATTATTTGTATTAGAAGAAGAACCCAAAATAATAATGGTACAAAGAAAAGATTCATTATGTTATATTGAATTATTAAGAGGAAAATATAATATATATGATATGGAAAAAATAAAATTATTAATGAATCGAACTTCTAAAAAAGAAATCAAAAATATTCAAACAAAAGATTTTGATACATTATGGAAAGAATTATGGTTAATAAAAGATGTAAAAGAAACAAAATACATGAAAGAATATATACAAAGTAAACAATCATTTGAAAAATTAAAATGTCACAATGAAATAAATGAATACTTAGATAAAAATACATTTAATTATGAAGATAGTGAATGGGAATTTCCGAAAGGAAAGAAAAATAAAAATGAAAAGAATTATGAATGTGCAAAAAGAGAATTGTGTGAAGAAACAAATATTGAGTATGAAGATTATGATATAATACAAAATATATCACCAATTAATGAAACATTTCGAGGAGAAAATAATGTAAATTATAGAAATATCTATTATTTTGGAATATGTAAAAACACAAAAAATATAAAAATAAATAAAGAAAATCCGGATCAAGTAAATGAAATTAAAGATGTAAAGATATTTACGAGAAAAGAAGCAAAAGATCATATAAGAGATTATAATTCTACAAAGTTTGAATTAATAGATGTTGTATTTAATTTTATAGAAAAATATAATAATGATTTAATAATAAAATAAATATAACTAAATAGTATATGAGTAATACTATAACAGTAAAGGATATAAATAAATTAAGAAAAATAAAGAAAAATATGTATATAAGAATAAAGAAAAGTTATGAAAGCAAATATAAAGATATTGATATAGATACATGTAAAAAAATTTATAAAATATACGATAAATTTGATCGAGAAGCACCAACACAATCAGGTATAGATATATTAAAAAATGGTATAGATAAGAAAAAGAATCCATTTATAAAAATGTGTAAAGATAGATTACGAACAATTGTGCAGAATGTAATCGATACAAAAAATGTAAATATAAATAATTATTGTTATCCAGATTATAATCAGAATAATTTTTCAGAAAATATAGTGAATCGATTTGAATTTTCAATTAAACCAATTCAAAAAGAAAATTGTGAAGAAAAGAAATTTAATTTAGCTCCTTATCAAATATTTTTAAAGAATTTTATATCAGATTCAACACCATATAACAGTATATTAATTTATCATGGAACAGGGACAGGCAAAACATGTTCCGGTATATCAATTGCAGAAAATTTCAGAGATATATATGGAAGACGGGAAAAAAAAGTAATTATATTATCGCCATCAGCAGTAGAAGAAGGATGGAGAAAAAATATATATAATCCAGAAAAAGAAAAGGAACAATGTACGAGTGATACATATGTAAATTTAATGGAAAAAAGAAAAACGAATCAGAATTTAAATATTCAGGTACAACAAAAAAAATTAGTAAATAAATACTATGAAATTATGGGTTATGGAGCATTTGGAAATATAATCAAAAAAATAATCCATGTTCATGGAAATAAAAGTAAAAAATATGTAAAAGAATTATTTTCAAATCGAGTTTTAATTATTGACGAAGCTCATAATATTAGAGGAGATATTGATGATACAACTGAAGAAGAATCATTGGATGATACAAATAAAAAATCATCAGATGATAATATTGAATATATAAAATTTGTGACAGAAAATGCAAATAATTTAAAATTAATATTACTTAGTGCAACTCCAATGTATAATACAGCAAATGAAATAGTAGAATTAATAAATTTAATGTTAAGTAATGATAAATGTAAACTATTAAATCCAAATACAATATTTAATCGAGATGAATTAATAAATGGTCCGGAATTAGCAAAACAAATAAATGGATATATATCATATATACGTGGAGAAACATTAGATAAATTTCCTGTTCGATTATATCCAACCAAAAATATAGTTAAAAGCAAAAAAATAGAAGAGTTAACATTATATGAATGTTTAATGAGTGGAGAACAAAAAGATATATATGAAAAAGTACACAAAGAATTATATAGCAAAGATAAATTATTGAGACCGACAGAAGAAGATAAATTAATGCAAATATCAAATATAATATATCCAAATAAAAAAGATATTAAATTTAAATATGGATCAGAAGGGTTAAAATCAATATTCAATATCAATGATAGTTTTAATAGATTTACATATAAAAAAGGAGTCACTAAAATTTTTGAAATAGATAAACTAGAAAATTATTCAACAAAGATTTTTAATTTATTAAACAAAATTAAAAATAGTGAAGGAATTATATTTATATATACAAGACATGTTAAAAGTGGTGTAATACCATTAATGTTAGCATTAGAACAAAATGGATATAAACATTACTCAGGTAATAATATATTAAATGAGAATGTAAAAGATAATGGATTCAAATATATTTCAATAACAGGTGATAAAGATTTATCTAAAAATAATGATAAAGAAATAGAAAGGTTAACATCAGAAGAAAATAAATATGGTCAAAAGATTAAAATAATTATAGGTTCAAGAGTTACATCTGAAGGATTAGATTTAAAAAATATTCGAGAAATACATGTATTAGAACCATGGTATCATTTAAAAAAATTAGAACAAGTTATAGGTAGAGGTGTAAGATATTGTTCTCATAAAGATTTAGAAGAACATGAAAAGAATGTAACAATATATTTATATGCATCATTAATACGAAATAGAGATATAAATATAGATATTGATATTTATAGTAAAGCAGAGAAAAAGTCAAAACAGATTGACAAAGTTGAAAAAATATTAAAAGAAAATTCAATTGATTGTTCATTATATCGAGATCTTAATAAAATAGATTCAAAAGAAATAAAAGAAAATCGAGAAAAAATAGTATTAGAAAATGTAGATATAGACAATTATAAAGATGATTATCATTGTAAAAGTGATAAAAAAACAAAAAAGAAAAATATGAATACTATCAATCACAAACTTTTAAAAAATATGTACAGGATATACATTGATTATATAAAAGAATTATTTAGCAAAAATACAAATTATAATTTAGAAGAAATAATTGAAAAGATAAAAAATGAAACAATTGAAAAAAATATAAATACAGAATTAATATATTTAACTCTTAGAAATATGATAGAAAATGAAAATATTATAATAAACAATGGAAGAAGAGGAAAAATAATTTATATAAACAAAAATTACATATTTCAACCAGTAGATAAAAGAGATACATTTTTATCAATATATGATAGAGAAATCAATCAAAAGCTATTATTAGATAAATTTATCAATTTAAAAATAAAAAAAAAGAAAGGAGAAAAAGAAGAATCGAATATCATAAGAGTAATTGATATAAAAACTATTCTAGAAAATATAGAAAAAAATAAAAAACTAATTGATAAAAATTATAAAGAATTAGAAATAAAAGATAAGATAAAATATGATTTTGTGATAGAAAGATTATCATTTGAAGAAAAAAGAACATTAATAGAATCTGCATTAGAAAAAGATGTACGCAGTGAAAAATTAAATGATATTGTTCTCAGTCATTTTCAATATAATATATTTGAAGAACCTCTTGGATATGTATTAATGCATAATAAAAAACCAGTATATATAATTAAAGAAGAAGATAAATATGAAACTGCAAATCGAATATATGAGAAAAAAATAAAGAAACTATATAAAATGAAAAAAATAGAAAGACCAGAGAATTATTATACATTCAATTCAAAAAATAAAAGTAACAAAACAGTGTTAAAAATAGTTATATATGATGATGAAAAAAAGAAATATTCAACAAATATGTGTGATATTGGTAGTCAAAAATCAAATATAAAAGATAGAATAAAAATATTTAGAGAATATAATCCAGAGTTATATAAAAAATATGAATCATTCTTTGAATCAAATGACAAAAAAGATATTATATGTAATGGAATCGAACTAATATTAAGGACATTAGAAACAGATAAAATAATGTATCATATAAATTATGATTATTACGAATTATTACAAATAAATAAAAAATAAATTTGATATTTAAATATAAATTAAATTATACAATATAATGACAGATATATCGTATATTACAAAACAAAAGTTTAGTGAAATCATAAATATCGATTATAAGGACATTACAAAACGATTCAATGAAAAAATATATCATAAACTATTAGAAAAAGTAGGAGATAGATGTTATAATAATGGATATACAATTAAAAATAGTGTAGAGATGATAAACAAATCATTATGTAAATTAGAAAGTTTAGATTCAAATAATTTACTAACATGTAAAATTAATTTTAGTGTAGATATGATAAGACCTGAAACAGATGATATAATTGAATGTTATATAGATAATATTAACAAAATGGGTGTAATTGCTTATATTAAACTAAAAGATATAATAAAAGATTATGAAGGAGGTAGTGTATTAAAAGATAGTCCTCTTATTATAATTATACCATTACAACTAATTGATGATATAGATGAATTAAATATTGGACAAAAAATAAAGGTAAAAACAAATGCATCAAGATTAAAATTCAATGCAAAACAAATACAAGTAGTTGGTGAAATAATTGATTAATAATGTTTAATAGATAAATATTTTTTATGTGTAAATTTATATGAATAGAAAAGAAAAAATTTCATATATTCAAAGATGTATTACAGATAAAAAGATAAATCACAATTATATTAAAACATTTATAGAAATACATGAAATAAAGTATACAGAAAATATGAATGGTTCATTTGTTAATTTATCAATATTAGATGATGAATTAATAGATTTATTATATGATTACATATTTAAAAATTTGAATAATAAAATAGAAATTGAAAGAAACAATATTATAAAAGAATCAATTGAAATTATAAATAAACCTATTAAAAAACAAATAGAGAAAAAAAAAGTATTCAAACAAAAAACAGATCTTACAGAAACAGATTTAAAAATAATTGAATTATCAAAAACAATTTAAAAATATAACACTACTATTATAAATAATATGGATATTATTAAAAATATTGAGTATGATCAATATTATACACATGATATTGTTGAAAGTGAGTATACACAATGTAGTATTAAATCGAGTAATAAACCGAGTAATATTAAACAAGATAAACAGAGTAACAATAAACAATCAAAGAAAAAGGAAATATTTAAAACATTAGAGGAATTACTATTATTTACATATGATTATAATTCAATGTTACAAGAAAATCCAAAAATTTATGTAGATAAAAGGAAAATTGAATTAGCAACATTTATTGATGAACATACAGAAAAGACATATGATAATTTTAATTATGATAAAAAATTCAGTAAACGACTAATTCAACAAGGTTTACAAGAAACAGATTCACTAAGTAGTGTATTATATATTTGTGATTTATATAATATTGCAATTGTATTGTATGATAAATACAATGATAAATATTATAAACTAAGTCAAAAAGAAAAACCTGTAGTATATATTGAATATTACAATCATAGTTTTAGGGTTATGGAAGATCCAACAAATGATTTTAAAGATATTAACTATGAAACGAGTATTGGAGGATTAGATAATATTTTCAATTGTAATGTTAAAGGGATAGATATTTATAAAAAATATTTGAAGGCAATTAGTCATTATAAAATGGAAGATTTAATCAAAATTGCAGAAGAATTAAATGTAGAGGTTAAGAAGAATGGAAAACGGAAAACAAAAAAGGTATTGTATGACGATATCAACCTTTTAAAGTTATAACGAATAGGAGGTAACGAATAGGGTGTAAAATTAAAATATTTATTTAATTAAATGGACAGAATAATATTGATACTATTAGCATTTTTTATAGGAATATGTTTGTATTATCTAGTCAATGATAGATGTCGATGTGTTAACGAAGTAACAGGGGTAAACGAAGTAACTGGGGTTAACGAAGTAACAGGGGTAAACGAAGTAACCGGTTATAAAGAAGGATTCAATGTTGGGGGTGTTCCCAATACATCGATTAATATAAGTGATGGATTGATATTACATAATGCTAGTTGTAATAATCCTGCCACGCCAACATCTAAGCCGGTAAAATTATGTGAATATATACCTTTCCCTTCATCCCCCCCCTCTAGGTGTAGGCCGGAGTGCTGTGGTCCTCAGAATCCTGAGGAGGACCACGAGTCGTGGATGAAGCGCTGCGGCAAGGAGTACCGCAGCACTAAGTGTACTTGTCTACATCAACATTCTATACCACCAACACCAGATTGTCATTCGTACGATTGCGATAAAGAATACAAAGGCGACCCCACTATTATTGATAATAATTTGTTCAAAATTTGCTGTACTGGTGTTAAAATACGGTTAAAAATACAAAACGAAGGAGGTAATAATAACTATAAATGGTATACAATAAAAGCTTCCACTATTATTGATAATAATTGCGAAATGAACAGCAGCGGGATTCTATCTAATTACATGTCTATTTATGGAATAGATGGAGCGAAAAATAAATTACAACCATTTGGAGATAATTCTCAATCTGAAGATGCAGAACTAGTAGGGAATATATCTAAATTAGGTTATTATACAAACTTACGTTATTTAGATTTAAGTGGAAATTTTCACATTGATGGAAATATAAGTAGTCTACAAAATTTAGTTAATTTAAATTACTTAAATTTATACGATACAGATGTATCAGGAGATATAAGTGGTCTAAATAGTTCAAATACACTAGAAACTTTAGACTTATCCAATACAAAAGTATCTGGAGTTATAAGTGGTCTAAATGATTTTAGTAAACTAAAAACTTTAGACTTATCCAATACAAAAGTATCTGGAGTTATAAGTGATTTAAATGGTTTAAATTCACTAGAATATTTAACCTTAAACAATGCAGAGATATCAGGTGATATAAGTGGTCTAAATGATTTTAGTAAACTAGAATATTTAAGTATAAGTGAAACAGAGATATCAGGTTATATAAGTGGTCTAAATGGTTTAGATCAAATAAGAAGTTTAAACTTATCCGGTAGTGGTATATTAGGAGATATACGTGATCTAAATGGTTCAAATACACTAGAATATTTAATGATAGTGGGAACAGAGATATCAGGAGATATAAGTGGTCTAAATGATTTTAGTAAACTAGAATATTTAACCTTAAACAATACAGAGATATCAGGTGATATAAGTGGTATAAATGGTTTAAATAAACTAAAAGATTTAAGCTTATCCGGTAGTGGTATATTAGGAGATATACGTGATCTAAATGGTTCAAATACACTAGTTACTTTAAGGATAGAGGAAACAGAGATATCAGGAGATATAAGTGATCTAAATGATCTAAATGGTTTTAGTAAACTAATAGATTTAACCTTATACGGTGGCAGTATATCAGGAAATATAAGTGGTATAAATGGTTTAAATAAACTAAAAAGTTTATACTTATCCGGTAGTGGTATATTAGGATATATAAGTGGTCTAAATGATTTAGATCAACTAGAATATTTATCCTTAAACAATACAGAGATATCAGGAAATATAAGTGGTATAAATGGTTTAAATAAACTAAAAAATTTAAACTTATCCGGTAGTGGTATATTAGGAGATATACGTGGTCTAAATAGTTCAAATACACTAGAAGATTTAACTATAAGTGAAACAGAGATATCAGGTGATATAAGTGATCTAAATGATTTTAGTAAACTAGTAACTTTAAGCTTATACAGTGGCAGTATATCAGGAAATATAAGTGATTTAAATAGTTTAAATAAACTAGAAAATTTAAACTTAAATAATACGGAGATATCAGGAGATATAGATAGTTTAAAAGGTTTATATAAACTAAAATATTTAAATTTAAATATAAATGATGCTGAAAAATCGACAAATATAACAGGAGATATAGGTAATATAAAAATTTTACTTCATTACAATTTAAAGACTCTAAATTTAAGGAATAATTCTGAAATTAAAGGGTCTTATAAAGATTATCTAGAATTTAAAGATAAACTTGAATCCGTAGATTTTACTGGTACAGGAGTAATAATGACTCGACCATAAATATTTAAATATTTATTTAATTTGATAATTTCTATTTTTTATATTATATAAAACTAATTATATAATAGATAATATATATGATAGACTTACTAGACGTCAAGGATATCGATGAATACATTCAAAAGGGTGTCAATAATCCATCATTAGAAATGGAATATATCTTTGGTTCTAAATCAAGTGAAAGTAAAAAGGTATTAACTAAAGATATGTTTATGAGATTGTTATCATTTTGCAATTCAAACTATGCTAAGATAGAAACTACAACAAATTTGGATATTCGAATAAAAACAAGTGGTAAAAATAGATTTAGTGATGTAAGAATTACATTAAAAGATCTCAATTCAATAAAAGAATATTGTAAGAAAGATGAATTCAAAGAAAATATGAATATTGAATATATTAAAAAATCGACATATTTTGAAAAACCGAAAAAATATAGTGCATCTAATACAGATTACAATTATCGAATAAATTTAAAAACAGAACGTAGTTTAGAGAAAGAATCTCCTGAAACAGCTGATGTATTAGATGATTGGAAGAATAAAATGAAGTATTTCAGATACAAAAGAAGAATAAGTTTTATAACAAAAGATCGTTTATTTAGAATTGATATTACAGCAGTTAAAAATAATAAATTTAATCAAGCAATTCGTAATTATAATTTATACAAATCATTTAAAGAATCAAATATATTAAATGAACCTGAAAACTATGAATTAGAAGTTGAGTATATTGGAAATCTTAAAATAAATGGTGAATTAAATATACAAAGTTATCTCAATAAATCAGAATTTGTAAGTGTATTAGAAGATAGTAATTATACATCACCTTCATTGATTGGAAGTACATCAAGTGTATATACAATTGATAAATTATCAGAATCTGATGATATGAGTCAAATATTATCTTTAATAGATGCAGATACAATCAAAGGGATAAAGAATATGATGAATAAAGTAATATATGAAATTCATAGTTTTATTTATGATACAAAACTAATTATAAAGAATAGTGAAAAACTAAAAGTATTAGAAGAATATTATAAATTGACAGGTATAACAAATCAAAAAAAGAAATTTATGGCACCACAACCAGTCACATTAAATATGAATGGTATTAATGTTGAAAGTAGTGGGAATATTATATCAAATTATGTTGTTACAGAAAAAGCAGATGGAGAGAGATATATGTTATTTATAAATGATGAACAAAAAGGATATTTAATTAATAATAAATTAGAGGTAAAATATACAGGAATTATATTTAATAAAATTAGAGGAGAATGGTTAATTGATGGAGAATATATTACAAAAGATAAGAATAATAAGGATATAAATTTGTATATGATATTCGATATATATTATGCAGGCGATGAACCATACAAACAATTATATAAATATCCATTTACAAATAGGAATGGTTTGGGTAGATATAAAGTATTTGAAAAATTAAAAAAAGATATAGATGAAAGGACAAATGTGAATGAAAAAGATATTATGAGAATAGATTTTAAAATTTATGAAGAAGGTTCAACAAAAATAGAACCTGAATCATCCACAAAATATAAGAATAATTACAAGATTTTTCAAAAATCAAAAGAGATATTAGAAAAAGAAAAGAAAGGTGGATATGAATACAAAATAGACGGATTAATTTATTTACCGACTAATTTACCAGTTAAAGGGGGTCTCGATGGGGAAATACAAGGTAGTATAGCAGGAACATGGGATTATAATTATAAATGGAAACCACCTGAAGAAAATACAATTGATTTTAAAGTAATGACTGTTAAAAATGAAACAAATAAAAGAGATAAAATATTTCCATATATTATTCGTGATAATGATGGTACAGAGATTGCAAAAGACTACAAAAAATTAGAATTATATGTATCATATGATGAAAAAAGAGATATGAATTTAAATTTCTGTTTTAAGATGTTAGAAGCGAAACCAAAAAAATCAAATAATGTTCAAGATATTAAATTTAATCCTCCTAACATTGGTTATACGAAGTTAAAAACGGAGTTAAAAACGGAGTTAAAGGATGTTGGAGTAACAAATATATTACTTCATGATGGGAAAATATTATGTGAAAATACAGATGAAATAAAAGATGGAGATATAGTTGAAATGAGATATAATGGTGAAGCAGATAATGATATGATATGGGAACCATTAAGAATAAGAAGGGATAAAATAAAACCACAATTCTTTCTAGTTGCAAATAATGTATGGGAAACAATTACTAATCCAATTACAACCGATATGATAAGTGGAGAATTAGATTTAAAAGAGATAAATAAAAATGTAAGTTTAGAAAATATAGATGATTATTATGTTGCTGATGAATCAACATTTGTAACTGAACCATTAAGAAAATTACATAATTATATAAAATCTAAATTAATTGGAGGAGTTGGATCAAGTGAAGAATTACCAAGTAATAAAAAGATTATGGATACATCAATTGGAAGAGGGGGTGATATACAAAAATATATGAATCCTGAAATTAATTGTAAATTCTTATTTGGATTAGATATTGCACCAGTAGATGAAGCATGTAGAAGATATTATTATGAAAATAAAAGAAAAATGGATGCAGTATTTATAAGATATGATACAAGTGAAAATATCAAAAATAAAAAAGGATTTTTAGAATTTGAGAATGAATATTCAGAAACAATGATAAATATATTATATGGTATAAAAGAAAAAATACCAAAACAATACAAAGATATAAATAAAAAATTTAAAAATAAAGCAAACGAAAAATTTAATATAGTGAGTAGTCAATTTACAATTCATTATTATTTTAAAAATAAAGATACATTAAATGGATATTTAACAAATTTACAGCAAAATATTAAAACTGGTGGATTCTTTATAGGTACATGTTATGATGGATTAAAAATATTTAATGAATTAGAAAAACCAGAACCTTTTGAATATGTTGATGACTTAGGAAAATTAATATATAGAGTTGAAAAAAAATACAAAACAAAAGATTTTGAATATAAAGGAGAAGAAAAAGATATGTTAGGTCAAGAAATAAATGTATTTATGGAATCAATCGGTCAAAATATACCTGAATATTTAGTAAATTTTGATTATTTTGTAGATATTATGGATAAATATGGATTTGAACCATATAAACCAAAGATGAAACCGAAATACAATAAAGTAATAGAAAATGATATTGGATCCTTTCTAGATATAATTAAAGAATTAGAAACAATACAAAAAGAAGACGATGACTTAAAACGACGTTATAAATCGAGTTTGGATATTTTAAAGAATCCTGCATTAATGAAATTAAGTAGTATGAATAATTATTTCATATTTCAGAAAAAATAAAAGATAAAAATAAAATTTATTAAATATACATTTTTTTTAAAATTATTTAGAGGGTGGGGTATACACCTTCCTTGTTAGGAAAGTGTACCTTCATGTACTTCTGAAGGTTAAAATAAGTTAGATCCTCACCTTTGGGGATGCGTAGGAGCTTCGTAAGTGCCTTGTCAGCAAGGATAACACGTTTATCGCTCTCTTTTTGTAGACCATTTTCTTGGCAATAGGTAGTGATTTTCTTGGTAACCTCAGTTCTCGCAATAAGATCATCTTTCCCCATGGATAGAAAGGCACGGAGCTCATCCGATACAGGACCAGGCTTGGAGAAACCATTGAGACCAGTGGAAGCACGACGAGGCTTAGTCTTTAGTTTCTTCTCAACAACCTTGCGATCACGATTGATACGCTTCTCGAGCTTAGATACATGAGATACGAGACCCTTAATAGTATTTAGAACATTCTTAAGTTCACCCTGGAGTTCAGAAATTTCAACAGAGTAATCAAATTCAGTAGGGGCTTCTACGACGGGCTCTACAACTACGGGTTCGGGTTCGGGAGCAGGAGCAGGAGCAGGCTCAACAACAGTCTTGACAGATTTCTTGGAGGCTTTCTTGGCTTTGGGCTTGGAGTTTACTTTCTTGGGCATTTTTCTATAATCTATTATTTTTTTTATCACTATCAACCGCACTTATTTATAAATATATATTATAAATAGTTTTTAAGTATATTTAACTAGGATCTAATGAATATTGTATCCAAATATGTGCATCTAAACATTCTTGACAACATTCACTTAGACCAATTAAAAAATACATATGTCCTAATTTTTTATCTTGAATGGATACTGCATTATTAAATTTATCAACTTCTGTCAATATTACATCAATTATTTCGTATTTATTTGTCATATCATACACATCATTAATAGGTATATTAAATACTAAACCATTCGGTGGAGCAATTCTAGATTTTGTTTCTTCAGTTAACATAAGTCTATAATTCCAAATATCTTCAAGTTTCTTATACAATGATTTTAATTTTAAAATATTCATATTTAATAACCAATTTACATCACAATAATGACCATTTTGAGTAATAGTAGAAAATAGATCAACTATTTTTTGTTTTATAGTTTCTTTGCGACTCATTTGATTTACTTCTTCAATTGAAATATTTATATTTTTATCAATCAAATAATGTGTTAATTTATTTGCATTTTCTATAATTTTAATAGGTATAGTTTCACGAGTATAAGGATTCGGTTGATTATTATTTAATAATTTATTAAAACTACGTATATCAAAAAACCATGTCATATGACTATTATCTTTATAAGAAAAGAAATAATCTATTTCAATATCAGAAATATTTGTCATATATAAGAAATCTTCATCATTCTTACATAAATTACGATTAAAAAATCCTGGTCCTCGTATTATATTTTTTTGTACAAGATATTTACGAATATAAGATTGACATTTAATTATTTTTTGTGTATAAGCATCAATATTATCGGATTTTTTATATTCTTCGATTAATAGATTGAATAATTCATTTTTCTTATATTTATTATATTTCTTTTGAGGATGCAAATTAGATAAAGTAGTTTTAATATCATTTATAGTATAATCTTTATTTTCATATGTAAATCTTTTAAAATCAATACATTTATTTTCACATAATAAATGATTTGATCGATGTTTAAAACAATAATTACCATATTTCTTTGAAAAATTACAAAAAATATCTGTTTCACGATTTTTGTAAATATATACACACTTCATTTATATTATCTTTATCTAAAAATATTTAAGTAAATTAAAATTTTAAATTTATTTTAAATTTATTTAAAGGTTAATATATTATAATATATAAGTCAGTATAAAGTATAAGAGAAAAGAATAAAAAATAAAAAAAAAATAAAAAAATAAAAATAATTTGAAATTGATAAAATTAAAAAAAAGTATATTAAAATAATAAAAGAATAGACCAAGTAAAACAAATAAACCGAGTAAAAAAAACAGTAAATCAAAACAAAATGGCAAAGAACATGACAATGAAGGCAAAGGAGATTGATCTAAGTGTTGTTCGTTATTCTGATGTAAAGAAAATGGACAGTGGATCTAAGATTGCATATGTTAATTATGGAAAAGAAGGAATTAATAGTATTTTCCTAGAAACTCCTGAAATGACATTTCCATTCGATAATACTTGGTATCCTAATCCAGATGGAAAGGGTGGTAAATACAGTTGCAAGGTATCTCTAAAATCAGATGGAAATCCAGATATGGAAGAATTTGTATCTAAGATGTCTGAATTTGATGTAAAGATTAAAGCGGATGCTAAAGAAAATTGTAAGGCGTGGTTTGGTAAGCCGACTATTTCAGATGATGTAATTGATGATAAGTATGTTCCAATTGTAAGGCATTACAAAGACCCAAATACTGGTGAATTTACAGGTAAGTTTCCAGCACAGATGGGATTTAAGGTAATTCAAAGGAATGGTAGTTTTGATTGTAAATTTTATGATGATAGTCGACAAAGGATTAATGTAGATGATTCAGGTGGTGAAAATTATCAGGAACCAAGTAAACTACTAGGTAAGGGAACAACTGTTCGACTACTACTAAAGTGTAATGGTCTATGGTTCTCATCCGCAGGATTTGGAGCAACGTGGAAGGCTGAACAGATTAAACTTAAGGTTCCTGAAAGTCTAGAAGAATATGCATTCCGGGATGATGATGATGATACATTTGTAGATGAAAAGGACGATGATGATGATATGGATGACGATGATGAAGGGACAGATGAAATGTCAGATGAAGAAGATGATGATGAAGAAGAACCTGTAAAGGTTGTGAAGAAGAAGAAGGCCAAAAAGTAAATTTATAATATAATTCTCCAAATAATATATTTCTTAATTAATAATATTTTTTTTTCTATATTTATAATAAATATGGCATCTGTACAAAATATATTACAAGATAAAAGTTTTCAAATATCTATGACAGCAGCAATTGTATTTTTAGTCGCTGCTTTTCCACCTTTATTTTCCACTGTTGATAAATTATTATCAAATGTATTAGGAACAAAAGTAGGTCATAATTATTATACGGTACTAGTAATTCATGCATTAGTTGTTGGTCTATTAACTTTTGTATTTACATCTTATATTTTAAAACCTGTGTATAAAATGTTAACAACTCAAAAGGTAGAAAAAAAAGAAAAAAGTTTAGAAAAATTTAGTGTTGGTGGTTCTTTAACTTGCGGTGGTGGCAAATGAGCCTGTGGCAAATGAGCCTGTGGCAAATGAGCCTGTGGCAACTAAGTCTATGACAAGTAAGCCTATGGCAACTAAGCCTATTTATCTTAATCTTAATACTAAATGAAGTGTAGATTCTTTTTGAATATTGTAATCAGCAAGTGTTCTGCCATCTTCTAACTGTTTACCAGCAAAAATTAAACGTTGCTGATCAGGTGGTATTCCTTCTTTATCTTGAATTTTAGCTTTGATATTTTCGATACTATCACTAGATTCAACTTCTAAGGTGATTGTTTTTCCAGTAAGTGTTTTAACAAAAATCTGCATTATATTATATATTATATTATATATTATTCTTTATATAAATAAATATGAACCCTGAATGTTCAATATGTTTATCAAAAATATCAAATGAAAATTTATGTATAACAAATTGTAATCATAAATACTGTTATAGATGTTTAAATAAGTGGATAGAAAAAAATAAAGCAACATGTCCCTATTGCCGTACAACTATACAATTTTATAAACACAATAAACAGATGACACGTATTATATGTATAGATAATACAATAGAACCAATTATAGAACCACAAAGAAATAGAAATATTAATTTAATAACAGTTGATCGAAGAATATATAGTTTTTTAAAATTTGGAACAATTGTATCTGGATTATTAGCATCTATTAATATTTATTTTTTAATTGAATAATTAATCACTTGATAATAATTATTAATCAAATGTAATTACAACTGGTCCAACATGACGATTTAATCCTCTTGAAGCAGACAATGATAATTCTTGCCTTTTTTTTCTTTCTGCTGATTTTACATAATTCTTTCGAATCATTTGTATAGAATCATTCATATCAGTTTCAATAGTATCATAATTTAGAATAATATATTCAATTACTAAGTGATCAATTGCCCATCTAAAAAAATTAAGTTGACCAATTGTTGTTGAAATATTTTCACCATTACAATTAAAATCAACTCTATTTCTTCTGCAAAAAGGATCAAAATTTCTTTTAGAATAAGATTTTAATTGTGATTTATATGAATGAAATACATTAAATGGTTTATCAATCATTTCACCTTCTAAAGATACAGTATTATTATTTTTATATAAATAATACATTGTATCATGTTTCTTTGAATAATTTGTAACAAACCAATCAATAATTCTTAAAGATATTTTTTCATATTTTAAATATTTTAATAAATATTTAGATTTTTCTATATTTTTATAATACTTAGAAAGAGCAATATATAATAAATTGTTTTCCATTATAGATACAATATAATTATTCTTTAAATTAAAAAAGAAATTTAATTTAAACGCGTTTATTATAGTTACACCAATTATTTATTTTTTCTTCATCACATTCTAAATTATCTGGGTTATTATCTTTTAAATAATCTGAAAGACAATCTTTGCATGGTTTGGTCCATGAATGAGGAGTCCATGGTATCCATGCGGGCCAATACCATGGTTTTTTTGGTAAATGACACCCCTCTGGCCTTTTTTTAGTCATTGTATTATCAAATAAAGAATAGCAATTATTATTACATACGGGGCTACCTTTTAAAATGTTACATTCTGGTTCATAATTATACCAACTATTAACATTTTCTTTCGCTGTAAGATTCTTAGATGTATCCCATATTTCCCCACATAAATATCCTGTGTCTTCATCAAATTCGTAAGATGTATGTCTACTGCAATCGCCATTAAAAGCATTTACATCTGAACAGTTTCTTTTTCAATTCTATATGCACCATTTCCATAATTTAATGAGTCATTACAATAAGGTAAATAATTCTTAAAATTATTAAAATTTTTAACTTTTCCCCCAACACTAAACCCATTATATTGATTTGCACTTAAATGATATATTATAAATATTAAAATTGCAAGAATACATAATTGCTTAATATTTAATTCAACCATTTTATATTATTTATTTAGAAAATAAATTCCTTGTAAATATGAATCTGATAAATCGTCTTTTTTCTTAGATTGATTATATAAATCTTTAAATTTATCATCTTCTTTATCAATCATCTTTTCACAATATTTAACTGCTAAATATTTATTTATTTTATATCTATTCTTCTTAGTATTTTCATATGGACACAAAACAACAGGGCCTTTATAAACTTTTAATTTATTACGTGCATTAATCATTTCTAAACCAGTAATACTAGAATCTTTATTACATACACCATGAATTAAAAAATAACTATATACAATCATTTGTATCGATTTCATTGTCGGATTTTTTAAAGAAGGTTGATTTTCAACAATTACATCTACAATATTTCTTTTATTAAACTCATATTCATCTAATTTTTTAACAAGATTTTGACTTACATGAAAAATATCATTTTTTTTATTTTTAAATTTTTTAACTTTTCCATATATTTTATTTTTACTATGGGTTGTACATAAATACATATCAGATTTATCTAATAATCCATTAAATATATAAGTTCCAGGTTTACAACAAACTCCACCTGTTTTTAACTTGTGTTCACATGGAATATCATTTGAAATATCAACAATTCCCCAATCTAAAATCTTACCCTTAGAATCCAATTCACAAAAACATAGATTTTTAATACCTATATCAAAAGATAATACACTCATTAATTATAATAAAGAAAAAGTTTTTAAATATTTAATATGGTAAAGGACCATTCATATCACCGCCAAAAGGTTGTACGCCTCCCGGACTTAAGTTTTGTAACATACTTGAGTTTTGACCTTGTAAAGTCGTCTTTCTTTCATCTAAAGCATGTCTTACACCTTCAACTTGTTGTTGAGTAGGAGTTACACTTGTGGCATGATTGCTATTCTGTGGAGGAGAAGGTCCACCTTGAGGTAGAGGCATATTAGCTATACCCTGAGGCATTTCAGGAGGGACATGTCTTAAAATACTCGATACACTATTAAATATAAATAATGTCTTAATGACATATAAAGCAAGTGGAAAGAATAAAACAATCCAAGCTAATGTTTGTTGATTGTATTGACATAAACCAAATAATACTACACCTAATACAAGTAACAAGGCAACTTCATACCAAGCATGCATAGTGAAAATATTATTAATCTTGTGATTTTGTAATTTTTTCATTAAACCATTTGTATTGAATAATGTTATGCCAGAAATAATAACAAATACGATATAAACGATTAAGGGGGAACATTTGTCAGTTTTTAATAAACTACTCATTGTCGACGAAATTTCTTTATCCATTATATTATAGATAATATAAAAAAAATATAGATTAATTAAATATTTTTAATTTATTTTTTCTTTCTTCCCTTTTTCTTTTTCTTTTTTTGTGTTAACTTTTTCTTTTTTGTTCCAAACTTACCTTTTTGAGTTACAAATCCAGCCTTAATTAAAAATTTATTCTTTTTTCCCAATTTATGTTTCTTCTTAGAAACAATTCTACCCCATTTATTCTTCATTAAATCTTTTTTGGTTAGACCACCAGAAGTTTTCTTCAATGTTCCGTGCCACACTTTTGCATAATCGTTCTTTCTTGTCATTTATATTATTATTGAGATTTTTATTTATCATTAATTGATCTAATAATTTATTTGTTCCTCGTTTATATTTATACTTTGGATCCATATTTATTGGATTCATTAATCCTCGATTTTCTAATGATAACATTATACAATCATTTAGATTTTTTTTTTGTTTTCTTTTTTTTACTTTTCATAAAAGTTTTATATAAAATTGCCCGACGATATGTTTTTAGTGTAGGATTATATCCACTTTTACGATGACACTTTCTATGATTAATAACATAATCTGCATATTCAGAGATACTCATATTGTGCCTTTTTGCTTGTTTTGTAAATGCCCCTCGTTTAATATCTAAGTTATTCATCCATTTATTCACCTTTTTATCTGTCATTAAATTTGAATTATATTATATAAAATATTAATATTAAAATATTATTCTATTATAGATAATAGAATAATGCCATTCTGTATGAAAAGGGGTAAAAAAAAAGCAAAACGATACAAGAAAAATAAAATTGTTCCTAAAAATTTAGAATACAAAAATGAATTGCCACCATCAAAAGATATACCATTAGAAGAATATGTTGAAAAAATAAGTAATGAATGTATGACATGTTATCATTGCAAAGAAATTTTTAATGCAAGAGATATGAAAATAAGTTGTGGTAAATGTAATCAATTCTTTCATTGTTTTGTAGCAGGTAAATGTAGAGGTAAAAACTGTTCTGAATTAGTAAATGGTAAAGTACATACATTAAGTTATTGTTTATCTTGTGTAAATCCAATGACATGTAGAGGGAATACATGTTTGTGTAATGAATGTGTTTTAGATGAAAAAAAAAATTAAAAAAAACTCCTTCTTCTAGTGTAATATTTATTTTTTATACGTTTTCTTCTACTTCTTCTACTTTGTTCGCTTCTGCTGCTACTTCTGCTGCTACTTCGTTTGCTGCCTGAACCATATTGATCTAAATCATGTAAATAATCTGCTATTCGTGTAGTGACATCATAATCTAAATCATCCATAGGCGTATTATCGCCTAATAAATAGGTCGCAAATGCTAATCTTTGTTTTGCCTTTTGTAAACGGAAATGATCTCGTATTAATCTTGCTATATCATCTGCGCCTACACGTTCTGCTATCATTGAAGCTGTTTTGCCATTCCAGTTTCGAATATTGGGGTCAGCACCATGACGTAATAATAATTCTACAACTTTTATATAATCCGTACCCTCTTCTAAATTTAAAATTGAATTACTATATCTTGCAGCATTCATTAAAGCTGTATCGCCTTTAATATTTTGTATATTAGGATCTGCACCACGAACCAATAAAAATTCAGCCATATCTCCTTTTCCAAGCATTGATGCTTTAATTAAAGCTGTATAAGAATCATTTTGACTATTTATATCAGCCCCTCTATCTAATAATAATCTGATGATTTCTGTATGACCATATTCTGATGCTATCATTAAAGCTGTTCGGTTTGTATAATGTTCTCTAGTATTAGGATCCTCGCCACTATCTAATAATTCACGAACTCTGACTATATCACCCCTTTTCACTGCAGGTATTAAATCCATTATAATATATCAAATATTAAATTTTTAATTGAAATAGTTAATTCCACTATGATTCAAAAGTATATGTTTTAATTTATCATAGATTCTTTTGAATACTTCACGTGTAATTAAATATTTCCTCCGATCTAAATGATTGTAAATATTCATAATGATTTCAATATATTCTTTTAATATATCGTGGATATCTCTTTCAATATGATTTGATTTATAAATATCAAGTATATCAAATAATTCTAAATTTTCTCTAACTACATTTAATAAATATACTTCTCTATCAAAATCATTTTTGATTTGATACAAATCTTTTTCTAATGTTTTAAATTTATGGATAAATATTTGAGTATTTTTATATTCTCTAAGAATCCAACATAGTTCATGTGATTTTGGTAAAAATTTATTATTTGAAATATTGCAAGTAATAATATCGCGTTTATTAATGAAATTTTCAAACATAGCATCTGTTTTAGGAATGCATTTATAATTTTCATATATTGGTTTGGTTGAACCAACAATTTCAGGCAATTCCCCTCTCATTAGATTTTTATATTCGATATTATAAAATATAATATTGCCACGTGTGTCATAACCACGTCGTCCTGCCCTGCCACTCATTTGTAAATAATCATCATTTGTGAATATGTTTCCATTAGAACCCATAATACAGCTTGTTCGAATAGGTAAATCAATACCTAAACATAATGATCTATCAGAAATTACAATACCAATCTCTTTACTTGCCAATAGTTTTTGTACAATCCAATTATATTCATTTGGCATACCTTCAATATAAATACCAATTCCTCTTTTTAACATTTGAAATAAAATATGTTCATAATCTATTTTTATACCTAATGTTTTTTGTATTTCTTTACGAATCTTTTTAATTGTATCGCCACTCATTGGTTCATTATCAACAAATGTATAATTTGGATGTTTTTTATAAATATCTACATTTGTAAAATCAGGATTCAAAATAAATCGATTATATTCTTTACTCAAATTCTTATATTGTAATTGATTTTCTTTTACACTATCAAGTAATGATTCATAATAATTATTAATAGTTTGAATATAACTATGCCTTTCTGACTGATCAAAATTTTGCATTTTATTCATTATTTCAGATTGAGGGTCTTTGCATTTTTTAGGAATTTTAATACCAGATTGAAATTTTTCTCTCTTTTTTTGATAATTTTGATACAATTCATTTTTCTTTTCTAAAATATCATAATGATATGGATAATTTTCCTTTTCTTCATCTATTAATTTTTGATAAATCGTTTCAAAAGAATAGATACAATTATTGCGATCTGTATTAAATAAAATCATTGGAAGCATATCATTTTTTTTACACTTTTGTAAAAATGTTAATATATTTTTACATTCATCATTATTAATTTTAAATGTATTTAATACATTATTTATAATCTCTGGATATTCTTCATTAAGTTCAATAAATTTCTTTTTTAAAAAGTATTCATATTCTTTTGATTTATCAAGTGTTAAAATATCATTTTTATCAATCGATTCAAAATAATTATCTGGATTCATACTATCAACCATATCTTCAATATCATTATATTTTTCATCCTCAAAATCATTGTATTTCTTATTAAATTCATTTTCAATACAATTCCATAAAGTTGCACTATCTTTTGGAGAAAATGCTAAATTATAATCGAGTAAATTATTATCAATTTTGTCTAAACAAGCAAAGGGATGTAATTCAACTAAATTATTATCTTTCCAAATCCAACGTTGTTGATTAATAAAACGTTTATTATATTCAATTAAATGAATATTTTTAAAAGGATTTATTTTTTGAAAAATATCTTTTAAATGATCAATATTTTTAATTGTTGCTGATAATGCTAAGAAATTACAATCAATAAATTTAATAATATTTTCATAAATATGACCATCTTCTTCTCGATTTAAATTATGTATTTCATCAAAAACAACGTAATCAAATTGATTACCAATTTTATAAAGCATTTTTTCAATTGTTTTTGGAATACCAATAAAGATTTGTGTCGAATCATCAAATGAAGAATATTCAAAATTAGGAAGTAAATATTTTACTTTATAATTCATTTTTGTAAAATGAGAACCAATCTGATATGCTACAGGTTCAATTGGACATACATATAATATCTTTTTATAAAATGTTGCAACACCCATACCAATAAAAGATTTGCCTGAAGAAGTTGGTGCTCGAATCAATACAGAATTATTATGTTTTACATGTGTTAATGCTTCAAGTTGCCAATCTTCTAACCTGTAATCACGTTTATCCCATAAATTAAGAGGTGGTAAAATATGACCTAAGTTTTGTAGCATATACAACCGATAATCATATTTATCTAATACTTTTGAAATACCATTTAAGATTTTCATATGATCTGGATATTTGCTTTGACTATTTGAAACTTGATAATACAATCCAATAATTTTATCAAAGATATCTGATCGATTTTCACTATTCCATAATTTTTCTAAAACTAGAAATTTATAATGCAAAATACCTTTATCAGTTTTAAAATATTTAATATTTTTATATAAATCGCCATAAATATCTAATCGATCGATATGATATTGAATTCGATTTAAATCATCATTAAAATTCTTTTCTAGTCTTTTTTTGGTTTGTTCCATAATGATTAAATCTTTCTTTTTAGGTTTTTTATTTGGTTTAATATTTTTCTTCTGAATATCATTAAAAGAATCTTCAATAATATTTTTAACATTTGAGTTTAATCGTTCAGATAAATCACGAATAAATACGTTAAATTGTGAATGATCTATATTTTGCCAATATAGATGATCCATAAGATATACATACTATATAGTAGAGTATTAATTTTAAGTATATTTAAAAACTAAGATTAACATTTACTTTAAAAATATCTATAATTTTTGAAATAATATAAGCAATACATACAATAATTACAATAGTTAAAAATGATTCTGGTAAATTACCATTAATAAATTGTATTAAATCATTAAAATAATCTTTCAAACTCTTTTTCTCTCCGTTTGTAAACTTTTTACAATAATTTTGGATATAATCATTAGTACATCCACTATGCTTTAATTCAGTTTGATTTTTACCAGCACATATTTTGCACTCTGATAAGGAAAATGAATTAGAACAATTACTTTCTAAAACTTTATGACAATTATTTTCCTGAACACCAACATTAAATCCATCAACGCCAACTAGTCCATTTGTGCAATCACATGATCCAATAAGATAATATATGACAAATATTACAATTACAAGCATTAAAACATGTTCAACTTTTACTCCAACCATTTTATAATATATTAATAGAATATATTATTTATTAATTATTATTTATTTATTAACAGGGACTTGAGGACAACAATCTTTACCACTAAATAAATCAACAATTTTTGCAAATATAAAACATATGAATATTAATAAGATAACTTTACCAAATATATTATCAAACGGTTTAAACCACTTCCATTTAATATGATTTTTAAAAGGATATTCAATAGATTTACGAGTATCAAATAATGTATTATACATTGTTTTTAAATTTTGTGTAATCTTGCTTGTTTTACCTTTACATAAAGTTTGTTCATAATATTCTGAAGTTGTAATAACCTTATGAAATACTTCTTTTATAAGTGGTGTTAATCTAATAATAGTTCCCTCATCTAATTCATTGATAATTATATTGATACCGATAAATTCTAAAACTAAATGATAAGAATCTATCATTGTTAATGTAATATCACCCTCACATATATTATTCTTTAAAACTTCGCTATAATTTAATTTATCAATGCATTCTTTTATTTTATCTGGAGGCAATGATATAAATTCGTCACATGCAGATTTTATAAAATCTATATATTTTCCTATTTTAAAATTATCTTTTTTGACATCATTCATAAATTCATTATATCCATGTATATTTTTTATATCTAACTTTTCATCAATACATTGTCTAAATTTACGATTTGTTTTTAATTGATTTAATAAACTCTTATACATTTTAGGATATAAACTACTCCCCTGAAGGTCTGTAATATTAAATTCAATTCCTTTATTAATATCAACATTATCATCTAAATGTAATTGTATTTCTTCAGGTAAAATATGATCTTTACTTCTGTACGCTTCTCTAATCGCTTGTAATTTATTTTTTAATTTATCTTGGAAAGCTTTGTTATCTTCTTCATATTCATCATTATAAGTATAATCAGAATTAGGAATGCCTTGATATATATCAAATAATCTTTTATTAGTTAATTTGTTTAATAATTCAATAGTATTATTTCGAACATCTTCAATTGTAATTTCTTTAGAAGTTTTCGTTTTCATTTTAATAAAATCGTTGAATCTTTTTGTTTCTTCATTTGAATTTCTTTTATAACACAATGATCTCTCATCACTATCAATATAACCACCTGAAACACATCTATTGTTTAAACTATCTCCATCATCATAACTTTCAATTAAAATTGTAATAGCTTGTATATCATCAAAAGATAATTTTGAGTCATCATCATCATCATTAGAATAATCATCTTGAAATTTAAATAATTTCTTTTTTTTCCAGTCAGGATCTTTATCACATTGATCAAAAATATCTTGTATATTTTCCTGATAATTAGGATATTTTACAATACCACGGATACCGTCGCAAGTATAAGTATCTTTACGATCTATTTTAGTAATAGTATCATTAAACCATTCTGTTTTTGAACAATTATATGTGTTAGTATCTTCATCAACAAATTCTAACACATTTACTGCGTCATCTCTTCTATCAAATTCATGAATTCTCCAAATACAATTACTCATATTTTACTTATTATTAACAAATATATTTATTTTATATTAATAATATATATGAACTTTAAAAAAGATAAATTTAAGGGAAGAAAATTGACCGGAGGTAAATTAATAGGTGAAGGTTCCAGTACTTGTATATTTAGACCAAATTTACCATGTAAAAACAAAAAAATAGATATAGATGAAAAAACGATATCAAAATTATTTCTTGAAAAACCCGAAAAATTATTAAAAGAAATAAAATTCAATGAGAAAATAAGTAAATTACCAAAAAGTAAAGAATGGTCAATAACTTTATATAATCATTGCGAAGCTCCTGATTATGAAACAATTCGAAAAGTTGAACCAGATATTGATAAATGTTTAAAAAATAATCGACAATCAAAGTTAGAAAATTTTGATATATTATATGGTCCTTATGGAGGTGTTAGTATGGATACTGCATTCAATACATTATTTGTAGGAGAATCATTCAAAGATGAAAAAATATTTATGGATAAATTTAAAACTTTTATGAAAGAATGTCATAGTTTATTCTTAGGATTAAATGTAATGTATAAAAATAAAATTATGCATTATGATATTAAACCAGGAAATATAACTTATACAGATAATAAATATAAATATATTGATTTTGGTATATCAACTACATTTAATAATAAAAAAGAAATAGAAGAAAGAGCTTTAAATGAATTTGGAACAGACAGGATCTATATCTATTATTCTTTTGATATTTTATATCTATATGCTTCAAAATCTAAATTATATTTAGAAAAATATGGTAAATCAAGGAGGAATTATGATATTCTTAAAGATATACAAGAAGTAATATTTGATAGAAATTATGATTTAATGCATGATGAATTATTAAATTTGGCATTAAATAAAGAATTAAATGAACGTCAAACAATTGAAAAATTAGATACTTATAGTTTAGGAATAACAATATCTAAATTATTATTTGATAATATTATAAAAAATTTAGATTATTTAAATGATGGGCAATTAATTTATAAGATAAAAGAAATTGTAAATTATCCATCATTTATACCATTTTTAAATTTATTAAAAAGAATGACAGAACCAATATCAACAGAACGTATATCTCCCGTAGATGCTTATAATTTATATAAAAAATGTATGCGTAGTAAAAAAACAATCAAGAAATAATTAATAAATCAATAGTGTTCCTCCAACAATTAATCCAATACCTATAACATTTTTAATTTCAAAATCATTGTGTAAGATGAATAATCCTAGAACAAATGCAACAAGAGTATTTAAATTTATAATAGATTTAGCATAACCAGGATTATTACAATGTTTCAAAGCCATAAATATACACGGTTCAACAATTAGAAATACAATACATAATCTTAAGAATATGAATAATCCATCTTTAATATTAGGTCGTTTTAATTTAGGTTTTACAGTAAATATGTAAACTATTGTAAAAGCAAATACCATAATATTCGCTATAATAATATATTCTATGTAACTGTATCTATTCGTTAAATCTTTTGTCATCATGTCTTTAACGCCAATAAAAACTGCTGCAATCAAAGCATACAAAAACCATTGTTGCATTATATAATATAATATAATATATTATAAAAAAATTATTATAGTTTAAAAAATAGATTATCTTTATTAATATAAATATAGATGAATAATAGCGATATAGAAAAACTTAGTAATGAAGATTTAGTAAAAATTATTAATAAATACAAAATAAATCCAGGGAATCAAAATTTAAATCGTTCACAAGCTCTACAATTAGTTAAAAATTTCATAGCATCAAAACAGAAGAAAAAGAATGAAGTTAAATCAATTAGTGTTGAAAATAGAAAAGATAGAGTGAGAAGAATGTCTGCAACAAATTCAACTACTGTAAAAAGAGAAAATATACCACAAAGTGATGTAAAACATGTTAGAGATAGAAGAATGTCAGAACCACAAACAAGAAAAGAAGTTGTAAATGCAAAACGAGATCATGCTTTAAAGAAAACTCAACATGATGAAAACAAAAGAGTCATTGATGAATTAAATAAAAAAATGCCACAATATGATAATGTTGGATTATATCCAAAACAAAATAGATTAGTTGCAATTGGTGATGTACATGGAGATTTAAGTGTAACATTAATTTCTTTAAAATTAGCAGGAGTAATCCATCGAGATATCTTTCCTTATAATTTTAACCTTGAAAAAATTAAATGGTTAGGAGGATCAACTTGGATCGTTCAAACAGGTGATCAGATTGATCGTTGTAGACCAGAAAATTGGAAGAATGATTGTATTGAAGATTTAGATGATGTTGAAGCAGATGAAGGAAATAATATGGTTATTATTAAATTATTTAAGTTATTAGATGATCAAGCAAGAAAAGAAGGAGGAAGAGTGATAACATTATTAGGGAATCACGAATTAATGAATGTTGATAGAGATTTTAGATATGTATCACCAAAAGAATTTTTAGAATTTGTTCCACAAAAAGACAGAACATCAAAATTAACAAAAGATGGATTACCTTTAGGATATTATCACAGATTAAAAGCATTTGAAAGAAATGGGGCAATTGCTAAATTTTATGCTGAAAATAAAAAAAGTATTGTTCAAATTGGATCTTGGTTATTCGTGCACGGTGGTTTTAGTCATGCATTAGCAAAAAAATGTACAATTCATGAAATAAATACATTAGTCAAGAAATGGTTATTAAATCAATCAGATGAAAATGAAGAAGAATTATTTGATGAAATATTTAGGCAAGATGATGATATCAGTCCATTTTGGTGTCGATTATTTGCAGAAGAAGATGGTGAAGATGAAAATACTTTAGAAGGGTTTGAACATCTATTAAATATTTTAAATAAAAGAAATAGAAGATTAATGCCTATCCGAGGTATGGTTATAGCACATACTCCTCAATATATGCATGACAGATATATGAATTCACTATATGGAAATAGATTATGGAGAATTGATGTAGGTATGTCAAGGGCATTTGGAAAACATGATATGTGCGGTGATAATAAATATAGGCAAATCCAAGTCTTAATTATTCATGATGATTCTAAGTTTGAAGTCAAAAAACATCCATTTTATAATAGACAGCCTGCACCAGGAATGGGTCAAAATGCAGAATTGAAGAAACCAGGATTTTTATAAAAATTTGTATCAATAAATTTGATATTTAAACATATTTCTATAATAATATACAATAGATGACAACAAAATTATCTAGAAATGGTTATATAATTATTAAAAGTAATTATACAACTAAAGAGATAAAAGAGATAAAAGATGAATTGACTGCAAAACCATATACAATGGATGATTTTTCAAATGGAAAAGAAAAAAGATTTCATTTATTTTTAGAATCACCAAAGAAATTATATATACCTAGATTTTATGGTTTAAAAAGATTTGGTGAACCTAGTATAAATAAAATTACAGATGGTGAAACTATAGATATTAATTTTAAAGGAGATTTACGTGAGGAACAAAAACCTATTTTTGACATTTCTTACAAACAAATCTTAGATACAGGAGGTGGTATTGTATCATTAAAATGTGGTGGTGGTAAAACTGTATTGGCATTATATATTTTAGCACAATTACGACTTAAAACACTTGTAGTAGTTCATAAAGATTTCTTAATGACACAATGGTATGATAGAATTGGAGAATTTATACCTGATGCAAGGATCGGTAAAATACAACAAGATACAATAGATATAGAAGATAAAGATATTGTATTATCGATGGTTCAAAGTTTGTCAATGAAAGAATATCCAGAAGATACATTTGAATCATTTGGTTTAGTCATATTTGATGAATGTCATCATTTAGGAGCAGAAGTATTTAGTAAATGTATGGCAAAAGTTCAATCAAAATATATGTTAGGATTAAGTGCAACACCAAATCGAAAAGATGGTTTAAGAAAAGTATTTGAATGGTATATTGGTGATATTGCATATATGACAAAAGAAAAAAGTGATGATGATGCAAAAGTCAATATAATTAAATATTTTTCAGAAGATCCAAAATATTCAAAAATTGAATTAACATATCAAAAAAAACCGTGTTGTCCAAAAATGATAAATAATATTTGTAACTATATACCTCGAACAGAATTAATAATTACAAAATTAATACCATTATATGAAGAAGGTAGATGTATATTAATATTAAGTGATCGTAGAAATCATTTATTAGAAATAGAAATATTATTAAAAAAATACAATATTGAATGTGGATATTATGTAGGTGGAATGAAACCGCAAGCACTAAGAGATGCACAAGAAAAGAATGTTATTTTAGGAACATTTAGTATGGCATCCGAAGGAATGGATATACCAAAATTAAATACAATGATATTAGCATCACCAAAATCAGATATTGTACAATCAGTTGGAAGAATCTTAAGACAAAAAAAAGAAAAGAGAAAATTTCAACCATTAGTTGTAGATATCTGTGATGAATTTAGTATCTTTTCAAATCAAAGTAAAAAACGATTAACATATTATAATCGATGCAAATATGATACGACAATTTATGAAATGGATGGAACAAATCATAAATATGAAAAAACGAGGAAAAAAAGAGAAAAAAAGAAAGATAAAATAGAGAATATTGAAGAATGTTTATTATAATAGTTACTGGCTAACACGATTGTCACGCTTCGGAACAACGCGGTAATGATATTCAGCATTATCAGTTAGTAGGGGTCGGCCAAATACACCCGTAATATTCTGGCAAATAGTTTTGCCATCCTTGTCACCAAGATTTATAGATACAAATTCACCAGGGAAAAGGACTTTGTAATTTTCAGACTGGATATCAGAAAAGTGAAAGAATACTTCACTACCATTCTGATCTTCACTAATTACTTTAATAAATCCATATCCCTTCTTTTTGTTAAACCACTGTACTTGTCCAACATGGGGGCCAAAAGTCGTATTATTTTCAGAACTTTCAGTTTGCATTTCAACGTTGTTATCTTCGGTCATTTTTTATAAATATATTAATTTATCTTTATATAGTTTTATGTTTGATTTATTATTTCAATTATCAGTAGTCTTTTTAATAATTATGTTTACAAAAAATATTATGGATATGAAAAAATACAATGATGAATCAAGTTTAGTCGAATTAAAAGAATTTAAAATTGAACAAAATAAAAAAATAATGGATCCATTATTAATAGATTATAAGTTTGAAAAAGATTTCAATTTAGAAAAGATATTTTTAGAGAATCCATTAAAATATTTTTCGAATACAAATCGAGTCATAAGATATAGTGATTTTGCATTTTTTGAAAATATAAATATTTATAATCATCCTGAATTAATTGGAGAACTAAATATAAATACAATTTGCAATGATATTTTTGATAAATTTAAAAATCAATTTTCATTTAATACAGTATATTCAGGATCAATATTTCAAGGTGTAAATAATATAGGATTACAAAAAAATAGAAATAATATACTCGTTTTAGGATGTTTACAAAACGATTGTGATGTATATTTATACAATCCAAAACATGAAGAATATTTAACTTCTGACAAAAGAAAAAAATGGGGAATAAAAGTAGAATTAAAAAAAGATAAATTATTGTATATACCAACAAATTGGTTTTATACAATTGAAACTGTAAATGATTGTATATTATTACATATCAGAAGTGATACATATTTCACAAGTATTTATAATGAATATAGAGAATAATGATTTTCAAGAATAATATTAAAAAGATAATCATTATAAATATATAATGATACAAAGAATTTTCAATAATAAAACATTTTATACAAGATTTAGATTACCTACAATTCGTGAAAGATATCTTATTAGATGGCAACCGAATCATTCAACAAAAATTCATAGTCATAATAATAAATCTTGTAAATTTTATTTATTATATGGCGAGTTACAAGAAAATAAATATATATATAAGGAAGGAGTATTAAAAGATGGAAAATCTAATATTCTCGATAAATTTTTAGACAGTGAATATATTGATGATACAATGGGAAAACATAGTATACATAATATATCAGATCGATGGAGTTATAGTTACCATGTTTATGAGTAAACTCATATTATCATATCTATGAGTAAATATCTATGAATAAAATTAATTTATTTTTATAATTTATATGAATTATTTTTATTACTTTATAATTATAACATTATTGTTTATAGTGTATGTTGAATATAATGTAGGTGGAATATTATTTAGACCGAATAGTTTAGGAAAAACTGTTATAAATATTAGATCATTATTGAGTTATTTAATAAATCCATTATACAATCGATTCTTATGGAACCCACAATTATTAGATGTAAATTATCCATTTGTAATAATTATATCAAGTTTATTCTATTTTTTATTATAATATGTTTAACACTATTTAAAAATATATATTGATAAATTAATAATATGAAAGATTTATACAAAATATTAGGGGTTGAAAAAAGTGTAGATGATAATGCCCTTAAAAAAGCATACAGAAAATTAGCAATGAAACATCATCCTGATAAAGGTGGAGATGAAAAAGAGTTTAAAGATATTAGTGAAGCATATGAAATACTGAGTGATCCTAATAAAAGAAAAACTTATGATTTAGGAGGATATGAAGCACTAGATGGAGGAGGAGCCGGCGGTGGTAATCCATTTGATATTTTTGAATCTATGTTTGGATCCCAAGGCATGCCAGGAGGTATGCCTGGTGGTATATTTAATTTATCTGATATGATGGGTGGATCTATGGGTTCAAGAGGTCAACAAAATACAGTTAGAGTTGAAAAAATTGATGTTACACTTGATGATTTATATATTGGTGCAACAAAAATGGTAAAAATAAATACAAATGCAAAATGTAAACATTGTAATGCTAAAGGATATTTACAAAATGGTAAACAATTATGTGGTACTTGTCAAGGTTCAAAGATTATAACAGAAACTGTAAGAATGGGTCCAATGATTCAACAAAGTAGAAGACCTTGTCCAACATGTCAGCAAAAAGGATATACAATTATTCCAGGATATGAATGTCAAAAATGTGATACAAAGGGTGTTATTCCACAAACGAAACGGTATAATTTAAATATTAGCAAAGGAAATGTCAGTGGAAAAGATATTCAATTAAAAGGAAAAGGAGATTATATTCCTGAATTAGATGTTCAAGGAGACTTAGTTATTCAATTACAAGAAGTAGGTCATGAAAAATTTCAAAGAAAAAATAATGATTTATTTACTCAAGTAGATATTACATTAGAAGAAGCATTGTGTGGAACAACTTATAAATTAAAACATTTGAATGATACATATATATATTTGAATATTGATAAGATTATTAAACCAGATTATATCATGAAAGTTGTTGGAAAGGGTATGCCATTATTAACAGACAATGGAATATTATATGGAGATTTATTAATCAATTTCAATATCGTTTTCCCACATAGACTAACATCCGAGAAAAGAAAAATATTAAAAAAAGTATTTAATGTTGAAGATAAATACAGTGATCGAGAAGCAGAAGATATAGAATATTATAAAACACTTGAAGAATTGAATTTAGAAGGACAAGAAGAAGGTCAACATGGAGTCCAATGTGCACAGCAATAAAATTGCGATAAACAGCAATAATAAATTAATTAAGTTAAATCTTTAATTTATTGGAAAAAAAAATATATATATATATTATAAAATGGTTGGAGTAAAAGTTGAACACGTTTTAATTCTCGCAATTGTGGCATTCGTGTTGTATCACCTTGTAAGTAGATGTGGTTGCACAAATGGACTAGTTGATGGTTTTAGTGTTGGTATAGAAACTAGTTCTACTATTCCCTCTAATTGTACTACTACACTAAATAATTTATGTTCTGCTTCTAGACAAGAAGGAAGCGAAAAATGTGGGCTATGTGCATCCAGCCATCAACACAAGCTTTTAATGGCTGGATGCACAGCATCAATGGTAGATTCTTTTTGTTCAAATTCTTGTCATTTTGGTGAAAAATGTTTTGTAAAAGGTGATAGTAATACATCACTGGAGAAGACTGGGTGTAAAAATATGAAAAATGCTTCAGACTGTGAAAAGGCATGGGCTTGTGTATATGGATATGAAGATAACAAAGAAGTTTGTAATTTAAATAAAGGTAATATTTGTGTATGGAATGGTAACAAATGTGTAATAGCTGGAAATACTTATCCCACAACTAATTGTTCATTAGAAAATGAATGTCCTGAATCATTGCCTGATTGTCCTCGTGGACAAAATACTTTTTCTAATGTATTTACATATAATCCCGATTGTAAATTTGATTATGGTGTTGACATGAAAGAAACATATATGTTTGATGGAGAAAAATATTATATATGTGATGGAGTTAATGAACGTGGTCAAAAATGTAAACCATCTGAAGGACAAAAAATTCCAATATGTAATACGGCACTAGCAGACCAGGAAAAATGCACTAGTATGCAAATAAATAGTGATACATGTAATGAGAGATTTGAATGGTATAAATATCTAGGTAAAGAAAATGTTAAAATAAATTGTACAAATCATGGATATAATAATAGAGCTTGTAGAACTATGAAAGATTCAGGTATACCAGATCCAACTTGTGTTAAAGATAATTGTAAAGGTCTCGCAGGACCAAACCGTCAAAATTATGGAATTGAAAATTACTGTTATACAAAATAATTAAACGCCCTTAAATCTTCAAAATAAACATATTTTCAGATTCTTTTATTAAAAATATTTTTTTATCCCCTGCATCCCGTTTCAACATTTCCCATGATTCTTCACTAATCATTTCAACAACTTTTTCTCTAAATAAAAAGAAAACATCTACATTATTCTTTTCTTTACTACATTGGAAATACAATAAACCTTCAGCGTGAACCTTAATACCTTCATCATAAATTTCAATTAATTTATCATGATTAAATTTAATAAACCTATCTATAAAATCAGGTAAACTGTTAATATTTTGAACATTCATTTATAGATAAAAATAAAGAAATAAATTATATTAAACTAATCTTCCAATGACCTTCTTAGAGCTTCATCAATATCTCTATCAGAAAATCCATCTCGAATAATATCCATTTGTGGCATTATACTACCAAGATTTATTATATTTGGTATATTCGCTGAATCCACTTCATTTGCTGAAGCATTAATATTAGTATTTGCTGAAGCCATTTGTTCTAAATTTCTTCTTAATAAAACAGCCCTTAGAATATCATTTAAACTTTGTGGTTCTTCTTGTAATAATTCCCCTATTTGTTCAGGTGTCAGAATTGGTCTTAATTCTTGGGGACCTTCTTCTGAAGCCTGTGGCATTTCAGCCTGTGGCATTGAAGCCTCTGACATAGCAGTGTCCATTGAAGGCATTTCAACTTCTTGTCCCTCCGGTTCCTCTTGCCCTTCGGGCCCTTCAGGTTCTTCTACAGGTGTAGGGAATTCATATCGACACATAGGGCAAGTATTATTATGACTTAGCCATGGAATAATACCTTCACAATTTTCATTTTTAATATGAAAATAATGCTTAGAAGGTTCACAAGGTAATTCTAAGACTCTTTCACCTAATTTAAATTCATCTAAACAAATAGAACAAGATAATTTATTATCTACATCTTCTTGAATAATTTCCATTTTTTGTAATTCTTCTATAAATTTATTACAACAAGGTTTTTCTTTTGGTTGTTGTTCTTCAAATGTTCTTTGTAAAATATCACCTGGCATACCTTGTAGATTCATCAAACCTTGTGGATTCATCATACCTTGTGGTGGAATCCCATCTTGTTGCGGAATCATATTTATACTTTGCATCATTAATCTGAATAATGGATGTGTTTGAACATTATTATTAAGTTCAGTATTCATTTCTGTATTATTTTGTTGTTCCATATATTTAATTAATATTTATAATTTTAAATAATTAAAAACTGAAACTTAGTAAAATGTAAGCTATAATTGCTACAATTAAACTATTTCTCCAAGCATTCTTATAATTACGATACATATCTGTCCATGCTTTTATTTGATCCTTTTCAGTTAAATGATATAACATAAAATCACTCTTCGGATAAAAATAATAGAATGTCAATTTTGTAAGCATAACAATTGCAATAAATTTACATACTTTAAATTTTTCTTCAGAATATGTATATAAATACAATATACCTAAAAATAATCCTAATATCATACCAAAAATATAAATCCTTAATCTTTCATAAATAATAGTTTTGTATTTTGTTTTTTGTTCATGACTTAGAGTTTCTAAAAATTCATCTTTTTTATCTACAAAAAAATGCATGACAACACTAGATATTAATAATACAAATGCTGTTGCACAAGAAATAAGTTTATACATATATATTAATCTAATATTTTATATTTCAGATAAACCACCTACTACAAATCCTTCTCTTCGAGACGTAAATGCTTCTTTAATTCTTCCACCTACTGTAAAAGCATTTTGTTCAGGTGTTTTTGGTGTTTTTGGTGCTACTGGTTTTACTGGTTCAGCAGGTTCTTTTGGTGCTACAGGTTTTACTGGTTTTACTGGTTCCGGTACTACTGGTGCTACTGGTTCTGCCGGTGCTACTGGTTCTACTGGTTCCTGTACTACTGGTACTACTGGTTCCTGTACTACTACTGCTACTATTGGTACACCTGTATAATCTTTAAGTATGCAATAATCTTGATCTAGTATAGGTTTATATTTATCTTTATCTGGACAAGATGCTATGACTCCTGTTTTTTTTTGATAAACATCTATAATTAAATCATTATCTTTAGCTTTGTTACTTCCTAGATTTGTTGTACAAGTATTATTTTCATATTTACAATCTTCTAATGCATTTTTACAAACATTTTTATTTCTACTGTAACTAATACAATCGCCACCTATACTTATACCTCCTTTTTTATCATGACATACATTATGACTATCATCCCATACACAATTATTATCATCTTCACATCTATTAAAATCTTTTGACTGACAGTGTTCTCTATTTTTCACTCTACACTTATCATTATTACTATTATATGTGCAATAAAAAGTATTTGAACAATTTTTTATATCTCCATCATATTTACTACAATTATAATCAATACATTTATCTAATTTAGCATTGTAAACTTTGTTATTATTATTATTTGCAACACATGTTTTTTTACCATTATGCCAATCTAAACATCTTCTACCACCACAATCTTGACTAATTGTTGCTACATTACATGGTTCACCAATATTCCCAGCAGCTCTAACAACGCATTTACCTTTTCCATCTACATTAGATTCTGGACACCATACTTCTTCATTATCTACATCGCATCCATATTCATTATATTTAAAATTTGGTGTTCCATCGCGATTTACAGGACAATCAATACTGTATTTTGTACTTTCAACACATTTTCCACCTTTGCCATCAAAATTTGCATCACACCATTCCATTCCTAGTTTTTTCTCGCCAGTTACAGGATCATTGCATCTAGAATCAATATCGGCTGAATTATCACTAGATGTATTACAATTTTTACCTGTCCATCCTGCGGTACAGTTACAACGATAACCTTGTTTATCTGAACCTATATTTTGACATTTACCACCATGTAAACAAATATCTGGGTTCATTGCACAAAATGAATTCGCTTCTAATTCTTGTTGTCTTTTTGCTTCTTCTTGTTCTTGTTGTCTTTTATTATATTGCTCTTCAAAAGAACTATAGTCAGAATATTGAATACCAAAATATATAGAAAATAACGATATACTTAAAATTATTGAAATTATAATAGATTTATTATTTTCAGAACTAATTGATATACCTATTATTATAGCAAATACAATTATACATATTACAAATATCGAACCATTGCGACGTTCAGATGATAAATAATCAAAAAAACTACTGTAATCATCATCATAATTAGAATCAGAGTTATTATCAGACATTATATTATAAATAATATTTTATTTTAATTTAATCAATTTCATCAATTGTTGGATTTTGAGGTTCTGGTTCTGGCTCACCACTTGCCTCTGGCTCACCACTTGCCTCTGGCTCACCACTTGCCTCTGGCTCACCACTTGCCCCCGGCATATCTGGCATATCTGGCATATTTGACATATCTGGCATACCCCCTGGCATACCACCTTGCATATCTCCATATAGTTTTGTCATAATTGGTTGAACAGTAGTATTAAATTCATCGCGCTTACTATTAAATTCTTCTTTAGTTGCTTCCATATTTTCATTTAACCATTCTTCATTTTCTTTGACTAAACCTGTTAAAGTTTCTAGATCAGATTCATCTAGTTTTTCTTTCATTTCTTTCTTTTCAATTGTAGCCTTAGTTTGATAAAGTAATCCCTCAAATTCATTTTTAGCATCAATAGTTTCTTTAATCTTATTATCTTCATCTTTAAATTTCTCTGCTTCTTCAACCATTTTTTCAATATCTTCTGCTGAAAGTCGCCCTTTATCATTCTTAATTGTAATATTTTCTCGCTTACCACTACCCTTATCACTCGCTTCAACTTTCATAATTCCATTTGCATCAAGATCAAAAGCAACTTCAATTTGAGGAATACCCCTTGGTGCTGGAGGAATGCCCTCAAGTTTAAATGTTCCAAGTAGATTATTATCTTTTGTCATAGTCCTTTCACCTTCATAAACTTGAATTAGTACACCCGGTTGATTATCTTCATAAGTAGAAAATGTTTGAGATTTATTTGTAGGGATAGTTGTATTACGTTCAATAAGACGCGTCATAACTCCACCAGCTGTTTCAATCCCAAGTGAAAGAGGAGCAACATCTAGAAGTAATAGATCATTGGCTTTATCATCATCATCAATTGTTTTACCAAGAATTGCAGCTTGAACAGACGCACCATATGCTACAGCTTCATCAGGATTAATATTTTGACATAGTTCTTTACCATTAAAAAAATCACTAATTAGTTGTTGAATCTTAGGAATACGGGTTGAACCACCTACAAGAACAATATCATCAATTTGACTCTTACTTAATTTTGCATCTGTTAAAACTTTTTGTACTGGATCAATACATTTTTGAAAAAGATTCATACAAATGGATTCAAATTTAGCACGTGTAATACTAGTAAAAAAATCAATACCTTCATATAGAGAATCAAGTTCAATACTTGCTGTTGCACCACTTGATAGTGTCCTTTTAGCACGTTCGCATGCTGTTTTGAGTCGCCTTACAGATTTCTTATTATCGGAAATATCAACTTTGTTTTTTCTTTTAAATTCACCTTTAAAATGATTTACAAGTAGATTATCAAAGTCTTCACCACCTAGATGAGTATCACCGGCTGTAGCCTTAACTTCAAAAATACCATCTTCAATAGAGAGAAGGGATACATCAAATGTACCACCACCTAAATCAAAAATTAATACATTCTGTTCTTCGCCTTTCTTATCTAATCCATACGCAATTGCTGCTGCTGTAGGTTCATTAATAACTCGTAGAACATTGAGACCTGCGATTTGCCCTGCATCCTTAGTTGCTTGCCTTTGAGAATCATTAAAATAAGCTGGAACTGTAACAACAGCATCAGTTACTTCATTGCCAATATAAGCTTCTGCAATTTCTTTCATCTTAGTTAGAATCATTGATGAAATTTCTTCAGGGTGATATGTTTTTTCTTCTTCTTTATACGTTACTTTAATTTTAGGTTTATTATTATCACTTTCAACTTCAAATGGAAAATTACTAATTTCATTTTGAATAATTGGATCATCGAATTTACGACCAATTAAACGTTTGGCATCATATACAGTATTTTCAGGATTCATAGAAGCCTGATTCTTTGCTCCATCTCCAATAAGTCTTTCTTTATCTGTAAAAGCTACATAAGAAGGAGTAGTCCTATTACCTTGATCGTTTGCAATAATTTCACATCTGTTTTCTTTCCACCAACCAACACAACTATAAGTTGTTCCGAGATCAATACCAATTGCTGCTTTTACCATAATTATTTAATTATTTATAAACTTATATTTTTAAGTAATTTTAATATTTTTTCATATCTCTTTCCATATGTATTGCATGAACACCTTTTTTAGCATCTTCCATATTTAAATAACTTAGTGCAGGATAATAAAAATATTTAATTTTTCCAGACCTTTGTAATTTTACCATTTCAGTATCTAATGCTCTCATTTTCTTTTTCTTATCAACAATATCAAGTAATTCTTTAGCAATTTCCCAAGTTGGAAAATAATAACCATGACCACCTAAGATTCTAAATTTTTCAGGATTAATTTTATTTATTCCCTTCTTAAAGTTACGAATTGTTTTAGCATGACTCCATGTTTTATTTTTAAAAGTATCTGGTGGATGTAATGTTCCGCCAAAATATACTATACTATCTTGTGGTAATTTATTTAAATTTACTTTTTTTAGTTTTGCAAAATCAACAATTGCATCATCTTCAATAACTAAAGCTTGATTTATTTTATTCTTAACAATTTTCTTAATAATAGACATATGAGAATTTAATATACCTGCTGTACATTTTTTCTTTTTATCTCCAGCATTCCACATAATTTCTAAACGTTTATAATATGGATTTGCTTTACTTACTTCAACACCATTACAAGCAGAAAATCTTATATATCGACTATCATCGTTATATTTTTCCCATTTATCTTTATCTCTTCTAAGATTAATAACAAAAATTTTAGGCATATTTGCTTTAGGCAATAGCCTTTTAGGTAAATTACCTTTAGGTGATAACCTTTTAGGCATATTTGCTTTTTTCATAGATTTCTTTTTTGTTTTTTTATTTTTCATATAAAATAAGAAATATTTAATTTAAAACTAAAAATATATATTATAATAAAATGAAATGTCGATCATCCATTCGTAAAGTTCGGAAATCGAATATTCCAAAAGCAATACGTGAACAAGTGTGGTTAAAGAATTTTGGAAAAATATATGAATCACCTTGTTATGTCCATTGGTGTGATAATATAATAAATGTTTTTGATTTTCATGTTGGTCATGATGTTCCAGAAAGTAAAGGTGGGACACTTGATATAAATAATTTAAAACCAATATGTTCTAGATGTAATTTGTCTATGGGAGATAAATTTACAATTGAAGAATGGGATAATTTATTTTTAGAAGAGGGATCAAATAAACCCCATAAATTAAGAAAAAAAAGATTTAAAAATTGTTTTTAATTTATTTTTTTATAATAGTTTAATATATAAATGAGTTATACTGAAATTATCAATTTTCAAGAAACATGCAATTATATTAATCCAGAAAAAGATAATGCTATTTCTATGTTAAAAACTTGCATCAATGATCCAAATTATAAACCAGTAAAACCAGAAATAAATCCTGGCGACTTTTGTAATGGTGAAACTCTAGAACAAGTTCATTATCAATACAGTGATTCTTATCCATTAGAAAATTTAAAAAAGAACAAACAATCTGCTCTAAAACAACATGATCATATAAATAGTTTACAAAACGATTTAATACAATATTTATCAACAGATTCAAAAAAATATTTAACCCAAGTAAATAATGATAATAAAATAAATTTTGATGGATATTGGGGTCCATCCCAAATAGGTAAAGATGATAATAATCCAGTACAATTTCGTGAAACAAATCCTAAATTTCCAAACTTTGTTCCACCTACAAAAATACCATTAGAAAAGAAAAGAAAAGAATTACATGAAGAAGAAAATATAAGAAAGAATGGTAAAGTAATTGAGGGATTTCAACCTGGTGATTTTTTATCAGATAATGGTCCAGGCGAACAATATATTGAAGTATGTCCGGATGAATATGAATTAAATAATGGCATATGTGTAAAAAAATGTGATCATTGCAATACAAATTATGATAATTCAGATTATACTGATGTATGTTACCCGAATAACTATGATGGCATTGATAATTTTGGAAGGATTATGTGTTCTGAAACACATAAAATAAAAAATAACACAGTTAAAGTTTCTACACAATTAAGTAACATAAATTCTAAAGAACAATTATTTTCACACCATGATGGCAAAACAGTATTTAATATTAATAATTATTATATTTAATCGATATCTTCGGGATCATCATCATCGCTGTCATTGTCACTATCATCACTATTGTCACTATCACTATCATCATCCCCAGCAGTTCTATTTACAAAGTCAATAAGCATCTTTTCAACCTTAAGAATATCAGACTTTTCACCTCCTAGAAATGAAACCTTGAAAAGGAAATATTCAAGATTATTATATGCTTCATCAAATCCAATTGCTCGATACATTTCAAGCATTTCAGGCTTCCAATTCAGAATCTTAATGAATGCTTTTTCAACTTTAAGTTCTTCTTCAATCTTTTTCTTAAATTCATTGATAACTTCTCCACCATTACCAATGAATTGTCCAATACTACAATCTTCAAGACCCATTCGATAGTTAAAGTTTTGTCGGAAAATCTTCTTCTTTTCTCCCTCTTCTTTCTTTGCGACTACGTTTGCTGCTACCTTTTCAGATAGAGATACAAGGTTATACTTGATAATTTCATTCAGATCAACATTAAGGTTGTGATTGTTTTCAGAATCTTGAAGGATTTCATTGTCCTTCCAGGTTGCAACAATGTTGTTACCCATTTCCTTGATATTGATACGAATATTAATCTTCTTATCCCCTTTCTTGATAGAATTGATTAATTCTTGAGACTTGTGACCTTCAATTTCTTTAAAATCATTGAAGGACTTCTTGACGACTTCATTGAAAAGGACTTTTCCACCCTTTCCAATCATACGAGGGATCATATCATTGGTGATGGTGAGCTTAAAGTTGTGAGAAGTCATTTTGATAAGAGTTTTGGTTTTATTCTTTTGTTTGTTCGATTGTTCTTTTATTTGTTTGTTAATACTAAGAAAAACTATAAAAAATTTCAAATTATTTTACATAATTTACCATCCAAATTATTTTACGGTTTTTTGCCAATATTTTCTTAATTAATTTAAGAATTAATTAAGAATAATATAAAATATGAAAGCAGCCTTAAAACGTATTATAAACATTGATATGAAAAGAGTCGAAGAAGCAAATCTAAGTGAACAAGGTATATTTATAGAATTTGATGAAGAAGACATGTTTCGAGCAAAAGCAATGATAATTGGTCCTAAAGATACAATCTATGAAAATGCATATTTATTTTTTACAATTGAATTTCCTAAGAAATATCCATTTGAACCTCCAGTTGTAACTTATAAACCACAGAATACAGTAAGAATACATCCAAATATATATGTAAATGGCAAGGTTTGTTTATCGATATTAGGGACATGGTCGGGTCCATCTTGGACATCTGCAATGGATATTATCAATGTATTAATTACAATTCAATCATTATTAGATGATAATCCTTTATGTAATGAACCAGGTTATGAAAAAGTAGTTCCAAGTAAAATGCATATTCATAATGATTATAATATGGCAATTGAATATAATACATATAATTCACTTATTTTAGGAAGATTAAATACAAAATTTGAAGAATTTGATAATTTTAAGAAAGATATGATTGAATATTTTGAAAAAAATAAAACAAATATAATCAAAAAAATAGAAAAGAATATGGAAAAATACAAAGATAAATTATCTGTAAGAATAGGAATTTATAATATATATGAAACAATAGATTATCAATATTTACATGATAAATATTTAAAAATTTGAATTATTATTATTATTAATATATAAGATATATTAAAATATGAACGAAAATATTTGTGAAAATTGTGATAATTTTATGTTTACTTATACTGATGAAGGAAAAAATATTTACAATGGTTGTAAAGAATGTGGAAATAAAGTATCGATTAAAGAAAAATGTATTTATAAAACAACATATGATGTAAATATTAGTAATATTTTAAATACAAATCAAAATTTACTTAATGATTTAACTTTACCAAGAATTGAAAATAATCCAAATATTAAATGTCCAAATAACGAATGTGAAACAAATAAAGCTAAAAAACCATGTAATATTGTATATATTAAGTATAATGAAGAAAAAATGAATTATATGTATATTTGTGAATCATGTGGACAAAAATGGACTAATATTGAATAATATTTAAAATAAATTTGAATAATATTTAAAATAAATTTGAATAATTAAATATAATTTACTATATAAATAAATGAACAAAGGATTAAATATAGAATATGATTCTACTATAGTTACAAATATTGAAGATAGTCAAACATTTTATAAATCTTATGATAAATCAAAAAATACATTATCAAATGTATTAACAAAATATGAAAAAACAAAAGTTATATTTGAAAGAATGCAAATGATATCAAATGGTTCATTGCCATATATTTCTAATCCAGAAAAATATGAAGATATATATGATATTGTATTAGAAGAATTAAAGCAAAAGAAAGTACCATTTATTATTAAAAGGACAATTAATGATCGTGATGAATATTTTAAATTAGAAGATTTGATTATTCTATAAATTTATAATTCTATTATTTATAATTCTATTATTTAAAAATATTTTTTTATGTATTTTATCAGAAATAAAATATTATTTATAATATAAAAATGAAACAAATGTTTGAAATATTAATTCCCCTAGTGTTAATAATTGTATTATTAATGTGTATGATGAATAATAATACTGAAGAATATTTTAGTGTTGGCGGAAATAACTGTACTGATAAAAAAGAATATTTTAAAGTAGGTGGAAATAACTGTACTGATAAAAAAGAATATTTTAAAGTAGGTGGAAATAACTGTACTGATAAAAAAGAATATTTTAAAGTAGGTGGTGAAGCACATGGAAACGGTGGTAATACTTGTCATGTAACTATGATTTGGGCGGATTGGTGTGGTTTCAGTAACAAAGCTGATCCAGAATTTAAAAGTTTAAAGAGTGAATATGAAGGGAAAGAAGTAGATGGTTGCACATTAACTTTTCGACAAATTGAAGAAAAACAAATGAAAGCGGATCCAGAATTAATGAAAAAATATAAAGTTGATGGGTTCCCAACATACTTTTGTGAAATGAATGGTAAACATGAAACTTTTAATGCTATTAAACAAAAAGATATGTATGATAGAATTAGAGAATGTATTGCAAAATTGAAGGGTTCTGGTAATGCACCTCCTCAACCTAAGCCTCAACCTAAGCCTCAACCTAAGCCTCAACCTAAGCCTCATCATAAGCCTCATCACAAACCTCACCACAAGCCTCAAGAAAGATTTAATGCTACATATGATAAGATTAGACCTACTGTAGAAGGTGAAATATTATTTAGCAGTTGTGAAGACAGTGAATATGGTCCAGTAAGGTTAGATAGTGTTGTACGTAATCTAGCAGGTGTAGGCAATGCTCCTAATAATGTATTAGGTTATGGTGATTGTACAGAATTAGAATTTGCTCCGGTTAAATTTTCTACAGGTGGTCCACAAATTCCAAGTATGAATAGTTTAATGCCATCCGTAGCACAACTAAAAGCTCCAGGAATTGATGGTGTCCAAGGTATTATTAGACCATCTTCTTTTGGTAGCCCTGTAGGAGCTAATGGCGCAGGTGCTAACAGCAATGCTGGTGGTAAGAAAGCTAGGGTAACAATGGTTAGAGCTGATTGGTGCGGGTTCTGTAAGAAAGCTATGCCAGAATGGGAAAAATTAAAATCTGAAATTCATAATAAAGTAGTTAATGGTCACCATATGGAATTAAGGGATTTAGAACAAAAAAGAGATGAAGCTGAAATCAAGAAGAATTATTCTGATGTCAATGGTTTCCCCACATATGTTGTAGAAACAACAGATTCTTCGGGTAAATTAACTAAAGTTGGTAGTTTTAATAGTATTGAAAAAAATGATATGCATGAAAAGATTAAAAAGAACTTAAAATAAATTTACATATTTTTAATAACATTATAAGTTCCTTCCCTTTTACGAGCACCACTCATAGCTAATTCATCTTGACCCCCTCCACCACCTTCTTGAAAATTTTTATCATTAAATTCCCAATAACCAGCCCCGCCAATCTTAAAATCTGGATGAGCTTCTGCTTTATACCAATAAACTTGATCTTGTAATTTATTACTTTTTGAATTATTATTAATGACTAAACATTCATAATTTTCAGTACATTGATCCATTACTTGACAAAACATTTCAAAAGTTGGAAACATTCCTGCATAATGTTCATATAATCTTTTTCTATTTGATACATAATTTTCTCTAAGAATAAATACATAATCAATATTTGTTCTTAAATTTGGTGGAATACCTAAAGCAAACTGCATAGTAAGAATAAATAATATTTTATAATGACGTCCATTCATAAATAAACTTCTAACATTTTTATCTTTAATCCATGATTGATCATATAAACAATCGTCTAAAATTAAAAATGCCCTCGGGTCCATATTTGGATTTGATTTCATTTGTTCAATCATAATTTTTTGTCTTTTTAAGATATTTGCAATAATTTCTGCTTTAAATTCACCATGAATAAAAATAGGTGGAACAATTTCACTGTAAAAACTATTTGCAGCCTCTGTTCCAGAAATAACTTGACCTACTGGAATATTTTGATGATGAAACAACAAGTCTTTACATAAAAAAGATTTCCCTGTATCTCTTTTACCAATTAAAACAACGACTTTATCATGAGTAATTTCATTCATATTAAATTTACGCAATTGTATTTCTGCCATACTATATTAAATATAGTATAAAAATTTTAGAAACATAAACGTTTAAAAATTGTAATAATAATAAATAAATATTTAATTATTCTAATATGAATCACCATATTACATATCATAAATGGAATTTAAAAGAAAATAAAATATTTAAGAAATCTTGTAAAAATCATCTTAATATTAAAGATTTTCAAATATATAATCCTATATTTTCTTTATATTTTCATATACACAATACAAAAAATGCAAGAAAATTAATTGATATTGATAGAAAATATATTTTAAAAGAAATAACTGAATCGAATGATTATAAATATTACGATTCAAACAAATCATTAAAAGGTAAAATATATGATTCTTACTTAAAAGAATCAAAAGAGATAGATTTATTTTGTAAATGTATGAGTATCTTAGATCCTATACATATAATGATGAATAATTACAAATTAAAGAATGATTTATTACCAAATAATTATATACATAATTTTCAAAACAAAATAAATAATTTAAATAATAGTGTTTATATTGATACATTCTTTTCTTATATTACAAGTGAATTAGTTATACAAAATAAATTGCCAAGTTTTCCATTATTTTATGGATCAATAAATGGTATATTAGAAGAATATAAATTAGATATAAGCGATGAATATCATGAATTTATTACAGAAAAATGGTTTCATAAAAATATTGGCGATAAATTTACAATTGATTTATTTGTTTCTGAAACAGATTCTGATTCAAATACTGATTCAAGTAGTGATGCTTCTGTATCTTTATATGAAGACGATGATTTTATTTGTAAATTTAAAGATATACCAGTTCAATATTTATTTATCCAAAAACTAGAAGGAACACTTGAAGATTTCTTACAAGAAAATATAGATTATGAATTAATCATAAGTTGTTTATTCCAAATTATTTTTGCATTGGCATATTTACAAAAACATTATGAATTTACGCATAATGACTTACATATTAATAATATTATGTATGAAAAAACAGAAACAACATATTTATATTATAAGTTTAATAATATATATTTTAGAATTCCTACATTTGGATATATATTTAAAATTATAGATTTTGGAAGAAGTATATTTACATTTAAAAATAAAGTATTTTTCAATGATAGTTTTTCAAAATTTGGAGAAGCAGAAGGTCAATATCATTATCCAATTTCCAATATGATGTTATATAAAAAAAATAAATACAAAAAAGATATTCAACCGAATTATAGCTTTGATATGTGTCGATTAAGTACAACTATCTTAGATGAAATAGATAATGGTAATATTGAATTATATAAATTCTTAACAAATATTGTAATTGATAAAGAAGGGGATAATATATTTGAAACAATGACAGATAGTTTTGATTTATATGTTGATATTGCAAAAAATGCTTGTAATGGTATACCTCATGAATTAATACATGATGATATCTTTAAAAAATATAGAATTAAAAAGAAAGTATTCCCTAAAAGAGATTATTATTGTATGGATTAAAAAGGAGGAGCATCAGCACTTGATATTCCATTTGTTGTTCCAGCAGATAATTCAATATTTGTATCAATCTCTGGCACAGAACTACTTAATCCTCCACCTGTTTTACTATTTACTACACTTTCAATTGTTCCTTCAATAATATTAAAGTTACCTGTATAACAAATTTTTCCAATTAAAGATACAATAAACATTATGCCAAAAAGTATCATATATTTCATATTCTTTTCAGGTCTTGGATCTTTTTTATCTTTTTCTTTGTTCATAAAGAAATAACCGAGTGTTATGATAACACTTACAAGCATGCTAAACATGATTGGATTTTCAAACATTTTATAATTAAGTTTTAGATATTATTTTCAAGATTTAATCAAGATTCGATTTCTTTTGCATCATTAAATAATGTAAATTCATCTTTTTTATTATTATCATTTAATAGATCTTGAACATCTGTCATAAAATTATCCAATGTCATTGTTTCATCTTTATCATCTGCTTTAACTTCTTCAACTTTTCCTAATCCTACTTTTTTAATACTATCATCTTCAATAATATTTTCAATCTGTGTTACTGCTGAAATATTTGTAGATTCATCAGCGACTAGTTTACTGTTTGTATCCGATATATCGTTTAAAGGTTTATCTTCTATAATAGTTGTAATATTAGGATTTATTTCCTTATCTAAATTTGTATCTACAATTTTAGTTTCATCCGGTTTAGTATCATCGATAATTTTAGTATCATCTATGATTAAAGTATCGCCACCTTTCTGTTCATCATCTATTTTTTTAACTATAATATCTTCATCTTTATCAACTCGATTTTCTTCAATAATATTCTTATAATCATTTAATTTTTCTTCAACCGATACAGGTCCTTCATCAATAATAGGTTTATCTACTATATCAGGATTTTCATAAATTTCTTCGTTTGGAACTTCTTTAACATCATCTTCATTATCACTTAAGATATCATTGATCTCAAGGTTGGTTGTATTTTCTTGTATCATTTTTTCATCAACATGATCATCAAAATATTTTTCATCGTTTGACAAGTCATTTGACAAGTCATTTGACAAGTCATTTGACAAGTTGTTAGATACATCTTCTTTTTCTTTTCGAACATTCATTATTTCAGCCATTAATAATTTTTGTAATTCTTTTGTTTTATCTACTTCTCTATTTCTCTTTTCTGCAATTTCACTATGTTCAAAATGATCTTTTAATATTTCTTTTACAGGCAAAGCTTTTCTTATAGTTTGCTGAATACTTTCTACAATTAAATCTTCAATAATTTTAATATTTTTTTGATATTCACTTGAAGAAACATTCTCATCATATAAGTATGGATTTTTCCACATTTCTCTAGCAGAATTAATATAACATTTATGTATGAAATTTGTTATTTTAGGAATTGTTAAATTTACACGTTTACTATTATTACCAAGTGAAGCTAAGATTTTTGTATGACTTATAAATACAGCAGTAATTAAATCTTCTAACCAATCACAATTTGAAACACGAATAATTCGATCAACTTCATGTTCAATCATATCTATATTCCATTTTGGTACTCTTTCAATTTGTTGTCTAAAAATAATTGGTAATTCAATATCTGTATTATCTGCATAAATTTGTTTACTATCACTATAAATACTTTGTAAACCTTCATATAAAGGTAATTTTAATACATCAATTAATTGCTTAGTATATTCAACTTTTGCCTGAGCAAAAACAGGGGAGTTAAAATCTTCCATTATTATAAACGATTTATATTAATTTCAAAATTTAGACTAATCAGACAAAAATTTAAATGATATTCTATGTATAATTTTGACTTTATTTTCATCCTCTGTTAATATTTCATAATAAAATTCATTTAACATTGTATCTTCTTTGATTAGTTTGTGATTCATAAATACATCTGGTTTTGCAACATAATTTGACTGATCATATGTATCTAAAATTACATGAAATCCTATACTCGAAAAATATTTTTTCATTGTTTCCATATTTTCTTCTGTAAGTTCAGAAATATCAACTTTACCTTCTGGACTACCATCCCCATATAAATATTTAAGACCATCTACAAATATCTGTAATAATTGTTCAAAAATATGTAATCCTATATGTTTGCCAGGTTCAGGTTCATCTAATTCTAATTTAATACTATTTTTCTCAAATGGTTTATGAGAAAATAAAAATATAGTGAAATCATCACCATCTCCTTCTTTTTCAATTGGTTTATTCATTTTATTATGGATATATTATAAAAATAAAGATTAAACAAAAATATTAAACAAAAATATCCTCTGTAAGGGGTGCGGGGGGAGGCGTCGGACAATTAATATCACCTCTCCGACAATCCTCAAGATTGTCCTTATCCTCAAAACAACATTCTGGCAAACACTCACAGCTGCCCCCCGGGCCATCGTCCCTTAATAAACCATTTAGACATGGTGGGTGACAATAATTGACCTGGTTTTTGAAACAATATTCAAAATCCTTGTTGCATACTTTTGGCTCACACATATTAGTGTCTTCATTATATTCACAACGTGTATAAGAAATATGCTCGACGAGTCCGGGTCTCCATCCCGGCGGCTTTGAAGGAAGTATAGAACCAATACCCGGGTAGCCACTGTTTGTTTCACCAAATTTTGTACAAATAGCTGTTTTCTCAGTAATAGCTTCATCAGCATCCCACTTATCTAACCAACCAGAAGCTTCACTAGAAACATCACTACAAGATAAATCACCTATGCTCTTCCCGCCTGCATGCACGGGACCTGAACCTCCGCACAAATTCCCTGTAAAGTGACGATAAAAATTACAACCTTTAGTTCCATAACATCTTAACATTTCTTTATCTAAACTTTGGTTATGAATTTCAGGACAATTTGGAATGATGTAGATTCCTGGCGACTGGCCGGCAACACTAAAGCCATTACAAGTTTTACTAAACGTCTTAGCAACGAAGTATCCAACAATAATTAGCATTAGATACGTTAAGATTTCTTCAAGGCTCACACTCATTTTATAATATATAGATAAAAAAATATTCTAATTATAATTTTACGTTATTTCTGTCATTTCATATCCTGCTCCACAAGCAGCATCTAATATACGTTGATTAGGCACTATAGGGTTATTTTGGAGTTCTTCTGAATAAGCAGGCCAATCTTGTCGTATACAATTTTTATAATTATACTCAAAATCACCCTCCCATGATCCGTCTGGTTCAATTTTTGCCTCACATTTTCCTGTTGAAGGTTTTGTTGCAAAAGCACCAAGTTTACACTCATTAAGGCGACATCTAGTAGCATCCCGGCGCAAAAGATCCGGATCATTGGAATGATCCGCTATTATATTAGGATTTTCATATACTATTCCATCTAATAAAATTGCTTCTGGATTGCCATTTGCTGGGCAATCAATATTATGATAATCATCATTTTTATTTACTGCATCACAATGCTGTATACCAACACTAAAACCATTATTAAGATTACATCTAGATATAAAATGATACAATAAGGATATCGCAATTGCGAATATTAGAGCGTATTCAAGGCTCACACTCATTTTATAATATAATAGATAAAAAATATTTGTTAATAATAAGTATGCGGAATTATTACATTCGTAAAATTAAAAGTAAGGATAAGCGTAGCAACCCTATGGGTAAGAAATCAATAAAACATGAATACAAAGACAAAAATGGAAAAACTGTTTCTAAGCGAACATTAGAACCATACTTAAAAGTTTACATTGCTCCAGCATATGATAATGTCAAAATAAATAAGAATACAAATGCAAAAGTTTTAGCAATTGGTTATGATGAACGGGATAGACCACAATATATCTACAATTCTAAATGCGTTAAAACTAGAGGAAGAAATAAATTTAAAAAGTTAATTAAATTTGGCAAGAATTACAAAAAATTATTATCTAAAATTGAAAAGGATTATTCTTCTCATAGAGATACAAAAGAAAAACAAATTGCAATGATCTTAAAAATAATTATAGATTGTAATTTTAGAATTGGAAATGATAAATATACAAAAGATAATAATAGTTTTGGTGTTAGCACCTTAGAGAGTAGACATATAAATATTAAAAATGGTGTAAATATTGATTTCATTGGAAAAAAAGGCGTTCAAAATAAATGTGAAATAGAAGATCAAAAAATGAAAAAGAATTTACGAACAAAAAAGAAAAAGTATAAGAAAAATCAAAGAATCTTTACATATCAAAAAGATGGTGAAACTTATGAAATAAAAAGCACAGATGTTAATGAATATTTAGGTGAATATACAACAAAAAATTTTAGAACTTGGTCAGCAAATGTATTATTAATCGGAGATTTATTGAAAAATAAAGACAACAAAGACAACATAAAAAAAAGTATAGAATTTGTTGCAGATAAATTACATCATACACCATCGATATGTAAGAAAAATTATATTGATCCAAAATTAGTTGAATATTATGAACGAGACCCAGATAAATTTTGTAAATTTTTCAAAGGTGATATTGATAAACGTTTTACAGAATTCTTAGAAAAAAATTATTAATCAAAATCTATATTATATCCTGTTCCTTTAGTTTTCTTTTTTCGAATACCAACTCTATCACCAACATCTTCATCATCTAAGATTTCATATACAATTTGTGGTTCTTCTCCGACAACAATATAATAACGTTCACCTTTGTATTTAATTCTTTTGTATTCAATTTCATCATCATCTTCTTGTTCATCAATATCCATTTGATTTTCTTCTTTTTCTTGAACAATTTCTTTTTCTTGAATAACTTCTTTTTCTTGAATAACTTGATTCCCTTGAGGACTAGGTGTTTTATTACTTGTCGGAGACCATCCTCCTGATAATTCGCCAGATGATTCTTTAGATAATCCTTCGGTATTATCTTCTATAATATCATCTTCAATTTCAAATGAAACATTATTTTTTTGATTTTGCAAAAATTTAATTTTATTTTGTAATTGTTCAATATATTGATCTTTTTTTGTAAGTTCATCTGCTTGAACTTTTACAATTGATACTTTGTCTTCACATTTCTGTTCTTCTTCAATTTCAACCATTTTTTCTTGATATTTATTAATAATTTGTTCGTAATCATAACATTTCTTTTTATAATCTGATATTTCTTTATCTTTTTGTTCAATTTCTTGAAATTGTAATTTATTTTGTTGTGTAAGCATTACAATATTTTGATTTTCTTGTACATCTTTTTCTGCTTTCTCTTGTAAATTTTGTAAATAACTATCTACTAATTCATTTGATATTTTATGGAGAATATCACGTGTTTCAGCAATATTATGTATGTAACTTGTCATTATTATTATTATTTATTGTGAATTTTTTAAATAATTTATTTTAATAATTAATATAGTATATGTTTGATAAAAAAGAATGTTCACCATTAGAGCAAAATAATCAATATTCTTGTTTAGATGATGATATAATAATTGATGTTGCAAAAATATTTAATGAAAAAATGAATGCTGGTATAGATTTAAATGCAGATCCTAAAGTTGTCCATGATCAAATTTGTGATATTGTTTTTAAATTAACGAACGATAAATCTGAATCAGGATTGTTTGATATACACAAAGTTATTAATGCATTACCTAAAAATAAATTAAAAAGATTTAAAGCAAGTTTTAGACCTGAAATGCCGGAAGAATGGCATAAAAATTTTAATGAATGGTTATCAACAACTGATATAAATAAAGTATTAAAACAATATGTTGACGCTGATCCACATTTTTTTTATTATGGTGCTACACCAATGGATTTTGATTTAAAAAGAGGTGGTAGATGTGTTGTAAATAGTTTATGTAGTTTTAATTTAAAAAAATTACTCAAAGAAGGTAAAACAAAAATAGGAATAGTATTTAATACTGATGATCATGATGAACCTGGTGAACATTGGGTGAGTATGTATGTTGATTGTAAAGGAGTAAATTTAAATCAACCTTGTATTTATTATTTTGATAGTGTAGGCGATGATGCACCAGAAGAAGTAATGGAATTAGTTGAAAAAATTAAAAAACAAGGATTAGAAAATGGTATAACATTTACATATTTAAGTAATGATATGGATCATCAACATGGTGATAGTGAATGTGGAATTTATAGTTTACACTTTATTATTTATATGTTAGAAAAAGGTGATTTTATGAAATATATTAAGAATAAGAAAACAGATGAATATATGGAAAAATTTAGAACAGTTTTTTTTATTGATTAATGATATATGAGTGATAAAAAAGAAAATAATAATACAAAATGTCCTGATTGTAATTGCCCTAAATGTCCCGAACAACAAAAATGTCCCGAACAAATAACTATGGAAGATATTATTAAGGCTGTCATGCCAGGCAAAAGTCCATTTTATACATTTGGAGAATTTCATATGAATGGAAAAAATGTAGATACAGATTTAAAGGTATCTGGCACAGATCGTTGGGAAGGTAGTTATATGTTTCATTTACAACCACAACCATATAATCCTAGTGCTCAAGGTATAATGCCATTTACAGGAGCTATTCGAGATAAATATATGCCTAAATTAGATACAGCTGGAGATATACTAAATGCTGAATTAGAAATAGATACTAGAATAGATGAAAAACTTATTGATCAACTTAGATTTCCTGGCAAAGTGAATAATGCATATAGTGATAGAGGACAAAATAGTACAAATAGAGAAACAATTGATGAGTAATAAATAATGCGTTACAATAAATAATAATTAATATATTTTTTTATAAGATGACTAGTTTATATGATCAATTCCATTCGCAAAAGAATATTAATCATATCTATAATTTAATTGATGATCTAATAAAACAAAGGATAGGTAAATCAATTAAAGATAATATGGAATATTTTACATATTATAATAATAAATTAAAAGAAATATTTATTGATTCTAAAGAAATAAATTTAGTTGGATTAAATAAAGAATTATTAAGTTATCATTTAAAATATTTTTTAGATGAACTTAAACAATCAAAAGAGTCTAATATTCAAGCAAATAATCATATATTAAATAAACCAAAAGTAGAATTAAATCTAGATAAAAAAAATTCACTCGAAAAAGATAATTTAGATGTATCAACACGATATAATGAATATATACAAATGAGAGATATACCACAGATAAATAATCAACAGATAAATAATCAACAGGTAAATAACCAACAGGTAAATAAAGAATTATCATTTGATGATATGTTAAATGGTATGAATGAATCTAATAAATTAAATAATAAATCAATAGAACGTGATCCAATTGAATCAATAAAACGCGAACCAATTGAACCAATAAAACGCGAACCAATTGAACCAATAAAACGCGAACCAATTGAACCAATAAAACGCGAACCAATTGAACCAATAAAACGCGAACCAATTGAACCAATAAAACGCGAACCAATTGAACCAATAAAACGCGAACCAATTGAACCAATAAAACATGAACCAATTGAACCAATAAAACGCGAACCAATAAGAAGTGAACCATTTAAAATAGAATCAAACATTAAATCTTTCATACAAGAAGAAGCTATTAAAGAAACTATAACCTTTACTTCAGCAAATAGAATAGATATAAAATCTAATAGATTTGATTATCGAGTAAAATGTGAAAGAAAAATACATAAATTAGAAAAATGTATAATACCAATTGAACAAAGTATACATTTTGCATTACCAATTTTAAATTTAAAAATTAAAGAATTTGGATTAGATACAAATATTTATTTAAAAAATACTTATAAATTGAATAATTATATATATGGAGTCTATGAACCAGATAATTTTGTTAAGGTATATAGTGATATCCAAAAAGAATTAAGTATTGAAATATTAAGCATCTATGATGATTCAAAATATGATAATGATATATATGAATGTGAATTAGATGATGATACATTAATTTTAGAAGATATTAATGATTTTAAAGTTGATGATATCATTTCAATCAATAGTAAAGAATTTATAAAAATTATAGAAATATATGATGGTAAATTAAGATTAGAAAGTATACCAGAGTTACAAAATATATCAGATAAAGAAAAAGAATCAGATAAAGAAAAAGAATCAGACGAAGAAAAAGAATCAGATAAAGAAAATAAAATATATATCATGAATATGAACTTACAAAATACATTAGTATTTTATTAGGAATATAAATGAACTTACAAAATACATTAGTATTTTATTAGGAATATAAATGAACTTACAAAATACATTAGTATTTTATTAGGAATATAAATAAATTAATCTTCTACTTGATATAATTTTTTATTGTGAATAATAATAGGACTCATATTTGTTGTATTAAAATTATTTGATTCAACATTATCATAATCATAAATTCTCATAATTGGTTTATCTGGAACAATGGGATAAAAATAATATCTTTCTGTAATATTATATTTGATTTTATAACCAAATAAATCTTTAGTAATTTCAGATACTTTTGGAAATATTTCTTTTCCTTTTGCTTCATCAACAATATTATCATCTACAAAGAAGACCTCTTGATAAACAGATAATCTTGATCCCATTTTTTCATCTAATTCATGACCTTCACCTTTATACAAGAAAAAATATTTTAAGTCTAAATCTAATGTTCCAATTATTTTTCCATTTTCCCTTATGTATCGAATATCATTTTCTTCACCATCAGTATTATTTAAACGGTAATATACATATACATCTCTACCTTCTTGTAAAGCGGATACAATATATATATTTGGTTTCATAAAATATGAAAATTTTGCTTCTAACTGTTTTTTATCTACCATACTTAATTTATCTGCAGTCATACCAGGAAAATAAGAGGTTTCATCTTGTAATTTTTTATCAAATTGTAAACAATTATGATGTATATTTACATCATCTCTTGTTGTTTGCAAACAATCTACTGAAGATTCTTTTATAATATCTGATATAGTTTGTGAAATTCTATATTTACGTTCCATCTTAAAAAGTAATTTTTGATCTTGTGTTTCATTTAAATCTTGTGTTTTCACCTGATTTATTTTTTGTATTAATTCAAATGTTTCTTTGTTTGTTTCTAAATCTATAGTTCCTTCAATTTCAGGTATATTCCATGTGTCTAATTGTCTTATAGATTTATAAATATCATTAATATTATTACCTTCTGGAAAACTAGATAAATATAAATATTGTTCTACATTTCTTTCAGAAGGAGGTAAATCTTTATGAGATTCTATACGAATTGCTCGACCTAATACTTGCTCAATCCTTACAAAATTCCAATATGGTTCTAATATATGAACCTGTCTAACTCCAGTTAATGAAATACCTTCAGCACCTGCACCAGATATAATCATAACTTGAATATATTCACCATAAATATTATCAATGTCATTATAATTTTCTAAGTTAATTTTTCTTTCTTCAACTTTTTCTTCTCCTGTAATAAAAGTATATCTTAATTTTTTATTTTTTCCTTCTTTAGGATTAAACTTACTATAACCATTTGCTTGTAAAATTAATTCGAAAATTTCAGATCCTGAATCTTGTCTAAAATCACTATAAAATAATACTTTCCCTTTAGATTCTGTTGATATAAATCGTTTTATATTATTCAACATACGAAAGAATTTAGGAGAATATAATTTTAAACCATCATTTAATCTTAAAGCACCACTCTGTATTAAATCTTCATATTCTTTTTCTTTTTCTATAATATGTCCTGTATCACCTTTATTCTTTTTCATTGTTCTAAATTTTTCATTATTGTAAACCATATTACATATTCTTCTCGTATTGATATGATAATCAAAAATTTCATTTGAATACATAGATTTATTTGTAAATTTAGCACTTTTTTTACGATCATCTTGCCAAGCAGTCCAATATTTAATAAATTGCTTTTCACTCATAGGACATAATTCAATCTTTATTTTCTTAGAAATACTATAATCTGGATAAACATTTTCTTTAGGAATAATTACTTCAGGCATACTTACAATAGATTTTCTATCAATTGGATAATATGATACTAACCCCATTAACATACGTTTCAATAAGACTCTTTTTTTTTCAGGTACATCATCTGTATCTTCAAAAAAATAATCCATAAAATAATTATTATCTGTCAAATCAATTTTTCCTTTTTCTGTATCAATTGTAAAAAGTTCTCGATATACATTAAATTTAACTTTTGCATCTGTATCAAATATATTTTCATTCCCTTTAATGATATCAATAATATTCTCTTTACTTAATCCTTCATATACTTTTTGACTTGGTATAATACTATCCGGTTCAAATTCTTGATGTAATCCTTCATAAATTATTTTCATAAAATCATGGAAATCATGGTTTTGATAATGTATAGTATATACAATTTGATTATCTGGATTCATAACAGATTCAAATCTTGTATTGTTTTGCATAAATGATACTAAAATTTTACCTTTGACTAAGCTTACATTAATCTGATAAATTGGTGAATCTTTTTTATAAAATATATTCTTTAATCTTTGATAAATTTCATTTGTATTTGTTGTATTTGTTGCTTTAATTGTAAAATTATATCTCTTTGTTAATCCTCGAATCATATTAAATAATACTGCAATCTCACTTGGTCGATTAATAATAGGTGTTCCAGACAAACATACCAACTTAATATTTTTTGCATTAATAATCCAATTATAAAAAATTTTAGAAGGTCCTCTATTATTTACAATTTGTCTTACAAAATTATGAACTTCATCAATTATTATTACTTCATTATAAAATGGAGAATCAATATAATGTGTTTTTTGATTTTCTTTTAATTTATCTTCTAATCTTTTGACTAATTTTTGATTATTTGTTTTATATTCTATATCTTCTTCAATTTCTAAATTTAATTCTCCGCCATCTTCTTTATCTTTATCTTTACTCTCATTTATAAATTCTTTAATAGTTGAACTTTTAACAGAAGGGAATGGATTATAATGAATAAAATTATACTTTAATAAAATTAATTCTTCAATTTGATTTTTTAATTGAATAATTTCTCCATCACTTAATCTTTTGACTATAATATCTGTATCTCTATTCTTTTTTTTCAAATAACTTTTATCTTCATCTAATTTTACGATTGCTTCTTTAGATGGAAATGTTTTAATTTTTTGTATATCACGTTTCACGTCATCACTTATAATCCAAAAACCTTTTTCAATATTTTGATTTCCTTTTTTTGATTTATTATACATTTTTGTAATTAAATCTGGTGTTACTTTGTATTTTTCACGCAATAATCTAGTTAATTTTTGATTTTCATAAATTTCTTTTTCTTTGACAAATATCCAATTATTGTCGTTTAAATCAAATAAATCTTCGCCCCACCTTTTAACTTCACTTATAAAATTTGTTTCAAGTGAAGCAGGTAATAATGTAAAAATATCCATATTTTCTGATAATCCTTCAGCAGTTGAAACAGCAGTTGCTGTTTTCCCTGTACCTAATCCATGATACACAAGTAATCCTCGATAAGGAGTTTCTAATCCTAAATATCCTTTTACAAAATTTTGATAAATATTTAAATCATTTTTTTGTGTTTCTTTAACAATTTGTTTATAAAAATCATTATTTATAAAATCAACAAATGCTTTTCTTTGATAACTTACAAATTTTTCACCTTCAAAATCTTTATATTCAATGGGTTTAAGTCTTTCCCTTTTTTCTGTTTTTACTTCAACTATTTTTTCTAGTTTTTTCTTTGGTTTTAATATAATTCGAATATCTTTTTTACTTCTTAATACTTTTTCTACTTTTCTTAATTCTTTCATTTCTTTTTCTCCGATAACTTTAAAATCGCGATTTTTTATGGGGTCATTGTATAATTCACTAATTTTACTTTTTGTAATTTTATAGATATCTCCATCAAAAAATTTATAAATAATATCAGATAAATTTTGATTTAATTCAATCTTTTTACTCATATATTTATATTAATATATTACTTTTTAATTAAGAACTCCATAATGTATAAGTGATGCTTTTGCAGCATTCTGTTCTGCTTTCTTTTTTGTATTACCATTCCCTTCACTTATAATTTCATTTCCTTTTTTGACTTTACAAATAAAATGATCATCTTCTTCAATAATTTCATACTTAGGATATTCTTTGAATCTATTTTGTAAATATCTTTGTAATTGATCTTTATAATTTGTATCATTTAGGATAATATCAGAAAAATCAACATATTTTTCATAAATTTTAATTAAAATGTCTTTAACAAAATTAATATCATTTGTATCTAAATATAATGCACCAATAAATGCTTCAAATGTATCTTCTAAAATATTTTTATTATTTCTACCATTACAATTTTCATCAATATGTTTTGAAATAATTACATGTTTATTAAATCCTATATCACTTGCTAATTTACATAACATTTCACCACAAACAAGTCTATTTTTCATCTTAGTTAAAAAACCTTCATCTTGATCATAAATAATTGTATATCTTTGAAATATATATTCACATACAATATATCCTAAAATTGAATCCCCTAAAAATTCCATTTTTTCATAAGATTCTTTTTGTAAAGGTAATGCTTGAATATCATTTTCAAATTCTTCATAGTCTTTCATATGACAATATGATTTATGTACAAATGCTGTTTGATACAATTCTAAATTAGTAGGCTTAAAATCATTAATATTTATGTTTTTCAAAATATTAGTGATATCATTCTTAGAAAGGAGTTTATTTAAAGAATTATATGGATTAGATTTAAATTTATCTTTTTTAAATTCCATTATTTATAATATATAATCGATTTATTTTTAAATATTAATTTATTTACCACAAGAATCACCAACCTCTAGAGGCCTTCTTAATAGATCAGGACCAATCGAGGAGTTCATCCAGGGACTTACAGAAACTTGAGGATTTGGTGGTTCACTTCTTAATTGTCTGTTAGCATTCTTTAGACTTTGACCAACAGTATTTACACCAATATGATAGCCAGAAGATAAAAAGTTAATACCCTTTAATACACCTTCACCAATAGGATAATTTTGGTTAAATTCACTGATTTCCTTAGATTCTTCAGTTGGTAATAAATCTTTTGCAGTTAATGTATTTTGAGGATAACATTGACTTGGAGTTCTGTTAAATTGAACAGGTAGACTCATTTCATTATTGCCTAAGGGTTCCGAAGCTCTTACACCACTTGGGGCAGCCGCTGGTTTTGCAGCAGCAGCAACATTTGCATTAGATGCTCTTTGAGCAGCATTGGCAGCTACAGCATTAGCATTGGCCGCTGCAGCTTTAGCATGAGCAGCTTGAGCATTTGCATTAGCGGCGGCATTAGCAGCAGCATGAGCGTTAGAATTACCATTAAATGGCATATTTGCACTTACAGTAAACCCCTCTGTTTGTGGTGTTAATACATTTTGGTATAAATAGATGGTAACAATCGCGAAGATTCCTAGATATATGATTTGATCGCAGTTCATTTTATATATATATAACATAAAAAAAAAATAAATTAATTTAATTTATATTTTTAATTTCTAATTCCATCATTTCAATTTTTTGTTGTAATTCTTTCATTTTTTCAATTTCTTGTAATTTTACATCCATTAATTTTTGTCTTTTTAAATTATTCTCTAAAATAATATCATCATCTAAAATTTCTTCATCAGATTGAGTAATTAATGTTTCTTGAATTAAACATTCTTCAGGAATAATATATTTATTTCTTCTTGGAATAAATACTTTCATTTGATTAATATAAATATCACATATATACTGTTGTTTCATAAATTTAATTCCCCTTATATGAATAATTAATATGGCTTCACTCTTTTCCTTAATATCTTCAATTTTAATAATTTCTTTATTTTGATTATAAATTTTACTTACAATATTACCTTTTTCCATTGGTAATCTAAATCTTATACTTGGGTTTGTATTTTTCTTTAATGGTTTACAAACTCTTTTATACATATCTTCAATATTCTCTAATGGAATAGATTGATTAAACCATTCTTTACTTCGATTGTATGTTTCTTTAATTAATCGATCATCTAATTTCATAAATAAATCATAAAAATCTAAATTTTCACCAATAATTTCATATTCAATACTTGGTAGTTTCTTATTTAATTCTGCCATTTTTGTTAATATTCCTAACTTAGAAGTTTGCAAAAATAATGGCTTATTATCATAGGTAATATTACTGTAATAAATATTACTTTGTTTTTCAGGTATGGAAAAACTTAATTTAGACATATCGATGTTATCATATTTATATACTTCTGTCATGAATTATATAAATACTTAGAAAGAAATAATTTAATGGAAAACGCGTTTAATAGACAAATGGACAAATATATTAATATATATATATTTCTAACAATCTATTTTATCACATATTTCTTGTAAATCACTTATAAACATAGGATATTGGGGTATCTGGTAGTCGGGTATCCTGGCATATTCCTTGCCGAGGAACTGCAAATCATCATCTTTATCATAATATATACATTCTTTTATACGATCATTTATACGGTTATCTTCTCGGCCCTCTTGCACATCCCTTAAATAAACTCTGAATCCTTCGAATCCTCCAAAATTATATAGAAACCTTCCACAATATCGACGTTTAGAATCTAGATTTAATTCTTGACCACCAACACTAAAATTATTACATGAACATCTATTCATAAGATGATACAATAAGAATACCACAATTACGAGGATTAGAACGTGTTCCATATCGAGTTTGACCATTTTATAATATATATATATATATATATTTTGACTTAATTATTAATAAAAAGTAATTATTAATGGACAAATATATTCCTCACAGCTACTCCGTTTGCCACTTACAATAAAGTAATTATTAATAAAAAGTAATTATTAATAAAAGTAATTATTAATTTAATTATATAATTTTGACTTAATTATATTTTTTACATCTAGCTACAGATTTACCTTTTGCGGGACCATCTTTTGCTGTATGAATATTGACTATTTTATAACCATCAGGGCAATTACATTTACCTGTTAATGCCCATTTAGTATAATCAGGTGAATTATCGTCTATATCACAACTACAATAACTATCACCGTAACAAAGCGGCCAGCTGTCCCAGGGAGGTCCACAAGTTCTATAACCAGTACAATCAGTATCATCATGACATACTCCGCCGGGATGTTCTTTTACACAATCTTCAGGCGCGGGACCTTCTAGTGGATAATATTTTGTTTTACATCCTTGTCCTTCAACCCATTTACAATTAGGATTCCACATACAATTTTCACAACCTTGTTCATATGGGTTTTTCAAGCACCGGGGGGAACACTTAAAATGATTATTGATATTTTCACAAGTTTCTTTACTATTATATATTTCTCTTGAACAAGGATATGGATATGGGGGAGCACCAACATTAAAGCCATTACCGCTACGCATGCCATTATTACATGAACATCTATTCATAAGGTGATACAATAAGAATACCGCGATTACGAGGATTAGAACATGTTCCATATTGAGTTCGACCATTTTATAATATATATATATATATATATATATATATTGACTTAATTATTAATGAACAAATATATTTCTCACTTTCCACTTACAAATATATGTATCATTATATTTCCATATTTTATCAATATAAATATCACATGTCATTGTCATATATTTTTGTATTCCTAGAATTGTAATTGGGAATCGATCATTATAAATATCTACTTCATACTTATTATAATTAAAAGGCAATTTAACATACAATGATGGATCATATACTCCTTTTTTATCATATTGTATTTGTGTCTTATATAAATCTGCATTTTCTTCTGTTAAACCTATATGAGCCATTTGTTGAAATTCAATATTTTGAATAAACTCAAAAAAACTTTTCATATGAGCATCAGTTTCAAGATTTGTAAATTGTAAATTCATTGTATTTGCATTTTTATTAAATCCAAACGGACAAAACATCTTTGGTGTAGTAATGTATATCATTGGATTATTATTATATAGCAGTTGTATATAAGATAATCTTTCATTTTCAACTGCAACACTATCGTCTCTAATATATTCTTTTTCTTGAACATTTGGATTTTTTAAATTAAAATTAATGTATTGAATTTTATCAATAATATACTTTCCATGATCAATATGTTTTAAATTACTGATTTTACTTTTACTTTCCATAATATTATTATCTTACAATTTTATCTTTAATTAATTAATTATTTATTTAGGGAAACAATTAAATAGAGTTTAATTATTTAGGATACTTGTAATCTACATTCACAATTGTTTTTCTTTTTGTCGAATTATTCCATATTTGATTACACGATTCTCCTTCCATATGTAAATGATTAGGTAAACATTTCTCTACAACAGGTTTTTCTGAACCCCATACAACATTTGGACGATTACAACTTTTAATATAATCAAAAAGAGGGCCATCATTCTTAGTAGTTCTAGCATAACTCATATCATTACTTACACCTGGATATTTGGGACTGACTAAATCTTCAAACTTAATATAATTTGTATATGCACTCATTATATTAATAAAATATAAAATAAATTAAAGATAAAAAATTATTAAGCAAAACCTTTCCATTTTTTTTGACAAGTATCACTTCACAGCAGTTCAATGTGACGGCTGTGGTCAGTGGACGGACTTTCTGATGAAGGAAAAATATTCTTTATTTCCTCTATCACCTTCTTTTCTATAAGATTTTCGATATATGCTACACTTTCCATATCTTTAGTTATGGTATCCACCAAATTGTCGGCAGGCTCGTCAGCGATGCCCATGGACCCAACACTAAAACCATTACATCTACACCTATTCATAAGATGATACAATAAGAATACTGCGATTAGGAGAATTAGAACGTGTTCCATTTTTAATTCAGCCATCTTTATAATATATATATATAATATATATATATATATTTATTTGACTTAATAGATAAAAAAATTATACTAAGTATTTGGGTCATCGCAGGACATTCTCGCCACGGCGGTGGCTAGTGGGCCGACTTTCTGATGAAGTACTGAACCAATTCTTTATTTCCTCTGCCACCTTCTCTGCCACCTTCTTTTCTATAAGATTTTCGATACGTATTGCATTTTCGATATCTCCAACTACGTCGCCCATATCTTTAGTTATGGTATCCACCCAATCGTCGGCAGGCTCTTCTTGTCCTCTCTTGGAGTGCTTGATCCGCTGCTCGGACCCAACACTAAATCCATTACAACGACATCTGCCTACAAAGTGATACAATAAGAATACTGCGATTAGGAGAATTAGAACGTGTTCCATTTTTACAGCCATCTTTTTATAATATATATATATATATTTATTTGACTTAATAGATAAAAAATTATTCATAAATAGAATTCCCTGGAATTAACCAGTTCTTAGGACATGGTCCGCTATAATGACCATATCTATCATAGACTTCTTGAATTACACCTTGTCCATGACAAGAATAAGGTAAATCATTTGAATCTTTACACATATATAAATTATCATTTATGTTTTCTTGCTTAAAAGGTTGACCTTGAACTTGAGGATAAAATGTTTCAATTGTTGGTTTTATTTGTGTTAATACAATACACAATACAATAAATACTAATACCCATTTAACCAGATCCATTATATTTATACTTTAGATTATAAATATTTGTTAAAAGGGTCATGTTGATTACAAGTATTTGCATGTTCTAGATATTCAGAGAATCTTACACCTTCAATACTATTCAAACATTTTTTTAAATCTGTTCCTCTACCATCCCAAGCAGATACTTTAAAAGTTTCTCTATTTTCTAAGAATTTGTCTAAATAAGGAATAGGTTCTTTCATTACTAACTTGTATAATACAAATAACATTAGAAGAATTAGAATACAAGTGATCATTTATAATAATATAAATATTATAATGTTGTATAAATAAATTACAAAAAAATATAAATTACAATGCGATAAAAATATTTTAAGGTAACCTCTATAAGAAAGACCAGCAATTCTTAGGGTAATTCATTTCAATTAATATGTTTTTATCATGTTATAATTTATCAGTAAGTCTCTATAGTATCACATTTTGAGGTAGTGATTCACCTATGGCTTTGGTACAAATGTACATGTATTTGGAGAGCATTGAAGACATTCCGGTGGGTTAATACAATCACTTTCTTTTGTTTGATCTATACAAAAACTTTTGTGCCTTGTTATTCCTTTGTCGTCGCCGCCGTCATAACATAGATCTGGGAACTCGTCCGGAAATGCCGGTTTTGTACATTTACATGTTCCAATTCGATCATCTTTACAACAAAATGCATCTTTACAAGAATTTTTAGGACAATTAAAACCACTTTTGGATGAGTCAGGTATACGATTAGCATCACAATTTGTAAAACTACTACATTTTACGGTTGCTGGTGGTGGTTTTGCTTTACAACATAATGCATCTGTACAAACATTATCAGGACAAGTATTATCACTTTTGGATGAGTCAGGTATACGATTAGCATCACAATTTGTAAAACTACTACATTTTACGGTTGGTGGTTTTGCTTTACAACATAATGTATCTGTACAAACACCAGCAGGACAAGGAGTATTACTTTTTGTAGGATCAAGTATATGATTACCAGTACAATTTGTAAAACTACTACATTTTACGGTTGGTGGTTTTGCTTTACAACATAATGTATCTGTACAAACACCAGCAGGACAAGGAGTATTACTTTTTGTAGGATCAAGTATATGATTACCAGTACAATTTGTAAAACTACTACATTTTGTTATCACTGGTCCTGGTTTAGGATGTTTACAATCTTTATAACAATGTCTCCTACGTGTATCACCATCCCTTAATCTTCGTCCATCTCTATTCCGACAATGTTCTCCAGTATATCCTGGATTATGTATTATAAATTCTTGTAAAACTTTTTTACATTTATTTTTTCCTTCTTTTTTAGGACATTTACCAATATTTACCCATTCTCCATAACAACTATCAAATCTTGAAACAATGTCTTCACCATCAATATCTGATAATGGAGTTAATAAATATGTTGCATAAGGCGTTAAACTATATGTATCTTCATACTTAGTAATTCTTGGATCCGATGTGATACTTATTTCTGCCAAATTTTCAGCAATTTCTTTTTCTTCTTTTACTTTTCTTTTATGGATCATTTGATTAAAATTATTATTAACTGGTTCTATATTATAATCTTTTATAAACTCATTATATATTGGTCTATCTTGTAAGTATGCTTCTTTATTGTAAATACCAGTATCACTATATGATTCATAAAAATCTATTCTATTTGAATTATCAATATCTTTGTTCTTAAAAATATCATCCTTAGTTAAATTTAATAATTCCATATATATTATAATAAATATTATAAATAATCATTATCCTGTATAAAATAATCATTGCCTTCTCGTTTGAACATAGGGATTCTTTCTATTACTGTCGGTGAAGTAAAATTATCATGTATTTTAACTTGTACACCAATGTTTTTTTTACAATGTTTTCCAGCAAAAGGTTTTACACATTTACATTTTTTGTATGTTTTCCCATCTGTTCCACTTACACTTATACAATTACCACCATTTAAACAAAAATCATCATCACCATATTTTGCAGAAGCATTACATGTATCTTTATTAACACCACCAACTGTAAAAGACTCTATATTTTTATTATCATTGTTATTGTCTTTTTCTGTATGATTTAAAGGAATATATAAATTCTTTGTTTTTTTGTGATGTTCAATGGAATATGAAGCATATCCATAAATAAAAATAAAAAATAATATTAATGCTAGTATTACAATAACAGATTGCATATATTATAATATTATATATAATAAACTCGAATATTAATCTAAATTTTAGATTTGTATTGTCATTGTTAAAATATATAATATAGAGACACTTAATTATTTAATTTCATGCATCACATGGAGTATCACTTGCATTCTTTACTGGTTCTGGTACTACTTCGTTTGCAGGCTCAGGCTCTGGTTCTGGCTCTGGTTCGTTTGCAGGCTCAGCGATTACTTCATCAACCGATTCTTCAGTAATATTAGAAGCAGAAATATCACTTTGAGAAGCATTAATCTTGTTTTGAAGCCATGGATCAACATCTTCCAAACTAGACTTAAGTGATTCATCAAGCTTAGAATCCTCTTCAGTAATAGATTCTTTATTGACTTCTACATCCTTTGAACAATTTTCAGGGCAATCGTCGCATTTATTTTCGGGACAATTGTCACACTTTTCTTTTTCTACAGGTTCTTCTACAGGTTCTTCTACAACTTCTTCAACAGTAGATTCTTTGTCTTCTAATTTCTTTGCTTCCTCTTCTTCCTTTTGCTTTTTCTTTGCTGCTAATACTTCTTCTTGAGCAGCTTTCATCTTTTCTCTCTTTTGTTCTTCATACATTAGATCTTTATTAATATTATTTTCTTTGTATTTTTCCATAAGTTCATTTAGACCAGAATCTAAGAATTGTTCATCTTCAATCTTATCGGCACAAGGATTCCAAGGGAGCCAATAACCAACCTGACCAATAAAAACATGGAAACTACTATCTAGACGATGTAATTTTTTAGCACGCGATTCTGCTTCTTCTTTTGTAGAATATACACCCCTTACTTTTACACCACGAATATTTGTTTGACCTTTATTTTCTTTATCATAATCTCTCTGAATTTCATCTTGAAACTTGTATTGAAATCCAAGGTAATCTTCATATACTTCTTCAAACTTCATACCTTTATCTTTTGCATAAGATTGTAGAAACTTTGCTGTTTTGAAAGCTTCTTTATTTTGAATTACATCCTCCGGAGAAACAAAGGATAGACATACAAATTGCTGTCCACCGATAGGATCATCAACTTCAAGGAAATCTGTTTTTTCGTCACTCATTTTATTATTAGTATATAATTATTTTTAAATATTTTAAACTTAAATAAAATATTCTATATAAATATAAAATGTATTTAAATACCAAAAATTTACTAAAATATTTACTGCAATTTTTAATTGTATCATTAACAGCATATACATTATCTCCATGTAATCTAAAAGTCGGTTTTGCTGTAACAATCGGATTAATTTCAGCATCTATATTTGCTTTAATTGATACTTATTATCCAATTGTTGTTTACAGTGATAAAAGTCATGATCATTAATCTGTAAATAAATTAAAAAATTTAAGAAATAATTGTATCTTAAATAAATCATACACTTGAATAATTGATAAAAATTATAGAAATACATTATTATATTTGATATAATAATTTGAATAATTATACAAATTTAAGTTAAAAAAGGTTAAGATGGGATATATGGATATTGTGGATGATAGACCTAATACAAATAAAAATACTACAGTACAAACAAACATACCAAATAACAGAGTTTACTTTGGGGATTGTTCATTTTATGTATTTTTCAGTTTCTGCTGTTTAGCAATAATTTATTTAGTAACATTAATTGTATTTATCATAATTGTATTGAAAAATAATTGTGATGATTTATGAATAGAATCCATTCCCATCTTTCTTATCTTTTAGTAACTTACTTGATTCATTCTTCTCAATAATCTTATTAAATTCTTCTAAATGATCCATAATATTTAATGATTTACGATTGAAAAATAATAGTTCTTGTAACATAGCAGTTGTATATTTTTTATGACGAATACTCTTATAAAATGTATTAAAATTATCTAATTGATTCGGTAAAAATCTTTGAAACATTTGTTCCGTTTGATATTTATCAGCATACCCTAATTCTAATTTGTAATCTACTCTACATGAACGAATCATAGCATCATCTAATGATTCAGGTTTATTTGCTGTAATAAAAATTAATGCTCCCTCCATACAAGTAAAACCATCCATACAATTTAGTAATCCTTGTAAAGTTAGTTTATTTTTAAGATGATCCCCTTCTTTTCTATCTTCAAATATACAATCAATATCTTCAATTAATATAATTTTTTTATTTGTATTATTTTCATTGTCTGCATTAATAGTTGAAAATGCTTCAACTAAATTAGTATCATCCATATCTGTTGATAAAGGAATTAAATGAATATCACAATCAAAATGAGATGCTATTGTATTTATTGTACTTGTTTTTCCAGAACCTGGAACACCATACAAAAAAAATACTTTTTTATAAGGGATACCAAATGATAAATATTCATCTCTTTCATCTTCTGAAAAGAATTCTGCAATAGTATTTACAACATGTTCAAGTTCACCATCTTTTAAATATAGTGTATTGATAGGCCTTTTAGGAATCTTTGAAAATAAATACCAATAATCTTTATAATAATAAATTCGAATTGTATCACTACTTTTCTTTTTATTTTTCTTTTTTCTATCAATTGATATTTTTCTAGCTTCATCTACAAATGAAGTTAATATTTCTTTATTATTATGTGTCAAAGTAATTTTACAAAATAAAATATCACCCTTTGGTCCACCACAACAGTCATTGACTAACATTAATTTTTGTATATTCTGATTGTGATCAACAATACATTCATGCTTACAATGAATTGCTTGACCTTTATAAACAATATTAATTGCTATTTCACCTGGTATTAAAATTCTACCTTTTTCTTCAGTTTCATTATCTCGTCGATTATATCTGTAATTTCTAAATTTTATTTCATCAAGATAAAAAAAATTATGTATCTGTTTTTCACCTAATTTATAAATATATTCTAAAACATCATTATAAAATGGACTTGTTGAAATAAAATGTAAATTTGCCATATCAATTAATTAATATTCGATCTATATTTTTAAATATTAATAAAGACTATTATACAGTTCATTATTTGTATATTTCTTGAATTTATACAATTCTTTTTCTAAAAATTCTTCAAGTTTCTTATCATATATTTCAAATGGAGCAGGATCATCATTTGTAAGTTTCTTGATTAGTTGCGATTTAGACCCTATAACTGGAAATCCATCTGGAAGAATACCAACAATTCTACCTTTTACTTTTGAATAATCATATTTTTGTTTCGGTTTAACATCAACCTTTTTCTTTCGATTACCACTGAGCTTAAAGTTACGCGAACGACGCCCCATATTTATTTTCTAATAATTAATTTATAAAAAATAAAATTCAAATTAAAATATTGCTTATATTAAATGATGACAAAACATATTCTAATACTCATATTTGTGACAATCTTGTTATATTATTTAAGTAGTAGATGTAGTTGTATTAATAATGGGTTTAGAGTTGGTGGCCGAAAAATAAGAAAACATAAAGGACAAATAAAAGAATTAAAAGAACAAATAAAAGTATTAAAAAAAGAACTACATGAATTAAGAAAAAAAAGAAAACATAAAGAAAATAATTCTTCTGGACCAGGAGAAATATCTTCAGAATTATGCTTAAATAAAAGCGATTTCATTAAATCAGACGAGTTTGATAATGCAATAGAAATGTGTAAATCTATAAATTGTGTTTTTGATGATAAAAGCGAACTTTCATGTTTATGCAAATCAGGTAATTGCCCGGTTGGATTAAAAGGACCCTATTGTAGTGAAATGTGGACACAAAACGATGAAAATGTTAAAATTTTAACTAAAATGTATCCTGATAGTTTTAATAAAAAAAATATTGACGTGGAAAGTAGATGGGGTGACAAAATACGTGCCTGTAAAATGGACCCTGAATATTTTGAAAAAGTGAATTGTAAAAAGAAGTGTAGTGCCTCGTTCTGTTGGAACGAGTTCGGAGATCCGGTTAACGCTTCAAATAAGGAAGAATGCGAGCGTGGCTTTGCCCGGAACGATAAGAATAGGAACATCTGGGCTCCTGGAAAATGCTGTAAATGGAAGGTGCAGGGGGAGAAGTATGAGAATCTTGGACATTTGGATGGAGATGTATTATGCGTGAGTCATAAAAAAGAATGCCCTAAGCATAATAAGTGGTGTAAGGGAGGATGCAATAAAGATGAGGTATGTTGTATTAATAATGCCGGCTTAAGTAATCCTAGTGACCTCTTTGATAAGGGACCCTATTGCGTATTAAAAGAAAATGCAAGTACATGTCCGTCCAGTACAAAGTGTCTGAACATCCACATGGAAGATAATATAACATGTAATTGTTCAGGTATAAATTGTATTTGTCCACCTTTAAACACTATTCTTACAAAATAAATATTGTTTACATAACTCTACAAACTTATTTTGTAAGAATAATGTTGTTAATAATGTTAAACTACCTGATAATAATATAGAAGAAACATAAAAACAAAAAATTTTTTTGAACATTTACGATTATCAAATTCTTCAGAAAAAGAACGTATTAAATTATTTTCCATATACTTATATATAATAAATTATTCTATATTAGATCCGTGACATTCATCTTTAATATAACAATAACTAGGTAAATCACAAACGTCCATATCATGTGTAAATACATCGCAATTTTTATCAACAAATAAAAAACCACATACAATTATTGCCCCTATTACACAACTATATACAGCACAACATTTTCTAGTAAATATATTATCTTGTTTTTTTATTATATTATCATTATCATTATCATTATCATTATCAATACCAATATAAGGTATTGCAAAAGTTTTTCGTTGATCCATAAAAAAATATTATTATTATTATTATTATTATATAGTTTTAAATAATTAACGCGTAGTCTTAGTCCTAACAAGCGAAACACCATGCATTCCTTCTGCTTCTTCTTCTTCTTCTGATTGATCTAGACCATTAACAATCTTTGAAAATTCTTCAGATTGAAGGCATTCAATTGCTTCTTCTAGAGTAATTTCTTTAATATATCCTCGATCATTTGCCATTTCATCCATCTTTTGCCGTGAAGTTAGATCAAAACAAGTCGGTCGCGTATGACTGTGTAGATAACCAACAGATGCTGCTTCACCTGTATGAAATGTCGTCTGTAGACTATCTTCAAACATTTGCTTTACAGATTCTACACCTTCTGTTTGTGCCTTGTTAAAAGCAGTTGCATCTACAAAATCACTTTCAAGTAGCTTCGTGTTAACAACTCGTCCGTCTTTCATCTCAATTGCTCCGTCTTGCTTCATATGCCAACGTAGAGATCCAACCATTGTATCTGGACCATCTCTTAGACTTAGACAAGCCTGCCTTCCCAGACGATCTAGTTCATTGAGAAGTCCAATATCTCCAGAATTACAAGTAATGATATTATACTTTCGAATATTTTCAGGAGTAGATACAATATGACATAGACTTGATGCACACTTTTCAGGTGTTTCGCCCGTAGGATTTCCAATTTCTTCACGGAAAGGATTAATCTTATTTGGAGTAGGTCCATCCCTAAAACCTGCTGGCATGAAACTAAGACAAGCTAGATCTCCTTCAGTCTTTAGTACTAGTGTTCCATTTTCTTCAGGAGTCTTTACCTTTACTAGATCCCAACCTTCTTGGACATCCGTTTGAAATACTGGCATTCCTCCAAAATCATGATCATGTTTAAGAACACCTTGAGGGACTTCAGTTTCATTGAAAATCATTTTGTTATTCTCACCCGCTTGCCATAGTGATACACTGTAAGCAAGAGGTTCGTTACTGTAATGTTTCTTGGCCTGATTGTTGAAGTTTTCTTCTTGAACTGACATAGCACTACCCATTTTCTTTGGTTTTGGTTTCTTTTATTGATTTGGTTTTTCTTTTATTCTGGTTTTCTTTCTATTCTGTTTTTCTTCGATTGATTAATTTCTTTTTGTATAAGAAATTTCAAATTATTTAATTAAATTTGAATTCTTTTATATTCTTTTCTATTAATAAATATAAAACTATATTAATTATGACACAGTTTTGTAATTTCTTTAAGAATGGTGATATTATTTACAATCAAACAAATATGATAACTGGTAAAACAAGTGCTCAGTTCCTAGATATCTCCTCATCATTTTGTGAAGTTATTGATCACAAAGATATTTATGTAGATATAAAAACAAATACATTTTATCATAAAACACAACTACTTGATGGAACAACTATTCTAGAATGGAAAAAGACTAGAAATGGTGATTGGGATTGGTTTGTTTGTGATGTAACAAATATCAAACTTTCTCCAATTGCAAATGTTACATATAAAGAAAATGTAAATGAAATTGATCACAAAAAATTAAAAATAAAATCAGAAATAATGACAGAATCATATTCAATTATGAAAAAATACAATCTATCTGATAATGAAACTCAAAGAATTACCAAAATGATAGTAGATATGATTGATAAAGAATTAGACGAATAAATTTATCTCGTTAATCTAAATTTTAATAAATCACATATTTTTTTAAATAATTCAGGTTCATATGGAAAATCTTTTGAATTTGTTAATTGTAGCATCAATGCTAATTTTTTTTTACAATTAATTGTATCTAATATGATATATTCATCCATCTTTTTAATAATTGTAGGTTTATGAAAAACACCCCAACCACTATAACAATATGTCCTTGATATATAATTTCGTATTAATAAGAAATCAATAATTTTAAGAATATATTCTTTTCTATGTTTATCAAAAGTTTTGTCTTCTAATAAATTTTGTTTAACTGAAATGAGTGACATTTCCTTTTTATGATAATTTAATAAATATATTAATTTATGCTGATCACTTAACATATTTAAATACAAATACAAATATTTATATAAATGAGCGAAATGATTATTAATACATTTAATTTATGTTTATCTATGATTCAAAAAGATTCAGAAGTAGAAAATTGTGAAATTAAATTAAAAAAAAATATAGATTTAATCATTTTTGAAAAAAATATATATTTATTTTCAATTTGTATTTTATGTTTCTCTATTTTTTTTGAGTTAAAAATATTTACAAATACCATTAAGTATTTATATCAATTTTCTTTATATTTAGTTGGATATAATAATAGACATGATGATATTCATAGATTAGAATGTAAATTAGAAAATTTAGAAGAAATGTATCATAATTTAAATCGTAATTTAAATCAAAAAATATCACACCTTAATATTAAATTTTTAGACTATGTTAGTAAAAGAGATCTTGAAACTAAATAACCATATCTTGAATTGTATCATTTAATCTATCAATATCATCTTTTTTATTTACATTATTATCTTCTTCTTCTTCAGGTTCATGATCTGGTGGGGCATCTCTTTCAACTAATTTATATTCAATTAATTGATTTAATGGTAAATGATTTGTAGCATCAACCATATTGATATATTGATGCATTTTATAAATTATTCGAATTGTTTCATTTAAAAATAATAGTCGTTTAATTTCTTCAGGACTTCTTTGACCGTATTCATTCATATCTGTAAATGTATATTGAATATTTGGATGACCTTCTAATGGAACATTAAATTCACCTTCATCATTAATAATATTTCCTTCATTGATACAATGATTAAAAATTACCTTTTCAATATCTTCTTTGATTTCAGTTAACATATCTAACCTTATAATCATTTTTTAATAAATAACTTTAAATTAATTTCAAATTTTATATATTATAATATTATAATGAAAGCGAGAACTATGTGGACTTTGATATTATTTATTGCAATATTAGAAACAATTGGTATGTCTATTATTGAAGATTCAGCAAATAAAAAAAATAACTATTTCATTGTAGGATTAATATTTTATATGATTGTTGGTATCATATTATACCATGTATTAAAAGTAGGTGATTTAGCAATAACAAATGCTTTATGGAATGCAACAACGGTTATATTGGTTTCATTAGTGGGTATTTTTTATTTTAAAGAAAAATTTAGTAAATATCAATATATTGGATTAATATTTGCAATTTTAGCAATTATATTTATGGAAATGGATACATTACTTAAATTATTTCACTAATTCCTCAACTTTTGGATTATGTTTTCATATTTTTGTAATTTTATTTTATCATTTCGAATTGTTGTAGTCATTTTTTCAATAACCATCTGTTGTGCTCGAATTGTTTTTTCTAATTCTTTAACATCTTTTGTTTTTTCTATATCTACTGTATCATCTTTAGGAACAAAAAATTTAGATTCATATATAATATCATTATTATCATCTCTTACTCGAACTGGTACAGACCATATTGATGGACCATTTTGTAATATAATGCGTTCATTACCCATTCTAGAATACTCTCCACCTACAAAGAAACCTTCTGAATTTGTTGATTCTTCTAATGTAATGTATTTAATTTTTGTTTTTGGTGTAAATGTATAAGGCATATCAACTTGTTCATAACCTCGTAATTCTCGTTGAATTGTAGAAATATTTGTAATTCCTTTGACCATATATTATTTATAGAATATCTTTTTATATTAGTATAAGTATGTTAGATATATTACAAAGTATAATGAAATTATCAAATGATAAAAAAGACACATTATTGTATTTCTTAGATGATGATACATGTGATCGAGTTAGAAGATATCAATATATTGAAACAAAAGACTTATATTTAAATGATTCATTAATTTGTATTAATAAATCAACATTAGAAATAGATTTTACAGGAGCGATACATCGTATGAAAGATGATGAAATTATATTAAAATTCAATAATTACAGTCGAACAATTGATCCAGATGATTATCATAAATTTATGAAAAGAAGAAAAGGTGAACGGAATAATCGTAAATTTTTTGAAGAATTATTAAAGAAATTATAATTTATTTGCAACAAATATTTGCACTAATATTATTTATATAATCTACATCTTTCAAATCAGGATGTGTTTCAGGATCTCTATATTTTGCTAATTTTAATCGATTTTCTAAATCGTAATTAAATTCTCTACCAAATTCATCACATGGAAAATCTGTCCCTTCTTCATCTATATCATCACAAAATGTCATACTTAAAAAATCATCTTCATCAGTTAATGTAGTCCTTCTAAATCCTCTTAATCTTAATTCTCTTTCTCTTAATTCATGTTCAAAATCTATGCTATTTGAAAAATCATAGACTATTTTATTTCCTAAATCATCTGGATGTCTGTATTGATGTGGTTCATTAATTAAGATTGAATTTAAATTTCTTTCTTTATCTAAGAAATTTTGTTTTTCACTTTCACTTGGATATGTTATAGCTCTATGATAGTTTTCTATACCATAATAAGCATCCCAACTTTTATTAAATTCATATAAATCTTCATCATCTTTTATATCTACATGAGGACTTTCAAATAAATAATGATGACTATCTTTACCCATATAATCATATATATCTGATAGAAATCCTGGTTTTTTTTCGATTTCTGGAACCGCTTTAATATAATAATTATTTAACATTCCATTACTATTTGACCCATTTAATGGTATATATTGAAAATCATCAATATCAATATCTCCTAGAAAGGGTTCAATATTTTTTGATAAATACATTATATAAATATATATAAGTAATACTAAAACTAATAATTTCATATATAATAAAGAAATATAATTATTCTTCAAAATTTGAATCATCTTCTTCATCATCGCCATCAATGTCTTCAGGGTCTACTTCATCATTATAATCATATCCTTCATCTCCTTCTCCTTCTTTGATTGATATATTTATATCCGTATCTAATTCTTCTGATTCTTCTAGAATTTCTTTGAATTTTTCTTTTCTTTCAGCATCTGTTAAATCTTGATAATCTTTACTATTTAAAAATTCTTGATTTTTCTTAGCTAAATCTTGGAACCAATTTACTGCACCAATAGTTTGTTTTGTTTTATATACAATTTTTTGTTCATTGTCCATACTATCGAATTGACCGAGTAAAACTTGTTTTTCTCTTTCTTTTTGCTGAGCAATTCTCTTTTTTAATTCACCCGATGTATTATTTATATTTATTATCCAGAAAGGATCATTATATTCTTGTATTATATTGATAATAATATCCATCAAAAAACTTGATATCTTTTTATTTTTATCGGATGATTCAGTTATAGTTATTTCTTCTAATGATTGAAATATTTCATTTCCTCCTTTACATTCACTATCTTCATTATCTTCATTTTCAATGTTTATAAATTCTACTATTTTACGTAATATTAATACAAATATATATTTAATTAAATATGAAGCATAGTCTTTTGTAAATAAATTATCTTGCTTACCAACAATTAAATCTATATTTTCTATATATGGTTTTATATAATTATATAATTCTTGGAAATATGGTGCAACTTTTGGATCTAACATATATTTCATAAAACCATTATCACCTTTATTTTTTCTTTTGATAAATATAGAATTATGTAATAAATATTCATTTTCTGAAATAAAATCTCCCATCATATCATGATTATAATCAGATAATTTCCAATCCTTTGGAATATTATTATGAAATGTGCAACCATGTGTACTTTTATTTGTTTGATTTTTAATTCTAGATATCATAAAAATTATATTGTGGATAAAATTATATATGATATTGATATCTAAATCATCTCGATCGATAATATTCATAAATATATCATATAATTTATCAATTTTTAGTAATCTTTTTTGAGCTTCTTTGATTTTATCTGTTGTTCTTATATATTCTATAACAGATCTTAACATAGTTTCTGTACATACAATAACTTTGGTAAAATATTCATCAAATGTCTTTACTAGTTCTTCATATACTCGTGTATTCACTCCTGTATTTTGAATATATGTTTCCGTTTTATCAAATATTTCTTTTAATAATGGTATTTGTTTATATATATCACTATTTAATATTTTACTTAATCTGGATTCTATCAAGATTATATTTTGCCGTTTCATCGCTTCAATATCTAAAATTGTAAATTTGTCATATTTGTGATTTTGAATAAAGAATATTTCTTTGAATGAATTTTGTTTATATAAATTTTTAAAAATCATTTCAAAATTTTCATTGGATGGAATTATATTTTCTTTTTCACATGGATCATATATTCGATCAATTAAAATATGTACAGATATTGGATTTAATATATCTTTAGGTCGTTTCACAATCGCTTTTGTTACATCATCATAACAATAAATATTAAATATATTTCGTATTGGACTATTTTCTTCTAATTTATCAAAAGATATATTTGGTATTACATTATTCGGATTATATGTATAATTTCTTTTAGGATAAGTATTTAATAATTGTAAACTGGTATTTCTAAAAGAAATATGATTAAATATATTTAATGTTTTCACACATTCTCCTTTATTTTTACAATATTTATTGATATCATAAATAATTTTTCTTAATTCTGGAAATGATATTCTATTTCTTTGTTTCCAATCATATTTTCTAAATATACTTTCTAAATATGATTTATCTTCTGACGTATCAAGTAAACGATTGATTAATAATTGCATGTAAAAATTCTTTGTCCCTTCTATCTCCTGATAACCATATAAACTTAGTATAAAATCATAGAATCTTAAAAATGATTTATTGTTTAATAATTCAATGTTTTTAATGTTGACAGATTTATATTTAGTTGTATTAAAAGATTCATCAATATCTTGTAATATTGTAATATTTTCTAAACTATATTTTGTAATATTATTGTTTATTAAATATTGTTTGTTTTCTTCTACACTTTCATTAATAACTTTATTTATATTTTCAATTGTTTTGTTTGTAGGTAATGGTCTGTAAACAGTCCAATATTTATTTAAATATTCATTTTTACTAATACCAATATATTCTTGATAATATTGTATTCTGTCTAAAATTTGTGGACATTTTAGTAAATATTTTACAATATTACTTAATTGATTTATAGGACTTGTTATACTTGGATCTTCTTGTTCGTCTAAAAAGTTACTAGAATATTTCCAAAATATATCTTCTTTATAATTTTCTGATATAGTTTTTATTCTTCCTTGAATCTCTTGTAATACTTTATAGTTTATTTTTGGATCTGTTAAATATTCTGTATCTGATAAATCAATTAATTTTATATTGGATATTTTATAATTTCCAGATATTGATGTTTGAATATATATTAGTATACTTATAAATGAAAATAATAATTTATTTGTTTGAGATATAAATGCATAAATATTCTGATAAGCTTTCTTTCGATCTTTTTTCTCTGCACTTTTTACTTTTGGATGATTCTTAAATATATCTAATGTTTCATATCTATTATCTGAAAAATTTTTATTATCTATTGTATCATATAGTTCTACAATATGTAAAACATCTGATTCTATTAATTTGATACCTATATTACTTGATAAAATTTGAACTATATCAAATATTGATTGTTGATCTTCTGTTAATTCAAGTGATTTTTTATCTTCTATTATTGCTTCTTTTGTAATTGCTTTTCCTTCACTTGTAAATCCTTCAAATGTATTAAATTCTTCAGAATCTAAAAATTGTCCACATACTTTACAATAAATAGATCCATCTACAGCAGGTAATCCATATTTTGTCATCATTTCATCATACATATTTGGATCTTCATCTATTTTAGATGAATATAAACAGTGAGTGCATAATATTTTCTGATTATTAAATTTATTATATAACCATTTGTCATCTTCATGAATGTGTTCTTTTTTTCTTGTAAATTGATCTATAAATTTGCGTAAATAATAATTTTTATATTTTTCATTTAATTGTTTATTTATAAATTCTAATATAGACTCAATTTTTTCTTCTTGTGATAAAGTTTTTGTTTTATATTTTGTTTTTTTATAAATCCCTTTTTCATTTGATTTACGATATGCTTTTTTGTATTTTTCAATATTCTTGTCTATTATATTATTTAATTCAAGTTTAATGTCTGGTTCAATATCTGATATATTTAAATTATAACGAAAAAATAATTTTTCAAAATCTTCATAATTAAAAATATAATTGTAATATTCTTTATAAATAAAATTATCAATTATAGTTTTTTGATCTGGTATATAATTTAATAATAATTTATGAAATGAATCTTTATCAATTGTTTCTTTAATATTAAATTGATAAGTTTTATCGGATTCATAATTTTTTCCAGAATCATATTTTGATAAATATTCCTCTTCTAATTTACAATCAATAATTTCAAAATTATCTTTTAATATTTCATTTATTCTGATTTTTTTAGACTTTATTGTATAATTATGTCTAATTAACATACATTTTTCTGCTAATGAAATAGTATTTGAATCATATGAAAGGGGTAAATCGAGTGTATGATTGTCTGGAAAATAAAGTAAACTTGAAATAATTACACTTGGTGGTCTTTGTAATATTTCTAAGACTGTTTCAGAATCAATTGTATTTGGTACAAGTAATCCTTTATGATTTCTTCTTTCATCAATTTTATATTTTGTTATATTTTCAATTATATTGTCTTTTTTTTTATCCATATCTACACTAGAACATGTATTAGATGTTATACAGTCTCTAAAATAATCATTATTATATTTATTTATTGTATAACCATTTTCTATAGGTATATCAATCGAGGTATTTTGTAATGCTCTATATTCAGAACTATAATAAATATTCATTAAACTTTGATATCTAATTCCTTTTTCATGGGTTAAATCATAAATTTTTTCTAATTCATTTGCAAAATTAACTTTCTTATAATCATCTTCAATAATTGGTTCTTCAATTTTTTCGAAATATAATCTTTTATAATCTTTTGATAAGGGAATTAGCCAATCTGGTATTTTTTCTTTATTTAAAAAATCGATTACATCTGGAAAATGTTGTAATGATTTTTCCTTTGTATCTTTTATCATTGTCATAAATTCTTGAGAGATATCAGAAATAAGATTAATCATATATTTACTATTTTGTACATCCATTGAAACAATTAAAGATGATATAAGGTCTTCTTTTTTATCAACATCGCTATATATTTTTTTTATGGCTTCAACTGTTTGTATTTCAGGGAAAGTATCTTTTGTGATTAAATCATTTGTAATATCATCTAGTTCTTTTATATCAAATTCTATTACTTTTACAATATCGATTATTTCATAATCTGATGTATTAAGTAATATTTGTTCTTCTTCATTCATCTCTAAAATATAATCATCATTGTCAATTGATAATAATATTTTGCTTTCATCAATTTCAATACTTTTAATCTTAGCAAATACCTCACCTTGTTTTTGAAAATAAATTATAAATTCATCATCTATAGAAAAAGGTTTATCATAAATAGAAATAATATTCTCTTCTATATTTTCTTCATATTCTTCATCAGTATCTGTCATTATAATTAATTAGATTTTTAATTACTTAAAATTAAAACTTATTATATAATTAATATAATGGAATTACAAAATTATATCTCTGAGAACAGTGATTATGATAAAACTCTTAAAGAAAAGGGTTTTATTGTAAAAAATTTTAATAAATACAATTTAAAATTAATAAAATATCCTTATGACAGAAATGTTGATACAAATACTTTTGAGCGATATCTTAAAGGTTGTATTGTAGACACAAAGACAAATAAAGTTGTTATGATTCCACCGATTAAATCTGACAATCTTATTAATTATAATATGTGTGTAAATGGTGCAGTAATTCAAGAACTATTTGATGGAACAATGATTAATTTATTTTATCATAATGATGAATGGCTACATTCAACAAGAAGTGATATTAATCTTAATAATAAATGGACAAAGAAATCATTTAAAAAGATGTTTGAAGAATGTCATGGTGGAAAATTAGACTATGATAAATTAAATAAAAATTATACATATTCATTTGTAATGCAACATACTGAAAATAGAAATATTTCTGTTGTAAATGTAAATCATATTATTCTAGTAGAAGTGAGGAATCGTGAAACTTTTGATTTTGTTGATTTAAGTGAATTTGTAAATATGGAATATAATGGTTATCATATTGTAGAAAATTATGTTGTTACAAATCTAAATGATTATATCGTTCAACTTAGTAATTTTACAAGTAGTGATCATGGTAGATTTAATTATAAAGGTTTTACAGTAAAGAAAGATGGAAAAAGGTATAATTATATTAATCCAGAATTTGAAATGGTAAAGACTCTAAAAGTAAATTCAAATAATCCACTATTTAATTATTGTAGTCTACGTAAACAAAATAAACTTAGTGTATTTCTATATTATTTTTATGAATATAATAATCAATTTGCAAGATATAATACAGTAGTCGATATATTTACGAAAGAACTATATGATACATATGTAAAAGTAAATATTAAAAAAGAATTAGATAAAAAAGATGTACCATTTCAACTAAAACCATTAGTGTATGAACTACATGGTATTTATTTAGAGCATAAAGCGAAAATTAATTTATCAAAAGTGAATGATTATATCAATAGTCTAGAACCAGATAGACTTACATTCATTCTGAAATATTATCTATAGTTTCTTTGATGCTTCACGTTTCATAATATCAAGTATATCAATTAAATCTTTACAAACTTTCATAAAGAATTCTGCAATATATGTTTTCTTTTGTTTTTCTGTATAATCAGTTGGTTTAATCATTACATTAAAGATGATTAAATCTGTTAATGGGTGAGGTTTTTTATATCCAGATACTTGAACAACAGATGAACCAGTAATAAATTTATTTACCATATGTGCTTGAATCATATTTCCAGTGGTATCATCTTCTTTTGCCATAATGATTTGATAAGTCATTTCATTTTTTAAGCGATCAAATGAAAATAGTGATTCTTCAGGATCAGATACCATTGTTTTTAAATTTTCGATAATATGAATTAAACGATTATCAAGTATGTCTAATGATTGTAAATATACTTCTTTACAAGTTTTTACATGATTTGATGTAATACTAAAATTATACCAATATGGTTCATTGATTACATCACGATAATAATATCTTTCACCTTCTTTTAATTCTAAACTTTTACGATAAGATGCAACATCACCTCCTTTAATTTTATTTATTTTAATATTATCTTGAACAACTTTATCAAATACTTTTTTATTATGTTTAAATGAATATACAACTTTTGATAAATTATTAAACCTAGCATGTTGTCTAGAAGTTCCTAATGATGGTGAACAATAGATATCTAATTCTTGAATATCATCATCTGATCCTGTAAGTTTAAGTTCAGTTAATAGAAAATAACTTGATTTACCATTAAATTTAAAAGGTCTAAAAATCTTTTCTTTTTTATTATCTGATAAAGGTTTATCTAAATCATAATATTCGGTTGAAATATTATTTAATTTAAGTAAAATATTTTCTTCATCTGAAATATAATCAAGTTTTAGTTGTTCTTCAATTTTTTGTTTGATTTCATTTTTTAATTCATAAATTTCAAAATCATTTGCATATATACTTTTAACAGGTTCATCTTTATTCTCAACTTTGAGATGAAATAAATATTTTTTATAATATCCTTCAGGTTCAATATACAAAGGAATTAAAGAGATTCTATGTTTCATGAATTCATTGTGTAAAGCAGAATTATTAGTTTTTATAATAATATCTTCAGGATTAAATGCTACTGTATCTATATCAGTGAGTAATGTTCTACGAATAGCATTAATAATAGTTTTGTTTAAACCATATTCATTATTGCCACTAATTTCAAAATCTAAATTATTTTTCTTTTCATCTACTTTTAGATATTTAACTGAAAAATCTTTGCTAGTCATTTTTATTTATAATAATATTTAAATTATATAATTCAAATTATGTTTAAATTAATACAATATTATATTGAATGATAAATAAATGAGTGAAACTATTTATATAAGTAGAAAGTGTGAATATTGTCACGAATTATTAATTTTATTACATCAAAATCGTGATACTCTTAAATTTCCAGTAGTAGATGTTCATAAAAGTCCTTATCCTAAGGCAGTAACAAGTGTTCCTTGTATGGTTATTGATGATAAAGTATTACCTGGAGAAGAATTATTTAAATTCATTAATTATTTAATAAGTCAAAATAGTAAACCCAAAGAAGTTAAACGAGAAAATGATTTAATGCCAAGAGATAATCCTAAAGATTTTAATGAACCTATTATGCAGAATGGCCAAAGGCCTAATAATACAGGTCAGATACCTATATCAAACGCAGGTCAAGGACCAATGGCAAATGCAGGTCCAATGCATAATGGAAATCCACTAAGTTTAAATCAATCAAGTCAACAAAAAAATTTAAATGTTCCAGGGAATATGAAAGATGACATGGTTAAACAAAATGAACCTAACCCCAATATTGATGAAGACGAAATGTTCCCTGGTTTTTGTGTTGGCGGTGTATGTGAATTAGGTTTTAGTAGTTTAGAAGATGAAAAAGATATTACTATGGATAATACATTTGAAATATTAGATAGTAGTGGAGATATAGAACCACAGATGGATGAAGGAAATACAAAAAGTGAAAAAGCAAAACTAATGGATGATGATTATTCAAGAATGATGAAAGAAAGGGGAAATGATTTATCAATGAAAGTAAATTAATATTATTTTTTTTATGCGGTAATTACTTAAATAAAAACTATTTTATATATTAAAATGGAAAATATTAATGAAAAGATCCTTGAATTATTCAAAACAATGATTAATGATATTATGGAAGTATATCCAGAAGAAAAAGGCAATATTTATGAAAAATATGAGAGTATTATGAATTTAGATACATTAAATATTGATGAATGTGAATTAATGCAAGATTTTATGGAGAGAATTAATAAGAATAGTACTAAAATTACAAATAAAGATATAGAAGTTATTCAGGATGATTTTATTGACGGTATTCCTCTAAAAAAGATTTGGGGATCAGATATAAGTGATTCGACTAAAAATAATATTTGGAAATATTTACAAACATTTTGTATTATTAATATTAATTTAAATTCAAGTAAAGAATTACAACAATTATTAAATGGTGAAACAAAAGAAATTGATCGTGAAAATCGTAAAGATGTCAAAGATTTAAAAAAGATTAAGAAACTTAAGGAAAGTATTGATGAAATTAACACAGAAAATCAAGTAAAAAATCAATCTGATCCGAATCAAATGAATAATATTTTTGAAAATACAGGGATTGGACAATTAGCAAAAGAAATTGCTGAAGGATTAGATTTTGAAGAAATGTTAGGAAATGTTGAAGGAAATTCAGATTTAGAAGGAGATACAGATCAAAGTATGGAAAGTGTAATGCAGAATATTATGAATCCAGGTAATTTTATGAATCTATTTTCAAATATTAATGAGAAAGTTCAAGAAAAAATATCAACCGGGTCATTAAATGAAGAAATGTTAACGGGTGAAGCACAGAATTTATATGGAAACTTTCAAAATAATCCAATGTTTCAAAGTATGATGAATAATCCTGAATTAAAGAAATTTCAAGAACAGATGAATCAGCAAGCGGAGCAGCAGGGGCAGGAGCAGGGGGATAAGCCAGAGCAGTCTGATAATACGGATAAAGATGCAGTTCAAGAAGCAAAGAAAAATAAAGAAGTTAGAGTTGAAAAATTAGATCATACAGAACCAGTTGTTCCTAAGAATAAGACTCAAGAAAGATTACAGAAGAAATTAGCAAAGAGAAAAGAAGAAAAGAAAATTAAGTTAAATACTGAACAGAAGAAAACTGATAAAACGGATAATATTATTGTTGAAAAAACTGAATAATTAAGTAAAAATATATATATATATATTATAAAATGGTTGAATTGAAAATGGAACACGTTCTAATCCTTGTAATTGTAGTATTCATTTTACACTCTGTAGGTAGATGTAATTGTTTTAATGGCAATAGTTTTAGTGTTAGTGGTGATAAAGATAACCAGGTTTCTAGAGATGATCCCCCTATTTTTCCTACAGGTGAATTTCCTTTAAATCCTATATGTTATGGCGCTCTTCTGGACAATATATATACAAAAAATAAAAATGTATTAGGATGTCAATCAAGTGATCCTAGATGTAGATGGGATTATGATTATATTAATCCAGAATCTGGAGGCCACTGGGAGGATGGTTATTATGGTGCATGTAGAATGTTATGTAATGAAAAATTAGTAGAATCTTGTACAGATGCAAAAACTAAAGATGAGTGTGCTATAAGTAGAACGGACTATTATCAGGACAACGATAACCACGGCGACGTTAATTGTGATTGGCAAGGTTCAAGTTGCGGTTCAGTCGGGGCTAAGTTTAGGAGTTATGATTGTATGACTATCGATGAATATAAAGACATGATAGACAAATATGTACCTAAATGTGCAACAGATAGTTGGGCCCCATTACATTTTTATCAGAATAAGTCGGGAGAAAAATATTGTGAGTGTCCAATAAAATTCAACAAGCAGACAGAATTGATACAAGATGATACCATAGATCCGGATACCAAAAAACAAAAAGATTTATGGAGGTGTATACTACCAGAAAAATAAATCTAATATAATTCTGTTAAAAACTGAATAATTAATATATTTATTTAATATATATGTCAACTCCATTTTGGTTCAAGGATATTTCCATACTTTACAATAAAAACTATTTATTAGAAATCATACCTAAGAAAGAATATGATTTTAATAGAAAATTAAATGCTGTTGTAAGATTTACACTATATTATGCAATTTTATTATATATTTTTAGAAAAGATAAAAATATTTTATGTTTACCATTTATTACAATAGTAATTACAGTATTTTTACATCGAACAAATAGAAAGGAAGGTCAAGACAACGCAATGGATAATTTAATGAATGTTACAGATAAAACTAAGTTAGAAGAAATAGATTTAATGATAGATGAAATAAATACTGATGTATTTAGAGAACCTAGTATAGATAATCCAATGATGAATCAAAATGTATTTGAATTGTATGATGATAAAAAGGCGGTTCCAACCTATAATAATCCGGGTGTTAAAAGAGTAGTTGAAGAAACATTAGATTCTCAAATTTTTAAAGATTCAAATGATTTATTTAATCGTAGAAATTCACAAAGACAATGGTATACAATGCCAAACACTGAATCGATGAATCGGCAGACAGAATTTGCTAAATGGTGTCATGCTACTCCACCAACATGTAAAGAAGGTAATGGATTACAATGTGCGAATGATATACCAACTAGATATGGTATTGGAAAAGGTGGTAATACTCCTTCACCTTAATTTATATTTTTAAGTATACATTAATTAAAATTTTATTCTATAAAAATAAAATATATTCAATAAATATAATGCCTGATATTTTAGATTATAGTCCAAATGTAAAAGTAGAAACCGAAGGTAATTTTGTTGGAACTGGTGATCCTAAATTACACAATTTAAATAATATCAATAATGATGATTACAATCAAAAATTAAGTACAGCTCAATCGATGAGTGTTGGTGCATATGAATTAGCTAATTTTATTCCAAATGATTGTGGTCAGAAAAAAGCAAGAGATATTCAAACAAGTCAAGTAGGTATTAATTTTGGAGCAGGTCATGAAGGTGGTAAAAATGGATGTTTAATGGATACAAATAATAATTTAAAGTTTGAAGAATTAACAAATAAAAATTATATTAATCAATTATTTGAAAGATTAACATTAACAACACCATATATTCGTGGATTATATGATGTAGATGTAGAATCTGTATTACAACCTGGTGAAAAATCTGATATTAAGAGACCTTGTAATACTTTAGCTGGTAAATCTTTATTAACTCATTATTATACTCCTATGGTTCCTAAATTAAAGAAAGAAGTTCAAAATACAGAACATATTATCCCTGAAGATAGTGATAAAACATGGGTAAGAGGTGGATTACCAAGTAGACAAATTATGCGTAATATTGATTACGAAAAAAGGTGTGAAGTATAAATTTATTTTTTAAGTATAAATCCTATTTTATGAAAATTATAATATTTTAAATATTATAATGGTAAAAACTATTGATAATAAATTCGCAGTACTCGTAATTATAATAATTGTAGTAGGATTATTCTTACATTATGAAAAGGGTAGATTTGATTTATTTACTGTTGGAGGTAAACGAAGACCTCATGGAAGATGGAATCATCCTTCTCATCATCATCATTATAATAGATATAGAAATGTATACCATCCTTGGGTCCATAGTTCTATTTTTTCCCATGAACCAACTATATATGAAAAACATAATAAATTAAAGCAAGATTATGATACATTAAAAACGCATCATGATAGCGGAGTACATGAACACAGAGATCAATGCACTGAATCTACCGGTTGTGATGATGATAGATTACATACTGGTGGGAAACCCCATTCAGCAACAGTCTATTCTGTTTAAATTAATATATTTAATAAATATATAATGTCAAGTTTTTGTAATATAGATTTCAAAGTACAGAACAATCGCGCCAATAGTGTAATTGATATGGCAAAGCATTTAGAAAGTGGAATATCTACAAAACCAATTCAAAATGATTTAAACTCTAAGTTAAATGTTGATATTTTTGATGAATATTTTAATGATAAAACAATAGATATGAAAGTCAAGCAAAAAGATAGCGTTGAGTTTGAAAATAAGAAGATATTAAATGTAGAAACAGAAAAATGGGCTTACTCTGTTGAACCTGATAAAACTATAAGAGGTGCTGGATTAAATAGATGGTATAATTTATATAAAAATCCTCAAGATAATTGTATTGAAAGTTTCCCAAGGATTGGTATGAATAGTGTATTAGACGTTTTAGATAATCATAAACCGTGTAAAGTTACACAAGAAATGTTAGATGGTTTTGGAGTTTAATTAAAATTTTTATTTAAATAATTATTTATTTTATAATATAATATAATATAATATAATGCAAAGTGGAGGAGATTTTAGTGATTTTTTAAGTAAGATTCGACAGAATCCAAAAGGGACAATATTATTTTCATCAATATTTATAATTGTATTAATATTTATTTTATATTTTATATTTTCGGAAGATGATACATCTACACCTGCTCCTACACCTGATCCAACACCAGAACCAACTTCTACCCCGGAACCTGCTTCTAGACCTGGGAAGTGTTCAAGTAATCCATGTTTAAATAATGCTAAATGTATAGATGTTGATGAGAATAATTATATATGTGCGTGTCCATCTGGATACAGTGGTATAAATTGTGAAGACCGAGCAAGCAGTGCAAGTAGAGAAATAGATATGACTGTATTTCAAGAAAGAGGTAGAGGAAGACCAGGACCACCAGGACCACCGGGACCACCAACAAAATATTATAAATGTGATGGTGCTAATTGTATAGTAGATACTAGTGGTGGCACAGAATATACAACTGATACTTGTGATGGAAAATGTGTAGCACCTACATA